TTATCTATAAAAATCATGACCAATACTATCAGTCATAATGTAATCAAGTGTCTTAAAAAATCCGGTCGCATTCTTTGTAAAATACAAAGCCCCATTCGTAGTATCTTCAAAAATAAAAGCATATTCACATGCTAATTTTGTCTCTTCTGAAACTTCTATCTTCCAAAAACGTCCATCTGAAACAGGTGAAAATTGTGTGACCTTTGAGTTTTTCTGAAACACAATATCAGAAATTGTATCCGGAAAATCTTCTGAATCAACTCGATTAAACACTACGTTTGCTACATTTACCTTATTATCAAAATCACCTGCTGTAGCTTCAGCTTCTACTATTCTCCAAAGTATAGCGATCTCTTCTTCTGTATAATAATCGTAGATTGTTTCGGGTGCATCTAAAACATCATTGTTGTTAAATACTAGTTCTTTGTATGCAAGATACCTTTCAAGACTATCTTCAATATTATTAATCTCTTCTAGTTCTATCCCTAAGTTTAATCTCTTTTGTTCTTTATTCTGTTCAATTATTTTAGTTATTTGATTCTGTATTTCTGCTTGGTTATTTGTTAATGTGTCTATGTAATTTGATATTCCAGCCGCCCTTGCGGGGGCGACCATGAACATACTTACAAGTAATGACACGCCTAGTAATTTTGTAAATTTTGTCATTCATACTCCTTGTAATTTTATTAATTTGTACTGCCTAAACAGTTTGTGCCTCTTTCAGATTTAATAGCTAATAATTTTTCATAGGGGATTTCTTTTTTGTTCATCTTAATTACTTCGTGGACAATTCCTTGTGCAATAGCTTTAGAATATGAGTAAATTATGTCTTTGTTTAATAATTCATAATCACTTAGTTTTGAAATAATAATATTGACATTGTTTACGTTTGAAATTGGAATAAACCATTCTCCACGATACGAACTGTCAATGACACCTGCTGATTTTTTAATTCCTTTACTTCCAGTGGATCCTCTTTCTTCTATTTGAATATATTTAGATGGATGCATCGCACTAGCAATTCCAGTTGGAATCATAACCGTTGAATGAGGTGGAATGACCATATAATCCTCTTCAAAACAAGCAAAAATATCATAGCCGGCGTCTTCATCTTTCTTAGTTGGAATGATTGCATCGGGTTTCACTTTTGAAAATATTAAATCATTTTCATTTAATTGCATTTAGTTTTCTCCTTTGTTTTCTTATTTCTAACTCTAATCAAAATATTGCTATTGTCCTTATATGCTTTCTCTATTTCTTCTTGCGAAAAAGTTGGGAAATCTCTTTTAGCCCTTGACACAAAATCTTCTTTGTCAGTAGCTAGAATAAACAGCTTATAGAAGTATTCTCTTTTTGTTCTTTCAATTTCACTGTCAGCAAATGCTATATAATCTTCTTTTGTTTTAAAGTACTTTTTCATAATCACGACATATTTCTCCTTTTAGAAATCCTAAATAATTATTCCAAGTTTTATCGCCCAAACTATGAATGTAATCTTTTCCCTTGATACATTTTTTGCTCATATCCAACTTAATATCATCCAAAGTTTTTGATTTGTTTGTCAGTGATTTGATAAAATCATTCGTGTATGTGCTTAACTTTAATATGTCTGTCGAGGGAATTTTCGTGGTTATTTCTTTATACGCTGACAAATCCTCACTCGACATTTCATATTTGATTTTGCGTAGATTCTTTGTAGAAAAAGGTGAACGTCCAGAGGTACTTTGTTTCGGTTTCAAAAATGGTTCAAGCACTGAAAAATTCTTAGAATGAAATTTAAACAGTATTTCTGAGTCTGTTTCTTCTATATTGAATATTGTTTTATTTTCATTTAATGCATGATAAAAATTGTCATAATCGTAAATCTGTCTCATATTGACTTCACCGTTTTTATTCGTATACTCTTCCTGATATATGTACTTCTCAACATCAACTTGTACAATTTCAGCTATTGCTTTCAGTATATTTCTACCTCTACCCAGTGACGGAATATATGCTTGTAAAATTCCATGACCATAACTAAATATTCTCATTTTATTCTGACATTCGATATACACGTCATAATCTGATAACTCACCCTTCAACCCACGAGGAAATTGATTAAGCTGCAAGTCATATTCTGTTTTTAATTTATATTTTTGCTTATAATTATCAATCAAATAATTGCTCGTTGTAATTCACATCCTTATCTAAACAGATCTGTTTCTGCTAATTGCTTCTTCATAGTAATAAACGCTCTTAATAATTCAAGTCGTTTTGGATTGTTAGTATCTTTCTCAATTTCAGCTTGAAGATTGTCAATTTCATCTGCTGTCATATACTCAAAACTTTCTATATCTGAAAGTGAAAAGTTATTTTTATTCATTAGTAATTTCCTATACTCATATACGTTTGGCATTTACTTTATCACCCTCAACTTCCTAATCTAATTTGCTGGAATAGCTTTTCTTGCACATCATCAAGTTTATTTCCCTCTATTCTCAATCTATTCCATAATTTATGTTTCTTACTTTTTATTAAAACACTGAACACCCTATCATAAAAAAGATATTCACTTGCAAGATTACCATCAGTTACTCTTTGCATTGTTAGTTAATCCTCCTCACTTTTGACTGTGATAATATTCATCATCTCTAGTTTTGACAGTTCCTTTTGTATATTTCTCTCAATAGTATTCAGAACTTTATTGTTCTTATTGCCGTCTTTGTTGTAATATGCTGAATGTAAAGTATTATCCTTATTAATAACCGTATATCCAAAAAACTTGTCTGAAATGTTGATAGTAAACGATAAAAAAATAAGTGGAATTTTCTTATTGTGCTTATCTTTATATAAGTAAATAGGAACAATGCATTTATCTTCTACGCCGCTATATTTGAAGCCATAACTCTTTAAAGCACTTATTTCTGCATTATTATTTAATATGTATCTCTTCATGCACTATTCCTCGCTTTTCTGATTATCGTCTATATTATCCTCGTTGTTCCAATTAGATGAAGCGGATTTGCATAGTGTAGATATAATAATGCCCATAAATATACCCATTAGCAGACACGCTAAATTTGCAATTATGTATCCCATAGCATCACTTCTCCTTTCTTCAATGATTGTTGAACGTCAATTAGACGTTGGTTACTACTTCCTCGAAATTTTAATGTTAAGTCTCTGAGTTCATCAACATATCGACCATCAACTAATACATCACACATAGATATAATTCTCTTTCTAATTTCACAATCCTGTAAATATTTTTCTATCTCTTCGTCTGACTGCTCAGTGAACGATGGTTCAAATATTTCTTCCCAATAAAATCCCGTATATAACCAGATATTTTTCTTTGGATATGAAATATGGAATTCGTTTACCAAATCTAATACACCGCGAAGGTTATTATCATGGAGGGGATCACCACCGGTAAAAGTGATCCCCGATATGTAATCTTTTGATAATTGCTCAAATAATTCATTATGAGCCGCTTGGTCAAATACTATCCCACTATTCGGATTCCAGGTTTGAGGATTTTGGCATCCTGGACAGTTATGTGAACAAGAGGATAGCCATATGACAACACGAAGTCCGTTTCCTGAAATAGCACTCTCTTTTTCAATTTTTATGTAATTCATTTAAATAACCTCATCGTAATCTGCCACCACATCATCACAAGTAAACCCATAACGCTGCTCTGCCTCTTTTCTAACCTTGATTGCATCATTTATATCAGAATAGTCTCCAAGAAAGATAGTCTTATAATTTACTGTTATGTATGCCGTCCACATATTTTTATCTTTAGTAAAACTAACACCTGTCTTTCCAGAACTGTTGGCTTTACTAATTCCTCTGTTTCTGCTATTACTCATATTATCTTTTAATAAAATATTGCATTTTCTATTATCATTAGTATCTCTTGATAAATGGTCTGGCACCAAATTTTTATCATATTCACCATATTTCAATTCAGCTATTACTTGATGAATCATAAGTACCGATTTGGTATATTTATCATCAATTTTAACATTTGTAATCCAGTATCCTTTAGTGTTATCTCCACGTTTACAAATCTTTCTCCAATACCAATTTTTAACAGTGTCATAATCTTCTTTATCAACCAAACATCTGTTGTCTCCATCGATCAGTGAAATAAATCCATCACCATTATCAATAATCTGATTATACTTGGTTGAATATTTTTTATTTCGTTTTATTATTTGCTCTGAAGCATAACACCCACAAGACTGGGTATGTCCAGATTTTAATTGGTAGCCCACCACACTAGAATAATCAGGGTTTCTACAGTCACATTTACATATCCAGTGTGCATTGCCTCTCTTTTTCTCATCTTCTATTTCTTGTTTGTCTCTTTCAATGTCTCTTGCAATCACTGTGAGCCTACCGAACTTTTGACCAGTTAAATCTTCTACAATTAGAGGATTATTAAATCTTGAACAGCCACAGGATTTAACATGTCCACTTTTAATACTATTAAATCTATGTGTTCTTTTGTTTCCACATACACACTCTAAATCGAAAAATATACCATATCGTTTACCTTCGTTATAATTTTGCTCGGTAATTTTGTAATTAATGTTCTTTACTATAAAATTACCATATTTATTACCAATTTCTTTTTCTGCCTTCTCATACATGTGTTTACGGAATGTTTCTGTTCTTTTTCTTTTTGTATCTTCATTTAAAATTCTTATAAAGTACCACCTCATTAAATGTTAGTAGAGATTAATTTAATAACCTCTCCAACATTTAATTCTCTAAATACTTTAGAACTTTTCGTGTTTTACTCGCATTTCAACTTCCTGTTGTTTACCTTCGTTAAAAGCTGATTTGTAGTCGCCGGTTAAATATCCAGTCACACGTCTTAGTCTACGGATTTCACCACTTCCACACATAGGGCAAGCTTTGTCAATATCATCACAATATCCACAATTGGTACACATATCATTAGGAACATTTAAAGCAAAATACGGAATATCCTTATCCATTGCATAATTCACAATTGCTTCAATTGCTTCTATATTATTTTTAACGCTACCTTCTAATTCAACATATGTTATGCAGCCAGCCGAGCTATATCCAGTTAATTGTGATTCAATGTCGATTTTTTTCATTGGTGTCATATTAATCCACACTGGAACATGTATGCTATTTGTAAAAAATTCCTTATCAGACACATTTTTAATGACACCATATTTTTCTTTAAATTTTTTCATGGCTGTAAAACAAAGATTTTCTGCCGGTGTATAATACACTCCAAAATTTAATTGATATTCATTTTTAAATTCTGCACATCTATCCTTGAATAGTTGTTCTATTCTTTTCGCTAAAACCATTCCATTGCCTGTTGTGTGGTCGCACCCAATTAAAATTTGCAAAGTATCTGCCAATCCTAATTGTCCTAAAGCCAATGTTCCATGTTTGAGTGCACTCACTATTCCCTCTTCTGGTATATATCCTTCCATAACGCCATTTTCGTACATGAATTTTGCAGATTCTGATGACTGACTGCAAATCCATTCAAATCGCTCTATCAACATATCTTTTGCTTCATAAATCTTTTTATCTAGCAACTCCATAAATTTTTCTACATCTTTGGTTTCCATTGCCAATGTTGGTAGTATGATGGTAACGGGACAAATATTTCCACGTCCATCTTTTAACTGACCTAAACCATTAATATCAAAACCGTTTGCTGTTCTGCACATCTCATTATTACTAATGATACTGACTATATGTTCTCTCCGAAGGCACTACTCTTCATCAACAAGCCGACTGCTCTGAATTGGTGCTTATCTCCAACCCTCTTGTGGTACACTCATCCCACCTTAGTCGATACACACTTCCTATATAAATAGGTTTGGCACGGTACTCATCTTATGTCATAGAATCTCTTCTCAATAAGACCTATCCGTTAGCAGCTTATTCAGCCACACCCTCGAAGCAAGGTTCAATCGGTTTTACATGGGCTGCATTTACACTTACCCATAGTGCTAAAATATGTTTTGGGGTCATTTTTGTCGTATCCTTCATTACCAGACCAATCAACGTTAGCATAGTTTGGATATAATCTTTGTGCTGTTGACCTTAATGCTAATCTGTACAAATCGTAATTAGGATCTTCCGGTTTACGATTGACACCGTTCATACACTGGAAAATACCACACGGAAAAATTGAAGTTTTGTGTAGTTTTCCAATTCCCTTAATCGAAATTTCTAATAGTGCTCTAGTCACCATTCTTCCTTCTGGCTCCGTGCAAGTTCCATAATTTATAGAGGTAAATGGTAATTGATTTCCTGATCTTGATTGTAATGTATTTAGGTTGTGATACATACCTTCTACTGCCTGATATACTTCTTTTTCTGTTTTATCAATTGCATATTGGTATGCCTTTTTATGGAATTTAAAACCATCGTTCTCTATAGAATAACCTTCCATGGTCTCATAATTTAAATAATTTGATTCTTCAACATATTTCAAACCATCTTTAAAATGTTTATAAAAGCTTTTTCTTACATAAGGAACCATCGTCCAGTCCAAATGAGTTGCCGAGACACCTCCAAACTGGTTCAGGGATTGCAATTGAAATATAACCGCAATTAATTGAAAAGCTGTGCTAACAGATTGAGCCGGTCTAACATCTGTTTGTCTTGTATTAAATCCATTTAGTAGTAATTTATCAAATGGAATAGACAGACAATTATGAGAACCAACCGCATAGCTATTGAGATCATGAATATAAATCTCATTATTTAAGTGGTTATTTTTAGCCATTTCAGACACACAATTATCAAGTGCATATTTCTTTAAAACCGCATCGCTTGCTTCTCCTACGCGTCCTCCAAATGATTTTTCGTCTACATTTGCATTCTGATTTTGTACATTTGATGCTTGCAGTTTTTCTGAAATATCTTTCATTAGTTGCATGTTTTTCTCTCTTGTTTTGGTTCTTTCATTTCTATATAAAATAAAAACTTTAGCAACATCCTTACGTTTCCCTGTCATTAATTGTTCTTCGACAATATCCTGTATTTCTTCTACTTTTAATGGTTTTTGAAGCCCCTCTATGTAATTGGTGATGTTAGTAGCTTTTCTTTTTGCTTCTGATGTTAATTCTCCATCAACTTCACTAAACGCTTTTAATACGGCTTGAACTATCTTGTCTTTATCAAACTCTACTTTGCGTCCATCTCTCTTAATAACTCTCAATAAACCACACTCCTTTATAAATCCTTTATCTTTACCTTTAGTTCCTCTAATTTCTTATACTTCTCCGACTCATACTTCGTATGGTCTTTAATAATCATATGAGTCTGTTCATTGCAAATCAGCTCAATAATTAACTTCTTATCTTCCTTAGAAATCTGCTCGATTTCCTTGTCTGCAATTATTTCAATCATTTTTATCTACCTTTTCAAATTTCCTTGTCCGCAATCTCTAGTATTCAAAGTCCAGTTAATCACTGTATCATCAGCGTTAGCGTGTGATTTACTTCTTTTTATATTAGAGATTACACATTCTCTTCCGTCTATTGTCACTGTTAAAAATCCGTCTGGTTTGGATAATAATTCTCTAGCCAGTAAGTGACTTGTACTAATTAAATCTATCGTAATAAAAATCCTCCAATTTCTTTTTTAACAATAATATTTTGTAATATGTATCATCGCTTCTTCTAAAGCAAATTCACCTGTTTCTATTCTGTTAATACAACACTCAATCCAAGGATGTATTAATTTAGTTAATTCTTTACCTTCGACATCATCTGTAATAAAACCAATGATTGGTATTCCACTTCTATATGCTTCATATACTTCGAAGCAAGTACCAACAGATTTTCTTATATCTGCTAGGTTTACTAAAATTAAGTCTGCGTTTCTAACTTTGTGCAGATCAAATCTAAAAACTTCCATATCAGTTTTGTGATAATTTCTGCCATATTCATAATACCTAGTAGGATTAATAATATCGGCAATTCCATCACGTAAAAAATAGTCCTCAACTTGCTTTCTCCATTCTCTTGCTACATCCGTGCCTTCGTATATCTCCATAGCACCAGCTAAATATATAGATTTACTCATTGTTCCTCCGCTTTATCTTTGCAATTCCAATCTTTATCAGGGTTGTACCTCCGTCTCAAAATCAACACATTCCACGGAGTGTTTGCATTATGTCTAAGACACTCCGTATGTGGACACTTTCGTAGACTACAATATATAAATTCTTGAGTGACTTCCTTTTCTTTAGACATTAATATCATTCTCTATTTCAAAAATCCTTCTGTCCAAATACCATTTTGCTTTCTTTAAATCTTCAATTGCCTTTTCTTTATCCGATTTATCAGCACTATGTTTCCTGCCTGCTCTTGATATGTATTTAATTACATTCCCCAAACAAAAACCAAGCTGCTTATCCTCTATATATTCTATAACTTCGATTTTTGTATCTGTATAATGAGAGGGACTATTTACTACATCATAATTTTTTTCTGTTTGACATATTTTAATATCTTGTGGATCTCTATCATTCATATCTTTCCAACTCACTGCATCTAATATGTCTAACTCCTCTTTGGTCATTCGTAACAGTCCTCCATTCCCAGCATCAATTCTTTAAATCTAGGTAATTCTTCAATCCATTTGCAAAAAACTTTCCATTCAGGCAATCTATGATGTCTTCTTTGATGATAAATTGTCTTCAATTGACAATAGTTTGTTGTCATTCCCGCTGTTAGTTGAAATCCAGATGGAATATTGTAAAGAACTTTTAAGTAAGCTTCTTTAGCTTCATCGGTAGACTTGTCCTCGATATTGTTGTAATCATTAACCAATGTCTGTAAACGCTCAACAATAAATTCGTCTACATATCTATTGCATTGCTGTTTGATATCAAATTGGGTAATCTTATGCATTGTTGACTGTGAACTTATAAACTCAAGCCAGTGATACCGTTGAGCCTCTGTCCAAAACTTATTCGAAGCTGTCAAATTAAATTGAACAATTATTCCGTGTGTGAACTGGTCGTGACCTGTACCCGGTTTACAACTCGAAAGTTTTGCTGTGTTCTTTCCCAAATATTCATCACACTTACTTACATCTGTTGCCATCGGAAATTTACTTACGCTAATTGCATTTTCAATACCATATACTCTTGTATTCTCAATTTTCAATTATTTAAAGTCCTCCATTTCTTCTATAAAACGTGTGTATTCTTCAATGTTGTCTGAAATAATCCTTACACTCAGTTCTCTTCTAAGATCTAAACTCATAACTGATAAAAGAGATTTGGCATCAAGTGTACGACTACCACAGGCAACATCAACATCACTAATAAATGTATTGACAACACTAACCAATTTGCTTGCTTTGTCTACATTTCCGTGAAGATTAATTTTAATCGCATTTTCTGTATTCAGTTTTTATCTCCTTACATTTGATGGAATTTATAGTTATGTTACATATGTATAATTCTCTATTTCGATGCGCCAACACCTCAATAGATTTAATTATTAATCATTGATAAAAATTCTTCTTCTGTAATAATTGGGATACTTAATTCTTTTGACTTCTTATTTTTCGAAGAATTGCTTGTTTTTTCGTTATTTATCAAGTAGTCAGTCTTAGCACTCACAGATCCAGATACCTTACCACCTAAATTTTCAATTCTATCCTTCAATTCATCTCTATTCTTAAAGTGGTTAACGCTACCCGTAATCACAAATGTCTTTCCTTCCAAAATATTCATACCATAATTTTGAGCGTTTTGTTTGGGTATTTCAAAGATAAAATTTGTTGCCAATTCTTTTATCCACAAGCAATTATGTCTACCAAAACTATTGATACTTTCATTCATAGTAGCACCAAAATCGCCAAGTGCAGTCCAATTGTAACCGTTAATTAACTTATCATAAAAATCTGTAATATCTCCGTTTACGTGTTTAAAAATAGCTTTACTCGCCGTTTTACCAATAAGTGGAATAGAAAGTGAATAGATAAACCTATCAAGCGTAGTGTTTTTACTCTTCTCAATGTTATCAAGTAGTTTATATACCGACTTCTTACCAAACCCAGCACATTTAGTCCATTCATCTGCATATATGTCAAGATGATACAAGTCATCAAAACGTGTAACCCAACCTTTATTTATAAGAAACTCAATTGTTGACTCACTCATCTCTTTTATATTAATAGCGTTCTTGGAACAGAAATGAGTTAATCTTCCAAGCAATTTACCTTTACATTCTGGGTTATTACATTTTAGTACTTCCGTGTCATTATCTTTTACAATAATAGTAAATCCGTCACATACAGGACATGTGTCAGGAATTATCACATTGTCACTTCTTGTATGATTATCACGTATTTGTGGTATTATTTGATTTGCTTTGTATACAGTTACTTCATCTCCAATGCCAATTTGTAAATCCTTTAATATGCTTACATTATGAAGTGAAGCTCTACTTACTGTGGTTCCTTCAATCTCAACATCATCAAATATTGCGACTGGTGTTAAATCTCCCGTCTTTCCCATTGACCACTCGATCTCTTTGATAGTAGAAGCCGATTCCTCATCGTAAAATTTATAGGCGATGGAATGCCTTGGGTGATGTCCAGTAGTTCCAAGAAATTTGCCATACTCAATATCGTTGTATGACATAACTAATCCGTCAATCGGAATGCCATTCTCCTTTGCTCTACATTTTAAATTCTGTATCATATTATGAATGTTTTCTCTATCGCTCGACTTGTTTGCGTAAGCCCAGTAATTCACCACATCAAACCCCATGAACCTAACTATCATCAACCGCTCACACATGGAATTAGTATCTATACCAATAGGAACTTTCCATGCTATAAATTTAATGTTTCTACTAGCAGCTATTTCACTATCTAATTGTCTAACAGATCCTGATACTAGATTTCTTGGATTTTTATACTTTTTGTCCTCTGGTAATCTAGAGTTAATTCTTTCAAAATTATCATATGTAATAATTGCTTCACCTTCGATTTCCAGTCGCTCTTTAAAATCAATTTTCAATGGTACGTTAGTAAATGCCTTAGCGTTGTGTGTGATTAGTTCACCTTGTTCACCATCGCCTCTAGTCTCAGCTTGAATTAATTCTCCGTTTTCATATGTAAGCAAAATAGTTAACCCATCCAGTTTGTGCATTAATAAACAGTCTTTATCATTTGCAAATTCAACTAAATCACTTGCTAATTTCGTCTTGTCAAGAGACAGCATTGGATGACTATGTCTTACCTTTTCTAATTTAGATTTAACTTCATACCCAACAGTTTGTGTGGGTGAATTACTCATGATAATTCCAGTTTCTTTTTCTAATTCTACTAATTCATCATACAAGACATCATACAGCGCATCTGAAATTTCTGATTTTGAGTCGTTGTAGTATGAGTCTCTGTATTGATTTAGCGTTTCATTTAATTGTTTTAGTTTTTCTACTTTATTCAATCTATCACCTCTTTCTCTAGTATAGTTCTTCAACATAGACATTAATACGTGTCAATGAATCGTCGTCTTCGGGAACGTTATAAACAAAATCTATAACTTCATACCATTCGTTATCAATCGCTAATTTTACAGTCCTACCAATCTTATTTGCTACATTTAGCATATTATAGAACCTGTCATAATCTTCAATGTATTCTCCCTTTAAAAACTTGGATTCTTCTGGAAGTCTATGTTCGTCTATATATTTTGAATATCTTACTAACATTATTTGACGCCTTTCTATCATTTTCTTGTACCTATACATAATTCTCATTTTTCAGTCAGCCAGCCAGCCACTATATGTAGTGTTATTATCCTCGCTCAAACACTATATATAGTGTTTGAAATCGCATGAAATCACGATTTCGACTGTATCTTATAACCATCTTACAATCGGTTCCGTCTTACTACCTTTTTCCCATATAAACCAAGCATGACACATTGTAGTTGCCCATTTCTTTCCTGTCTCTGGATTTATTTCATTTCCGTTGTTCCAAGTCGCCATTCTATCTCTAAATACATAAATATATTTAGGTGGATATTTTTCAAAAAATTCTTTACGTTTTCCGGCTTCCAAAAATTGAATTTTCAAGAACATTGCCATCTGTCCTTTATCTTTTAATAAACTCAATCCCTTTTCAATAAACTCTTGTGCAAGAGAAAACGGAGGATTGCTTATTACTACGTCATATTTGTTATCCGACTCATATGTAAGAAAATCTGCAACAATTGTATCCGGAAATCCTCTATCAACTAAATCAATTCCATCAATAATCACATCGTTGTTATAGATTTCTGAAATAGTCTTTGAAATATGTCCTTGACCAACACATGGTTCAAGCCACCTCTCCCCATTAAAAGCGTATTCATCTAATAACATCTTTACCGCTTTTGGGTTCGTTGCATAAAAATCATTTTCAACTCTTCCATTTGCAGGATTTCCACCTGCCAATTTACTTCCTGCTAATACTTTCTTTTGTTCCATTCACTTACCGTCATAAGTGTGCGCACTTTATCCTATAGGAACTTATCGTAACCTTTCTATTTTATTAGATATTACTCATTTCTTTCAAATACTTTAATTATATACAAGTCATTGTCCACGTCAACGCAATGTATTACAGTGAAATATCCTTGTTCGTTAAGACTTACTTGCTCCGTATAAACACTATCCAACGTTGTTGGTTCTGTAGTCCACGCATCTAGTAATTCGCAACCACGTTTCATTTCGTGTTCTGATAAAATAAACTGCATAGTTATCACTCCCCTTATTCGGTTTTAAATTTCACGTTGTATAAAATACTCGTTTACTTGGAAATTTCTTCTATATGTACATTTGGTTGAGTGGCTATCATATTATTTTCCCAGCCAACGTCCTCAAACTCTTCTCTAATTTTTTCAATCTCTTCGCCAGTAATATCGTCGTCCACAGTTATTTGTGTTGTAATTTTAAGTTTCATATTTTATTTCTCCGTTCTCTCTGAAATAGGGCTTTCACTACTGTTCTTACACCTTTCATTTATGAACTTCTCAATATCAGCAACTTCTCTGCCAATTCTTTTAAGTTCTTCCTTTTTATTGTTTAGAACTTGCAGAATATTTTCATCATAATACGGTTCTAATAAGTTCCTATCGAAGCTCATGAGTAATCCTCCGTGTGAGGAATACGAAATAAAGACATTCCCATTTTCAAAAATATCTGCTATATACAAATAGCCACGCTTTTGATATTCATCCAGCAATGCTCCATACAAATTCTTATCTGCATTTACTACTCTTACTTTTAATCCCACGTAAAATAAATTCAAAAACAAAACCTCATTTCTCCCGTGAAATACGGAGTCCCAATTACTAATTTTTCTAAATAATGTCTTTCGCTATCATCAATTTCTTCCCAAATTTGATGTAGTATTTTAAGTACATCTGGAGTGCTTTTATATTTCCCATTTCTATCGATAATACTTCTATCCTTTGATATCATATATGTCTGTAAATTTATTAGTTCTATTGTTACGTTCATTTATATCCTCCTGTTGAAACCACTGTTTCAACTCTTTTTATATCTTTCAGGCAATTCCATCCATGTAATAGGTTTCATACCAGTTACTGTAGAATTTCTTGCAGTAATGCACTTAACACCTCCATAGGTTGTTACATATCCGATATACATATGCCCGTCACGTTCTGCTTGAAACAATACCGGCTCACCGACCTTTGGTTTCTCATCTTTAAATAAAGTCCAATTATTATTCATCTTCTTTTACCTCATAACACTGACAGAAACATCTTGGCACTTGTGTTATGTCCGGGAAGTAATCTCCGATGATTTTATCTTTTGCTACACAGCAATAATAATCACCGCCAGTATTATCTCGACGAATAACCAGCCTAAGATGTTTACAGTATTTACATCTCTTATGTTTCGTCCTGTATTTTTTAACTTTCTCTGTCATATTAGAAATACCTCTTCGCCTCGTTGGACGTGTGAACGTCGTTTGGTTTGATAATAACCTTTCTTGAAAAGAAGTATCTATCGTCACACACAAGCACATACATATACGTCATGTTTTCAAAATCATCAACTACCTTGCCAGCCATATGTCCAAAATAAATTGCGTCTTGATCTAATGGCTTAAAGCAACACAATCTGCCAATTGGGATTTCGCACTCAATAATATCACCTTGATTCTTATTCTCTTTTTTACTATGCTCAAATGCCCTTAGTTCATCTTTGGATAACCACTTTACCCAGGCTCCGCAATCGTCACAGTATAAGCCGGTATTGCTACCTTTTACTTCAGTGTGGAGCGATGTGCTGCCACACTTTTTACAACAGTTCTGATACATTATTTTTCAGCCTCCTTAAAACTCGTATGTAACTTTTACTTCAAGAATTTGATACTTGTCTGGTTCATCATAGCACTTCAATTCGGCTTCGGTGCTTTCATATGAACTCAGAAAAGCTTCTTCAAAATTACTTACGTTATTTCCTTCTCCATCATCAAATAATAGCGGGAACCCCTTAGTTGCGATTGCATATTTTTTACTTTCAATTATCATGTTTCACTACCTCCGATTTTCTTTATGAAAAATATGTTTCATTTGAAAAATAAAATCATTTCAGTATCTGTCCCATTAAAGCACTGTAACAAATCTCATAAATCATAAATCCCATATTCTCTTTATTTACAAAATTAATATAAATATTTGCCACCTTTTGAACTCCTAACAATCTTCTGATAAAAGCAAGTTCGTTGTACTCTGACCGGTAATTGTGGCTGATGATATCGTCTAATCTATTGTTCTCTATTAAGAGATAAGAATTTTTGATATTAATCATCCTGTTTAGTTCTTTGAAGAATCTTTCATCATGTTCTTTGATATTCCCTGCCAATTCATCAACAGAATTTTTTCTTTCAATGCATAATTCATCTGTAAAATATGTATCCTTTGCAAATCCTAATTCTGGACAAGATTCTATCATAAATGAATAGTCTCCCGTCTTTAAAGCTTTTGCCTTATGTTTAATACTTCTTTTATCATAATAATCCAAAATATGTTGGTTCTTCTGCTCATTAGTAGTGTGAAGGATTACGAGGTGAGAAACTAGTTCCTTCAATTGCTTTTCAGTATAGTAATATTTCAATCTCTCACCTCGTTTTCAATTTCATTTTTTATAATGAATCTGCTCAACCAGTATTCAAATTTATCAGGTATCTCCTTATATATCTTTTTCCCAGTATCTGGATTTATTTCACCTGTTGGCTCTTTTTTATTCTTTTTCTCCAAACAGGTTATATACAGAATATCACCCAATTCAAAATGACTCTTATTATACTGACTCGTCCACATTTTTACTTCTCTAGTTTTACCACTATAGATTTCAAACAGTCTTACATTTGTGATTGACTTCTTAGACTCTAATTCTGAGATGTAATATAATCTCTTATCAGCTTTCTCTTCATAACTAGATACAATTCCCAATACCTCTCTCTCATTATCCAGACGCTCTTTTATAGTTAGTTCTTGATATTTGATGTTTTGAATTAGTTCATTCAACAAGTCAACTGAATTAATTTTGTTAAACTGTTTTTCTGTTTCGTTTCCATGTTTTTTCAAGATATCAAATGGAAGATTGTTTTTCTCAGCCTTTGACTTTGATATGGTCTTAGCTTCAAATACTAAGTCATAATATTTTGTTATCCACAAAAGAGTATTAACATCGCCGTATTTTTTGAAATAGTTAATTCTAATCAGTTTGTCAATAACAGTTTTGTTTATCGAGTTTGAAAACAGAATCGTCAGGACATCTGTAAAATTGTCATATTCTTCTTGTCCTAACTCAAAAAGTGTTTCAGATACTCCTTCTCCAAACCCCTTAATACTAGATAGATTAGGATAAATCAATCCAAATTCCTCATCAATTGTAACTTTTCTATTGTCTGCTCCAAATTCGTAATCTCCTAGTTTATACCCATAAAACTTTATAGCCTCTTTCACGAGTGCATCAATTTTGTTCTTCTTATTTTTTTCTTGATAGTGGTTAATGGCGACCTCATAAAACTCTTTTGTATGATGTGCTTTAAACCACGCTTGATATGCACTATCTCCTCCCATACTGTAAGCATGAGGGGAGTTGAAAGCGTATCTAGCTGAATCCTCAATAACATTCCACACATTATTAAAACTATTAGTGTTATGAAATTCTTCTCTCCATGATGTAGTCAGTTCATTTAATAAGCGTTGTTTCTTTTCTCCCTTCAATTTTTTCTTTGAAATGGACTTGATTACACCATATGTTTCTCCCATTTCCAATTTCAGGAATGATAAAACTTTCATAATTGATTCTTGATATATCATGAAATGAGCAGTATCTGACAGTAAGTCATCAATTTTTGATTCTCCTGTTGTATACTGATCCCTATTCAAAAATGTGCTCAATAGAGATGCAAATCCAGGGCGTATAGCGGCTATAAAACTACTCAATTCCCGTAAATTTTGTGGTTTATATTTCTTAACCCTATTAGTAGTAGCGTCTTTTTCACATTGATTCACACAACAAGTGATACCCTTTTCGTATATTTTCCATGTGAGTTTATCTCCGTCTATCATTTTTCTAAGTTCATCAAATGTTGGAACTTTCATGCCAATACTGCCAAAAAATTTATATGTAAGATAAACACTATCAACAATAAGAAAATCTTCTTTTACATATCCAAATTCATCAAGGTATCCACCTTCAATAGCAGCACAAAGAGTTCTTTGACCAGTTGTTTCAGAAACAGCACTGATGAGTCCAATTTCTCTACGAACATCTCCATTAAAAATTATGTGTCCACAGGCATGACATTTTAAATTGATTGTAATCCCCTGATATTCGTTACTTTGTTTATATAATTCCAAATAATCATCGGGAATATAATCTTCAACCAAAATCAAATCTTTTTCTTCGTCATCAGCATATTTTAATGCTTTGTTGTATTCATCTAGGTACTTTGAGATTTGATTTGCATCATCAGGGCTAACATCATTGGCACCAGCGTATAATTGCCATGCAGCCTTTTCTTTTAGTTTTTCTATAGCCATTAATGGATAGCAGCCATGTTCTCCCAATAATTTCCTTGTCGCTTTTACAAACGGTTCTTGAGTAGCTACGTTTAAATCAATATCAGGCATCATACCCGCAACAACACGTTCTTTTGTTAAAAACCTTTCTGGATAAATAGGGATATCAGCATTGAATCTATCGACGGTTGTAAGTCCTAATAATTTATTTGTAATAAATGAAGCTGCACTACCACGAGAAGTTGTTGTTAATATACCTCCCTCATTGTTCACCGCATCATCAACAATAGCCTTGCTTGTTAGGAAATAATCTACAACACCAGAATCCATAACTTCCTTGGCTTCGTACCTTACTCCATCTGCCTTTTTTTTTGACTTTTCCTTTTCTTTTGCATAAGCGATATTTAGTTCATGTTTGTATATCTTGCACTTTTCTTCATATGTCTTACCTTGATAGACAGTGGGAATTTTGAATGATTTATCAAGAATAATCTCTCTGCACTCTGTTACAAACACATTAGTGTTCATAATAGATCTATAAATATCTTCTTCGGATAAGATACCTTGTTCTTTAAATCTCTGGATTACCGTCTTAGTATCCGGCCAATCCATGTACCATCCTTCTTCGTCTGGATAATTTACTCCCTTATATTTAAGAATCTGATCACGTTTTACTGATGATTTATCATTTAAAAAGTGACTATCCATGCCAGCTATAATCTGGATATTGTTATCCTTGGCAATTCTAAGAATCTTCTGGTTAAGTTTCTTTTGTTTATCTGTATTATGTGGTTGAACTTCGAGATAAAAATTATCGCCAAAATAGTTGTGAATTTTAATCCAAATATCTTCAGCATCTTCGTAATTCCAACCTGCAATACACGCAGAGGTAACAATTACATTATCCTTTGGAATATCAAACAATAATTCCAAGTCAATTCTTGGTTTATAGTAATATCCATCCTCATTTGCTCTTGATAGGGCAAAGTTGATATCGCCCCTACCATCTGCATTCTTAGCGACAATAACCATGTGACAATTTTTTCTATCTTTTTCATACCGATTCTTCACCCAATAAGCTTCTGTTGAATGAATATATTTTAATTTTTCATTTTCGGAAGTTTTATATACCAAGAATTGATTTCCTTGTGAACCATGATCTCCTGAAAACAAACATTTAGACTGATATTCATGAGTCAACTTTGCATAATTCTCAATAGATTCTGCACAATCAGGTGTACTTGTATTGCTAAAATCTTTATGGCAATGATAATTTTCAAGATATAAATTCTCTGCATAATCCTCTGCTGAATACGGAAATTTAAAATTCAGCGTTGGAATAATTGTTTTGATTAATTCTAAAGTCCCTATTCTATGCCACCACCTTTACTTCATCACATATTATTTTTAAGGAAAACGTTCTTCCTAACCAACCAGAATCCAATTTACCAATCACAGTTATTGGTTCTTCTAATATCGCATTATCCTCCATATCATCAAATGAACCATTCCAATTCCATTTGATAAGTTGTAAATAATCTGTTGGTTTTAATACAAGATGCTTCCCTTGAGACATACTACCTACCTCATATTCCGTAATATCAGATACTTTTACTGTTATTGGTTTAAATCCTGTGCCAGATATTTTATCTATAGACTTAATTTTGTCAATTAAATCTCTTGTTATATCAAATATATCTAACTCAATATCCACAGTTCTTGCCATCTTAAATTCAATGTTTTCCAAAGACTCTTCAAGTTTGGAAATAAAATCTCTATATTCTTTTGCCTTTACCTGTATCCCAAATGCCAACTCATGTCCATTTGCTTCAGCAACACCAGTTTCATTACAAAGTTTTCTAAAATCATCGATACCAATTGCTCTTGCAGATCCCGCATAATATTTTTCTCCACCTATTTCTATCTCTTTTAAAATCAACAAAGGTCTTTGATATCTTTCAAGTAGTTTGTTCCCAACCAATCCAGAGATTCCATTTTCACTATTTATAAAAACAGATATAACCTTTTTATCTAATTGTCCGTCTGCCTGAATGATAATATCATCCATCAAGTTTTTGACTTCAATATTTTGTTCTTCTTTGCATTTTTTTAATTCTTTTACATATTTTAGAACTTCTTTATTATCGTCTGCTAAAAAAGCACTCATCGCCGATTCATTTTGATTCATACGGTTTGCAGCATTTATCAAAGGTGCGATACTGAAAGAAATTGCAGTACTATTAAAGGGAAAACTACCGACAATTTTTTTTATTGCAGGATTTATCATCCGATTTAGTCCAATTTCAATTATGTATCTGTTTTCCATACTCTTTTCAGAAACGTCCATCATATCTGCCACAAGTCCACAGGCCGCCAGATCGACATAGTCTTCCGCATAATCCTCTATAAAATATTGATCAAGGTATTTACAAAATTTCCACACAACACCTGCTCCGGACAGAGCAAGATTATCATAGTTTCTCTGTGAACTAACCAGTGTGACATATTTGTCATATGGGACATCTTGAGCGATGGCATGATGATCTAAGACTATAACTTCTTTACCTCTTGTTACCAATTCTTTATATTGAGTTATATCTTTATCCAGACTATCCACAACAATCACAATATCGCAATCATTGAATCTATCAATATCTTGTCCTATCAATCCATGGGCTTTTCCCTCATTAATAAATGGAAACACAGTTTTTGTAAAATTCAATAGATATCTGGTCATGATTGCTCCAGATGTTGCTCCATCTGTATCTGTATCCCATAAAACACCAAAGCGAGAGCCACTATCGATTCCATTTTCAACAATTTTTCTCGCCATATCAATATTTTCTAAGGAATCCAAAGGCAACAAATCACCTTCATTTGGATTCAAAAAATGCTCTACATCTTTAATTCCTCTATCAGAAATAATTGTATTTATTATTTCATTCTCACACATTCCCCGACAATCAGAAATCACATTATAAGTTGTCTTCGCTTTCATCATCTCCAATCAATAAAATTTCTGTATTTATAATTCTCTCTAATTCGGCTTTCCCTAAATCAGAGGGAGATATCTTCCCTTCATATCCATAGTCAAAGTAATTCCAATACCCTAATTCAATTTCCGAAAATCTTGAATATGATTTTACCAATAAGATATTTCTCATAATATTTTCTAAGTCAAATCCAACATCATGCATAAAAATTACTTTACTTGGATTTAGTTCATAAATCATCTGCACTTGTTTTGAACTAATAGAACCACTCCCTAGTGCGACACAGTTCCTTATTCCATATGAATGACATTGCATCACTGATTTCTCAGACTCAAATATAAACACTGTATTTTCCACTAAATAGTTATAGTTCTGTGAATACCCATATAAAGTTTGAGACATTGCACATGGAATCAAATAGTAATATTTCTGCTCACCATCTGAAACCTCAAAATTCACCCTGATCTTTATACCTATGAGTTGCCCTATTTGATCGTATATTGGTATTACAATTCCTTGTGACTCAACATCATATCTAATATTAAAAAACTGTTGAGTGTTTATTGATATGCTATCTTCAAGGAATCTTAAATTGCCGTATTTTGCATAATTGTCTAAGATGGATTCATTATATGTATTGACTTTGTATGTGCTTTTTTTTCTAATGCGTTCATAAAACCCACCAAAAATTCCCTTTTTACTAAAATATTCACAGTAGTCAGATATACCCAATATCCCTTTTAGTCCATGCAGCACTTCTGAAAATTCAATTTTTCTTTGTTCGCTAATATAACTAAATAAGTCTTTTTGAATATTCCTTGCATAATCAGTCACATACAGATACTGGTTATTTTCCAGTTTAACAACTAGAGACTTTTTTGATGAATATTCATCTCTACCAAACTGTAAATATTTTGTTCTAGCTACCACATTACAATAACCAAAATGTTTTAATACTTCCTTGAGTTTTTCAGGGTGATTAATTAACTCCTTTTTAATTTCTGATAACATATCTCACCACTCTACTTCTTATTATTGTATATATCCATGTTTAGGATAGCATTGTGCTACCTCTCTAAAGATACAGTGATCTCCTGAAAACTTTAACAAATATGCTATTCCATTATCTGATGAATTTGCCCCGCTTCTAGTTTTATCTGGAAATACCATTCTCCAAACAGCATTTCTATCACACACATATTCTTCTTGAATCCATTTATCATTTACCTTTCTTAATTTGAAAGGTTTACAATAATATTTTTTATTATCAGGATCTAGTTCTTCATCATATACATTACGCATAAGATATAACCCTTCTAAAACTTCTTTTATCTGCTTGCTATTTGATAAAACAGAACTGTCAAGAAATAACTTTCCTATTGTGTTAATAGCAAGCTGTAGAGAGGCCAATCCAATTACATTATACTTTTTACATAATGAATCAAACTCACGGCTATCTTTTATCAGAGATAAATCTTGCCTGGTATTGCCAGCAGAGTCAAAATCCAGTTTGAATGTGTCATATAGTATTGTGTCGTATCCATATCTAAGGATATTTTCTCTTGCTTTCTTCTTTACAATTGACATATTCGCGTCAGCTAACGAAATAAATTTAACTCTGCCTTTATAATTCTTTCTCCAATAATCCTGAACTGAAGCCAACTGCTTTTTATCTTCTGCATTCAAGTCTCCGCTCATCAATTTTTTCTTTGTTAATTTAAAGTATCTATTTCTTTTGCCAAGCAACCAGACCATGAATTTGATTTTGAATTTCTTTACATTTTCTTCGTTAGATATTATCAGCACTTTCCTATCTCTATAAAGAAGTGCCATTATAACTGTTACCCACCAAGTGGATTTGCCGGTGCTGCTATATCCACCCATCATAGTAAGTGTCCCTTCCAATAAACCATTTACTTGTCTGGAAAGGAATTGGAAGCAATTCATCTCTTCCCCATTAATGTCATATCCAGCGATGTCAAAAGGAACACCATTTTCTAATCCTTCTTGGCAGTTTTTAATGAATTCGTCATCAAAATCAATTTCTTCCTCCTCAATAATCTTGCTAGAGTATCCAGTTCCATAAGAACTAATTCTTGCTTCATACCAATCAGTCACAGATTCGGCATCCATTTTACGGAACATACTAAGCGGTGATATTTCTTTCCCGTTGACATCAATCTTTTTTAAAAGATTAAAACCGTCCTCATGCATGTGTAAAATAATGTTTTCTCGATATAGGATATCTATATATGTATCAAAATTTTTCTCATTGATGATATCAATTTGATGCTGAATGGAATCCCATCCGCCACAAGACTCATATCTTTCAATTACATCTTCATTCATATTTGACAGAATTGTAACCTCATCAAGGGAATAGAAGCCTTTTCCTCTTAGCTGATTAAGTAATGAAAAATAGAATAACCCATCACTTGTAATAAAATCTTTCTGTTCTAGTGTGATTTCATCTAGTAAAAGCATATCTTTGAACAAGCAACTAACTACGTTCCCCTCTACCTCTACTCTTCCTTTTAATAACTGTAGTGGGTATTTATCTGTGACTCCTGTAAGAAATTCGCCTATATCTGCTCACCAACTTCCTCCTCATATTCAGACAATGATTTTTTCCTTTTCTTTCTACTAAATTGATTGTTAGAGACGTCAGGCATATCCAACCTATTGATTTCCACTTTTGATTCGCCCTCATATTGAAAATCAGTTAAGTTGTTCTTTAAGATTGCTGTAAAATATCTAATTTGAGCATACTCACTTATAAAAGTTTTCTTTATAACACTTGTTAGATAATTTTCATTATCTATGAGATATGCCAATATTTTTTCATATGTATAAACATCTGCAAGCTCACCAATTTCTTTGTATAAAATTGTATTAGTTACTTTTCTATCAAAAATCTCATAAATCAGATTATATGCCCTATCCTTTATATCTTTCTTTTTTCTCCATTCAGTATATTCATTTTTGTTGCAGTAGTAATGATTTTTCCCATCAACTACTACCTTATATGCTTCATTTCTATCTACCTTGCTTCTACATATTTTGCATTTGACAAGCATCTTCCCACCACCTTGATAGTATTGGGTGGCTTGTAAGCCACCCAATCTGATTATTTGATAAATACAACTATTTCAATTTGTCATAAATTTCCTTCAAAGCATTGTCATCACAATCATTTAATTTACCAAAAGAGTTGATGATTATTTTTACTTCTGCTTTCAAGTCCTTATCCTTGCACTCCTTGAACATGACTCTGATGGTTTCCTCTAGGTTATCCGGATAATTGGAAGTATTAGTTTCTTCTTCAAATGGTGGTGTTGTATCAATATCAGCTGCCGATTCTTCTAGTGGATCTGGTTTCTTTTCTTCCTTCTTGGACTTTGTTGTTGTCTTTGGCTTATCAAATGTTGTCTTAGATTTTTCCATTCCTTCTTCTACAACTTTAATGAATTCCGAACCCATATCGGGTTTATCAAATATCATATACTCTGGCACTGCTCCATCTGCAAATCGCCCACCAGCATCAATCAAAGTAGTACCTCTGAAATACAACTTACGAACAGTATCAGTTGTATATTTCTTAGTCTTGTCTCCTACTTTCTTTTCTTCTAAATCTCTATCAATTACACCGGTGAGAACCACATCAAAAATATCACCAAATGCAGCTTCGTAATCAGCACTCATATTAGAAGATAACTGCATATAACCATCTTCCTCAAGTCCACCCTTTTCCTTGATTGTTTTAAATTTCGTATGAGCAATAGCCCATACCCCAAATCCAGCTTCTTGCAACTTTGTCATATATGGCTTAACCAAATCATTAGCCGAATATTTTTCTCCTGCTGTGTATCCACCAAATGCAGCTTTTACAGACTTGCATTTCTTATTCGGATTTTCAATGTTACTCTGCCTGATTGTCTCGGTATCCGTAATCAGAGTGAGTTCATCACCAGTATCAAAAGCGATAATTTCAATATTATGCTCTTTCCCCTTTTCTTTGATTAACCAATCTGAAAGTTCAATCATATCCTTATATGTTTTGACCTGGGTAACATTTAAGTTGTCAAGCATTTTATATCCAACTTCATTCCCACAACCAACCAAAAGCCCTCTTGAGGCATCTCCATATTTTGCAAGAATTACATCTCTAAAAAGTGTTGTCTTTCCAAATTTTTTAGTTGACCTTAAATAGATTGATAAATTTTTAATATCTGGTTTAATTACATTAATCTGTGGTTTCTGCATTTAATAAAAATCTCCTTTTATGTTCATACTTCGTTTAAATTGGGAGGAATTCCCCTGTATCTTACAGATCATCATCACTATCTATTACATCTTCGTCCTCAAACAAATCTTCTGTGCCTTCTGGTAATTCTTCTTCGATGGGTCTGATTACCATATCATCGTCAGTGTATACTGTTTCATTTCTTCCCTTAGTAAATCCTCGTGCAATCTTCAAAAACTGATACTCCTGAATTCTGTCTCCATACACACTTCCACCAAGTTCTGAACGAATATCATCAAGAGTAATAAGACCACAATCTAAATCCTCTTTCTGTTCATCTGTCAACATGTCATCTGTGATTTCAACCTTCTGAGCACCATTAAGCATTTTAATATCAATACCAAGCTCTTTATATGTATCATCTTCTACTGTGAATTTTCGCTTAATGCCCTCTACAAACTTTTTATCCTTTTCACTTGCATCTTTTGGTGCGACAGGAATTGTAATTGTAACAGGAACAGGAATATTAGTTTTACGGTTGTTATCATATTCCATCATGTAGCCATTCACATAATATTTGCCCTTTTCTTCAATACTCATGGAATCAAGACTATCGGAATTATAAATAATTTTAACAGTTGCAGTTGAAGACTCTTCAGCATCTTCAGCCGCAAGGTAGATTCTCTGTGGAACATAACTTTCATATACTTGCTGCTTTTTATCTGAATACTGATAATTGCTATTTCCTCTAATGAAAAACTTGCTGTCTTTATACTTTCCACTTTCAATAACCTTCTTGATAAATTCAGCAAAATCCCACTCAGAAATAAATTCATGATGCTTCTTCTTACTCTTTTCAAGAGCTTCTATTACCTCTGCTTCATTCTCTAACCCAACCTCTTTCAACTCTTCATCAGTAAGACTTGTACCTTCTTTGATTTTTTCGGCAGCTTTTTCTAGTTTATACCGTCTTCCTGGCTTTTCTAAATCAAAAATAAACTTTTTGAACTCAGCAACTTCTGCCAGTTTTTTTGACGTGAGCCTATCTTTAAATGGAATTTTTAAAGATTCACCTTTTACTTTATTACCACTGCCATCAATAGAACCTTTGCTGAAAGTATAGATGTCTCCATGTCCATCTGCAAAGCTGCCAGCATCTACCGTGAGCAAATGTCTGTTATCACCACAAATTACGTTAAACATAATCTTTCTTTTAACCCATCCTGAATCATATGTTGTTTCTAAATATGGTTTAAACTTTTCTGTTTCTTTACTGAGTCCAATCTTGCCTGTCATTTCAAAATTCATTAAATAAACTACCTCCGTTAATTAAATTTTTTGTATGTTAAATATGTAAAATATTAAAACATCTATTACTTCAACGCCCTCCCGGACGATACATAGAAAATCACTCTATAATGAAAAATCTATGTAAAAATAGCTATTTATGAGCGAACTCTCCCAAGGGTGAGCTATTTTAGCACCCGTGCAGATATTCTCTGTTCAGTTTAAATATTGGAATTTTTAATTGATATGATTTTATGTAAAAACTTTCTTGCCATCTCATTAGCCGCCAAACCAATATAATAGAGTAAATCTTTCTCCGAATGAAACAGGAGATTCATCGGCTTTTATATTTGCCATTTATACAGCTTTCAACTGTATTGGGTGTAAACCTGCACCCTCTATTCCCTCGCTAAAAGCATCAGGAATTACCTTTTTCATAATTTGATACGCGCCATTCACGTCAGCATTGATCTTCTTACCAGTATTAGATACGAACAATCCTCTATAAACTCGTCTATCCTTGTTATAATTCTCCTTTACAGGACTCTCATTGTCTAAAAATGATGTCCCAGAAGTATAACTTTCTTCTGTTATAATAACTTCAATTCCATTTTCTTCACATTTACTTTTTAATTGATTGATAAACATATCATATGGAATATAAGTAAAATTCTGCATATTGCAATTTTCTTGTTTCCACTTCTTATTCAATCCAATTATGAGAGTATCGACACTGTATAGAACACAGTAGTCTACTACTTGTTTGCTTGCACAATGCATAAGATATTTGATTTTCTCATTTCTCTTATCAGTAAGTTTTTGAAGTTTATTACTCCAATCTCTACTGGTGTCTTTCTTTAATTGCGACTGTAATTCGGCTTTCTTCTTATTATAAAATTGATTCGCAGATTTAATATCACCACCTTTAATAATAACTGGTTGCTCTCCAAAATTATTTACCATCGTTATTAAATTCTCTGTTCCTAAATCAATACTGCAAATTTTATTTCTCTCTTCTGAAATATCTGGCACTTCAATTTGATATACAATTTCCATCACATAATAATTTGGTTTTGGAACAAACCTACATTGCATTAATTTTCCATTAGCGTGAGTTGGGACTGTATATTGTTTAAATGGTTTGTAAGAAATTCTGAATATACCGTCCTTTAATGAACATTGAATATTCTTTAACATAAATACTTGTCTACCATCTTTAGGAAGGTATCTCGGTAATTTGGGCATTCCAAGATATTTACCCGGACTTTTCTTCCAATCCTTAATGGCTGCGAAATATGATTTCCAATTTTCATCTAATAGCTGGATGGTCTTTTGGGCTGCCTGCGATCCACACTCCTTGTAGCAGTCCATTGGTTGCATAATTTTTTGAACTTCGTAGGCAGTTAGAATTTTATTCTCTTTTATAAAAGCCTGCCTTAATAAGTAATTAGCCTCGTTATATACATTTTTTGAATAAAAACAATGTTTATCAACTATTATCCAAATCGGATTATTTTTTCTTATTATTTGTTGTTCTACTCTTTGTACTCTCAAGGCTAATTATTTTCCTTCCTTATAAGATAAAAGAAACATTTCCTATTAATATTCTTTAAAACTATTTGGCACAATGACATGTTGGTTGATATTTTAGATATTCAGTGCCTTGAGAAGTATCGAAATAATTAGGTGAATAATAAATCGCATCATCTTCATCTGTTTCTTCTCTGACTATTTTCTCTATTAATTTTCCACTTTCATCATATTTCTCTGTAGTTTCTATAATCTTTGTCTTTCTCATTTAATCACATCTCCTTTTATATTCTCCAAACGAAATCGAAGTTTAATTGGTGCTTACAACATTCCAATCTTCTGCCAAACAGTCGTTTATTGATGGTACCCACATGGAATGAGAGCCATTTACCATTCTAATCTGTAAATATGGTTCACACTTAAATAATTCGCCCTCACTTAACCCCCATGCATCTGCCGTTTGTTTATTACACGGAATACCTTGTGGATATCCCTTCTGATATACGACAAACATATCCTTACCATTCCAACCATCTCTTGCAACTTTTTGACCTACTTTTAATTTTTCAATTGCTTCTCCAAAATTCATATTGTTTCATTCTCCTTTCAATTCTTCACATTTAATTCCATTCTCGTTTAACCAATCAGACACCAAATGTCTATGGCAAAAGTTCGACGATTTTTCATAACACATGAGTACAATATCTGGTTCTGTCTGCATTGTGTTATCACATAAATACCATAAATCGCTACTAACACTTTCAGGGTTCAATTTATCTAATACTTGTTCTTTAAAGCGTTTTCTATAATATTCTTCATCATGGAATATCTTCCAATGCATCAATAAGTCATAACTAGGAGTAAGTTTTTTATACTCTAACCCCTTATACCAATCAGGAGCTTTAGCACAAATTGATATTGGAATTATATTATCTGGTAGTGATTTAAGCTTTGCAAAATAACTTGTATATATCATTTATTCTCTTTCTCCTCTAATAATTTACCAATCTCTTTTATTGTTGTTTTTGAATTGTATTTAAAAGAAAACTCATGTGTTGGTTCATTAGAAAACATCTTTCTTGACTTTACTGTACAAATTTTATTATTAAACTCAATACTATGAAAACGGGCTGAATAACTACTATAATCAGAAAATGCCTTTAATACCTTTTGATATATTTTATATTGAATACCTTCTAATATTTCATAACCAAGTTTGTCTTTGTTTATTACGCTAAATGACTCATTATAATAATTACATAAACGATTGCTTCCCAATTCTCTGATAACTGTACATTCAGGTTTAAAGTCTTCGATGAAACCAACCACAAAATCATTCATTTTTATAGAAGTATTAGCGAAAACCAAGTCGCCTTTTTCTAATCCATTTCTATTCAGCATATATGATTTTACATATTTTTCTCTGTCTTCATATGAATGGCAACAATATGTAAGTCCTGGTATAACTCTAGTGATTATAGTCATTAGTATTCTTTCTTTATCAGTCAAAATTTTCACCTCTTTTTCTACGGTTGAAACCCACCTTTCATTCTGATTTCATTAGTCCTTTTAGTAATTCCTTCTCTTTATCTGAGTACTGATTATATCTGTCAATTAAATCCATAGCATCTGAAAATTTATCCATTTCCCATCTATCCAAACTGTTAGAACACTCTTTTATACTACTGGATAACTCGCTAAAAGTGTCTTTTATTTGATTAATCTTTGTTCTGCTTTCATAGATTCGACTATCACATTCTTCCCATAACACATTCGTCTCTTCGATCTCTTTGTCTACTAATTCCTTATATGTATTTCTAACTTTCGCAGCATGTAGTTTGATTTCAAGAAGAGAAGTGTCGATATTATCAGTTTTTAAAACATCTGTATTTTCAACCAACTTATTAATTGCCTTACTAATATCTTCTCCTTTTAGTTTTATAATATCTTGAATCAATTCGATTTTAGGTACTAATTCTGATTCAACCCAAATTAGTTCTCTTGCCATCACTTTTCCTCCCACGTCTCATATTCTTCTTCCTGGTCAAGACTTGTGCAAATATTGCAGGTATGTGGAGCTGGAAATTCCACGTTGTTCTTACAAGTGGAACAGTCGTTTACCTTCTTATTATTATCTTCTAAATATCCTAAAACGCCTCCAAGTCCCCTACCTCTTATAATTTGCTTTGCAACCGATACAGGAATGTAAATCTCACATTTGTCGTAATCACCTTTTAGAATTCCTTTGTGTTTGCCATAATCGCCAAGCTGATCAAGTACCATATTCATATCAAAAGCAGTTGGAGTTTCTTGAATTGCGTCCTCGGCATTGTCGGTAAGACACCCATTTAAATATATTTTATTCGATACTTCATCTGAATCTATTAGTCTTCCTATTCTAATTCACCACCTTTTGAATAAATTTAGCTGCAAACATCAACAATCAAACATGGCTCATCGTCTCTTGTAATTGCACCAATACAATCAACATCGTACTGTAAGAATTTTTTATCAATACTATCCTTATCACCATATAATCCAATTGCGACACCATTCGAACGAAGTAAAATCTTATTATAAATATTAACAAGTTCCAAAACATCAGTTAGTTTTCTACTCATAATCTCTCCTTATAATCATTTAAAATCAACATTTAATCTGTAAATACAACGTTTATACCCAATTTTTCTTTAAACATTTTAATAGCACCTTCCCTAGTAATCTCTTCACATCCGGTTATATCATCAATGGCATAACTTTGAGGACAACCATAGCAATCCATTCCACTATGATACATGTTCCAATCAAACCAATTACCAACAAAGCATATAATTTCTTCTAGTAACCCATGAGCATTATATTTATTTACTGCATTATCAATAATTCCAAAACCCACCCAATCATCGTCTTGTTTTATTACTTCATTACCCAATATTGCCATTTCATTAACAATTGCTACTAGTTGTTCCTCGTTGTTGTTATATGTCTCGTTGTATTTTAACAAGTCAGGTCTATTGTAAAATTGAAACAAATCCTCATCGTATTTACTTAAGAAAAATGTTAGAAAATTTATTTCTGCTTCATTTTCTGTGATATGTGTAAAATCATCATATCCGTCCGCATCCCCATACATTACTTCAAAGTAAAATCTTTTCTTCAATTATTTCCCTCCTTACGAATGTCGCATTTCAAGCCAAATCACTTGTTGTCTTTAATCACTTTTTTTATCCTATCTTTCATATCCTCTAACATAACAATCCCAGCTTTACGTTCATATCTATTTACTACTTCATTTGTTAGTTTATCTAATTCTGACATAATCCTTTCCCAGTCTTGCATCTTTATCTCCTTTCGTTCCTTCAACTTTTCACCACACACCTGTAATGCGTACATGCAAACAAAGTATCTCTGATTAATCCTCTTACCGGCATTCCATAGACTACTTTCGCATGGTTCATCAAATTCTTGTAATCTATCTGTATTATTTCTAAGATACGAAATCCATTCATATTCATCAGTGTTGGATAAAAGATCATCTGTAAAATCTAATAGACTTCTTAAATCCTCACAATGATATTTCTCACAAAAATCGTCTACATCAAAACCATAATTGACTAAGTTTTCTTTAGCTTTACTGATTAAGATATTCAGCTCTTCATCAGTGTCTGCAATATCATAAAAACTTTCCTGAACGTTTTCTTCGAACCAGTTAATAATATCCTCTTTACAATAATCATCGTCAAATACTTTCAGCGATTGTTTACTCTCATAATTTAACTTCTCCGTCTGGTATCCAATATTGTCATATTCCAGATTGTAAACGTCACCTAACCACGTCATATTATCAAATGTGAATTGACCGTAGTCGCCATATATAAACATATTGCAGCCGTCTCTGTAAAGACAAACTTTCTGGTACTGACTACCGGGCTTTCGCAACATCCAAAATGCTTTATTATCGTCAATATTTTGTTCCGTAGCTTCCCAAGTGGCAAACTCTTTTTGATAATGATCAAAACTATGTATATTTTCTGTTAATCTACTCATTGCACTCCCCTAACTGTTGAGTTTTTTCCTAAAAATTCTCGACAATTAATATTAATAGAAAGAGGTAATTCTAAATTCGCAACTTCTACAATTAATTTCTCAACTTCTTCGACAACTGTCTCTTTATATTTACATACATTTGACTTATTACAATTTCTACAATTTCTACCATTACTTGTTTCCACTTTTGTTGACATACTATTTCCAAATTCTCGTTCCCATGCTATTCCATCTGCTAAACTCATTTCATTTCTCCTTTTACCATGTGTTCTGTTCTATATCATCTTTGCAATAGATACCAAAACTCGGAGTAAAGACATCATCATCATAGATAAATCCGCCACAGGTTTTCTCATCAATCCTATATACTAGTGTTATGGTTTTGATATCAGAAATTGGTATATACCCACCAATTCCACGATTTTCATTTTGATCTGAGACGACAAGGATTGAGTCATGGGTAATCCTTTTTATTTCACCACAATAGTTACTTTTATATTCTCCGCTTTCATCAAGACCACCTAATTCTAAAAGAACATATTGACCAACTCTAAAACTACCTGATAATTGGCAACTTAGTATGTACTCTGCTTTATATTGATTACTTATATAAATCACCTCATTTCTAACTTGAAATTCACGTTTCGTCTGCTAAAACCTTGCTATCAAATCTTCAATCATGCCATAGGAGAATGGACTATCTACTACTCTTTTTGAATATTCAAATTGTTTTAGAAATCTTGCCACTTCTCTTACATCAGAGTGATTCAAAGGAACGAATTTCATAAAATCCATTTTTCCATGAATGCAAACTACTGCCCAACTATGATAATTATCACGAAAGTCCACATCCACACCAACATCACAAATTTCATTCATCATCTTTTGACAATCTGAAACTATTTCATAAGCCTTTTCACATTCTTCTGTTGCTCGCTTACACTCATTAGATGATCGTTTGTATATATTTCGTGCTTGCTGTATCTGATTTTCTAGATTCTCCAAAGTTTTCTTGATATGTAGATAATGTTCTTGCAAAATACTCATGTCGGTTAATTCATCTTTAAATAACCATTGTTTTATCTTCTCTTTTATTTTGATAATCTCACCTCATTTCCATACGAAAGATTTGTTTCATCTTGCTTTATCACACTCATTAAAAACTAAAAGCAGCTTATATTTATATTCTCCAAATCTTTTCATCCACTTCTGTTTTGCCTTATCATTACTCCATGACATAGGTATCATGTGATAATTTATTAGAAAACACATGTTTAAAATCTCATTACTTTCAATTTTAAGATTGTTATAATTACTCAATAAATAATAACTACCTACGTTTTCATGTTGGTAATAATGAGCTACACCTTCCTCATCAAACTTCTGAGTATATATTTTTCCAATATCGTGAATGTATGCTGCATCTCTAAAATCTTTGCCATATATATCAGAAAACAATAAACCAGCGTGTGCACAGTGATTACTCAATGTCATATTATGATGTGGATTCATTTGGTCAAATCCAATCATCTTGTCTTGAATATCAGTAAGTGCTAATTCATAATCCTTATCAAATCTATGTATCTGAATTTCATCAAAGCCTTCTTCTAAGAACGGTATCTGAAAATTCATCATCTGTTTTTGAATAACATGATGTGGTACAGGATATTCTTTATAAATATTATCTTCAATACACTTTTCTACCGACTTTGGAACTATGTAAGCAATCTTATGGCAATCAACATTCTTTACGTTTTCAAGTAAACTCCGCCTTGCTCTCATGTTAATATTCGTAGCATCTGCAATAACATTTTTACCAGATTTCAAATTATCCTTGACTTTCTTGTGAAAAAGTCTAAACACTTCATCATTTTTAGTCTGGTCAATTACACCACCATCACAAATTTCACCACGTATATCATCTGATGATATGATTGCACAGTCATTTACAATCGCTATCTGCTTGGCTATTGTGGACTTTCCAGATGCAGACAACCCTACAAAACAAAATAATTTAGGTTTGTTAATTTGTATTCACCTCTCGTTTTATACTGAAAGTAATCAAATCTGTCATTACCTTTGCCATAATATTTTCTGCTCGCTCATCTATTTTGACAGGATTGTCTTTCATATACTCATCTTTGTATTCTTTTATCCAATCACACGTTGACTTTGCCAAAGATTTAGAATATTCCAGCTCGTAATGATAATTTGCTTTAATATCTAATAGTTCTTCTTTGTTCTTAGGGATTAAGATTGTACGATATTCTTCTTCCTCACAGTATCTAATGATAAAATCTTTTAGTCTTAAAATGTGATGCAATTGCTTTGGATCACATCCGTATTTTTCAATTTTATCCATAATACTTGGATACGGATGAGTCAACGCATTGTATTTTTCTAATGCCATACCTGACATACAATTTATACTCGCATAATTGTTGTACCTAGCGATTATCTCAGCATTATCTAGCATAGGTCGATATAGGCTCTTGTAAATCGGATTTAATGCATAATATTGTGTAAAGAGCAATTCGATAAAATTAATATTTTGCTTTTTGAAACACTCAAACATTTTACGAATATCTTTTACATCACAGAGACAATTATCTCCCATATCAACTGTTGTACTTACTGGCTGCCGGTTTAAAACAATATCATTTAGAGTTGGTAATACAATAGCCTTTGTATCAACATCTGAATTTTCATAATCCAATTCATAATTCTGTGAACCATATAGAAATACACCTACTACGTTGTAACCTAATTTAATCAATTTATCATAATGACACCGTACTTGTTTCTGTACTTCTTCTTTATACAATTAATCACCCCTATCCGTTGTGCTTTAATAAATATTCGCGACTTACGTTTTTGAAACTTTGCTGACCATCAATACTTCTATATACAAATCCTTCTCGCTTTACTTTTGTATTAATTTCACTATATCCATCAGCTTCCACTTTCATTTCTTCCATTGTCTTAGGAAGTGTATAAGCTTCGTCAATGATAGGGATATGATTTAAGTCATTCTGCTTACAAAATTCAGCCATTTCCATTGTTCCGAAACGTATACCGTCTACAATTAGATTAAACACATATAGGTTATTCTCTTTTAATTTATATGGATTGCCTTGTACAAAACCAACACCTTCGCCCTGCAATACGACTTTGTTGTAACCGTTTTCTGAAGCAAAACCCGTAAGAATTTTCTTTATATTGTACTTATCTGCTAATTCCCAATAGATATTCAACTCATGGTAACAAGACTGCTCTCTGTCAGCTTGTCTCACATTACGACTACAAACAATAAAATCAAACTTATCCTTTCCCTTCTTTAATCTGTCTACTGCAAATGTACAGCTAGTACCATCAAGTTTTTCTGTCTTTATAAATTTGGATGTACTATTTAGATAGAATGGTGCATTCTCAATTCTTGTCTCATCAGTCTTTACAATCCACTTTGGAAATTCCTTTGGATTATCCTTCTTCTTTCCAAACAGCAAGAACATTAATCTTCGACCAATTTTATATTTCATAGCTGTTCTCACTATCGGTCTTTTGAATAAATCTGGTCTTCTGTTTGCCATAGCTTTATACTTGGCTTCCGGATCTACTTTATTTGATTTTCTTTTAATATCATCCTCAGAAGCGTAAGTAATTTTCAAATCATTTGTAACATCTGAACCCATCGTTTTATTATGTAATTCTGGAAATAATGAAATCGGTAAGGCTAATCCCTGTGAAATGACTTTAAACTTCCCTAACTTCATTGTTTTTACTTTATAATGTTTTGACTGTAAAAATGCAAAACGTTCATCGCTTTCAGGACACTTACTATCAATTTCAATGTATACCGCTAAGTCTCCCTGTTTAAATTCGTCCTTCTTGGCGATACAAATCCAACCAAGAATACCAATAAGCTCAATATTATCAGCTCCTTCAATTGGTTTAATCCACTCAATTTTCTCAATATGCGCTAATGCTCTTTCTTTTTGTTCCATGTTTGCTTACCGTCATAAGCAGGTGCACCTTTACCCTATAGGAACTTAAAACTACCCTTTCTATTTTTTATATTTATTCTCTTAATTTCTCCGATGAAACGATGGATTTATCTTATGATTTCTGTTTCCAACATTGGTCACAAGCAGCTGCCGGTATTGCATATTCATACTCGCTACAGAATTTTACGCACTCTTGTTCTGTCAAGTGTATTAATTCGTTATATACTAGTTCATATGGACACCCAATAACCCCGCCCTTACAACCTTCATTAATCCTATTAGGAAAATAATCCTCAACTATTTCTTTTGGCGTTTTATATGTTTTTACTTTGTCCATAATTCAGTACCTTTCATATGCAAGATTAAACCAAGATTTCAACTGTTCAACGATGCTTTTAATTTCTCAATTTCCCTTAATTTTTCTTCAATGGCTCTTTGCTTTCTGTTTTCTCGATTCAAATTTTCATACTTATTTATAATTACATCGAACTTTTCTAAAACTTCTTTTATTCTATCTAATTCATAAAATGTACGGTTATTTATATTATCTCTGTATTTCGGCTGCATTGTTTCTAAAAATTCATTATAAAATTCTCTGAAAAACGCAGTAGGGTAATCTTCCCCAAAAATATAAGCACCTGTTGAAAATCGAATTGATAACAAGTTTTCTGGAGTTTCAAACATTCCTATGTTTGTAATTTCTTCGTGTTTTCCAATATATGTACTACTAGGTGAAAGATCCACTAAGCCATAAGGAATCCCATCTTGTGTATAATTTATCCCAATAAATCTTCTATGTAAAAAATCTACACCATATTTTTCTGTTGCTTTTACAATATTAGATTCTTTTTTAAGTTTTGATAATATCTGTTCATCATTGGAATTTAATTTCTCTTTTGTTTGCAGTTTTTCTATCATTTCTTCATATATGTTCATATTTGATTTTCAACCCTTTTCTATCATTAATATTCTTCATATAACACAGCAATCTCTCTCTCATCCCATGTAACATCAACATCTGTCTCAGTTTCTTTGTCGTGCAGATATTCTCCACACATGGGGCAATAATTGTACTGAAAAGTAATTTCTACTATCATGGTTTTACAATCAAGATTACTTGGATTATGATGAAAATTACACTTTGGACAAAAAGCATATATAGCTCCATTACCTTTAAATTTCTCGTATTTCCATACCATACATCCCCTTATTTATCTTTTTGATTCCTTGCCCTATATTCCATAACCTTACTTTGCAAATATGAAGGCTGCACAGGATATTCCAACTCAAAACTATCCAAAACACTCTTGTTATATCCAAGTAATTGAACAAAATTTAATGCGTCATTATAACAAAAATATTCTATTTCTTCTTGAATATCAAATCTACCATATCTTATAAGTGCAGAATCTATCCTTTCTTTGTAATTAGTTGTAGCTATATAAATAGTATTATCTGTCGAATATACACCGTCTAATAATTGAAATATAGCATTTTGATTAGTATCCTTTTGTTTCTTTTGTAGCACGTTTAAATCTACATTCTCTATTTCTTCTCTACTTTTGAAGAATAAATCAAAATCTTCAACAAGAACTATAATTGTGCCACTATATTTCTTTCTAGTTCTAAGAATACCATTAACTGAATTCATAATATTATCTGGATCGATAGTCAATATAGGGGCGTTACTAAACATCGAACTAATAGCTTTTGCAATAGTAGACTTACCCGTCCCCGGCTTCCCATATAGAAATACTCCGATTTTATGTACAAGTTGATGTTTTTCATACCACTCTTTGCTTTTCTCCCAGTTTGACAATCCTTTTACAATTCTGTCTCTTACGATGTTGTTGAGAACAATATTATCAAATGTATGCGGAATAACATCGCAGCTCATGTCAAACTCATTTAAATACTGAACCCTGATATGTTTATCATCTGTCATTTTCAAGGCATTCTTTAAAAACTCTTCTCTGTTCTTGTATTTTTCTTTTCCAAAGAATGATATTTTTAGGCGATGCTCCGGATACGAAGTCTTATCATTTTTATCCCTGAATGTTTCTACTTTTAAATAATTATTATTTTTCAGCCTAATGAAATAAGAAATGTTTTCACTAAGCTCGTAAAAATCCTGATTAGTGGTAGGAGTCCTATGCTTAATGTAGGTCTTAGGATCTAATTTATATAATTGTTTATTTACATTATTATACGAATTATCCCATTCTCCAACTTGAATGGTTGACATTTTCATACTCTTCATAATCTGAAATATACCCGTAACAATACTAACGCCCAAAGATACAGACATTCCTGCTATTATCTGTTTTAACATACTCTCATTTTTATTCATTCGTAACTGTATTCTCACCACCCCTTTTCTAATGAAACTCGACTTTCATTTCATTTCAACTCGTCTCTTACTCGCATCAAAATTTTGCCCAAATTATTCTGCCCTTTACCATTGACAGTTCCCCATATTCTATCTCCCCACGTATTACCTTCTTCTAAACGAAAATCACCAGTATTAAGCAGTTTGTCTTTCAGCTCAGTATTTTGTTTAAATTTTGCTTTTACGATATTGTACATTTCATCAAATTTAACCTTTTCCCAGTCACTTCTTAGTTGTACACGTCTACCTAACTTTTTCGCAGACGAAGGGTCTAAGTTTCCAAAACACTCTCTGTCAGAAAATGTTTTTTGTGCCTGAAATGCTGCTTCATTATTTCTATATGTAACCCCTTCATACGCAACAGGTGCTTCATAAAAGTTACTTAAAAAATAATATTTACCTCTAAATTCGTTAATTGTATTCATCATTAGTACCTATCCAATCAATCGTTATATATTCATCGTAACAAGGATAATACGTTGTAGTTCCACTTTGTTCTTTGCACCAAATATCAAGTAATTTCTGCAAACTTCCATAATCACAGTTTTCACTTGCATCCTCATGTAAATCGCTGCAAGCGTTTTCAATTACATTAGCAGCATCAATACCAACTTCTGCAATAGAACACACCCATAATCTTTCTGGTATAATATCTTCATCATCACAATCACTAGCCCAATATTCAAAAAAGTCATCTGTATCGATAAAATATTTATCAAACTCTTCACAATACAACATTGTTGTTACATCTGCTTCCTGAACATCTTTCGCTTTGGAAACCATATCATTATATTTTGCAATTCGCTTTTCTTCTTCATCTTTCTTAAATCCCTCACAGTTACAATGGTAATATCCCCTTTGCTTAAATGGTTGTTTACAATACTCACACAGCTTTTGTACGCCATTGTAACAATCCGGACAAAAAGATAATGCTTGGTGCTTATATGGGAAACGCTCTCTTTTACCGGCCTCAGATGTATCACCATGGATTCCATAAACATTATTCTCTATTCGCATTCCCAAACCATGACAAGTAGGACAAATACGTTCATCATCTTGTAAGTCTTTGATAAGCTCTTTGGGAAACATCTTTTTGACTGTTTCTTCTATATTAATAGCTTCTCTTTTTATCATTTATTCACTCCTTAAAACTGCATACTTGATATTTTTTATATCCAAATTAATATCGTTTTTCTTTACAACCTTGATATAATCATGTATAATATAAATCAAAAAAACCTAAAACAGACTAAACAACAATCAAATATAAAACCAAAACAGAAAAATATTAAAAACGTAGAGAAAATCAAAAAAACTTATTATTTATATACTGTAGCTAGTAACACTCTCACATTTTTCTGAAAGGTGGTGCTTCATGTGGAAGCTCTTTTGGGCGTTGTTTTTACTTTGGTTTTGGTGATTTTGATTATATATGGCATTCGAGCTATTTTACATATATGTATAAAAGACCAAATTCACGATGTAAAAATAAAAACTAAATTCTTTAACATAGAAATATCAAAACACGATTCATGCAGGGACGGCGAATAAGCCGTCTCTATTATTATCTTGAAATATCGTTTTCATTTAGATTATCGTTTCAATTTCCATTTCAATAATTTACTAAAAGTTAACTCTGGCAGATTATCATCACCTAAAAATACCAATCTACTTCTTTTTCCTCTTTTAGAATAAAGTATTTTATATGTAAGTTTGATTGATAATCTCTCCCAAATAGTCAATCTTCTTTTTCTAGTCGCTATTTCTGTCATAAAACCCGTTCAATTCTCTCCTCTCTATCAATAAACCATAAGAATGTAAAGATTTATCGGTCTATACTTTTTAAATGTTCCTCAACTCTATTTCTTCCCACCTCAAATATTTCTCTATCCTTTTCAAAACATATGTAATTTCTATTAGTATTAATGGCAGCTATTGCCGTTGTCATGCTACCGGCACAAGAATCTAAAACGGTATCATCTTCATTTGAATAGGTTTTTATTAACTCCTCAATTAAAGCCACTGGCTTTTGTGTCGGATGCAATGCTGATTTCTGAATATCTTTTGCAAAAGTCCATACAGATTTTGGATATCGTTCTGTACTATCATAGGTAGTAAGACCAGCAACTCCATAATCAGTAGACTGCTTGCAATTTACTTTATGTTCCGCTTTACTTACCTTCCTAACATGTCCCATTGTCTTTTGGGGACTATATGTAGGTGGTTTCTTATAAAATACACAAATATCTTCATGAGATCTTAGTGGCATTTTTTTAGCATTGTAAAATCCAGTTGGTTGAGTCTTTTCCCAAATCAGATTATATTTCCATAATTTTCGGTTGCTTTGCATTAAATCAGCAGTAAACATTCCGTTTGCAAATAAGATAATTGCTCCATTATCTTTAATTATTCTCTCATACTGCTCCCATAATGGTTTAAATGGTATAACCGTATCCCACTTATTTCGAGATTTTTGTCCTTAACCATACGGAAGATCTGTGCAAATCATATCTATTGATTTATCAGGAATATATCGCATCAATTCCAAACAGTCCTCGTTATAAATATTGTTACTTTCTATTTTTACTTCCGTAATTTTTCATCACCACTCTTTCGTTAAATAATTATGTTTTATATGTTCCCATTCATTTGGGTTATAATTAAATTTTGCTCTATTCACACACCATGGAATTATTCTGAGATTACTCAAATCCCAACCACCTCCATTGGATAGTGGAATTATATGGTCTAATGACGGCTTTGCGTATTTCGCTTTATTCTCATTTATCCAATTATCATATGTATTATTGAATCCTTTATTATAATAAAAATATTCTATAAAATTTATATATTCTTCATTAGCGAAGTTTTTACCAACTCTATCTCTACTCATAATATGGTTTAAGTATTTTAATTTTTCTATATCCTCAAACGATCGTAGCCACTCTAAAGAAACTTTTCTATGTAGGTGTCCGAGTATGTTCTTATATAAAGATTCTTTTGGCATCTTTTTACCTTTGTTTCTTGCCACCTTGCCTTTTTGTGCCAATCCTATGTTCTTTCTATGCTCATCTGTAAATGGTTTTCTTTTGTAACCCTTAGAACTTTTTCTTTTTCTATTCTTTCTGGTAATTTCTATTTCATTTTTTTCTAATATTCTTTTTATTCTATGATGATCTGTTCCATATTCATCTGCTATCATTCGTAACGAAAATCTATCTTCTACATATAGTTTTATAACTCTCTGTTCATCATTTGCTAAAATTTCTAATATAACGTTCCTCCTTAATCCTTTTCATCCCTGTAAGACAATCTTCATTTAGTAAATATTTTTCTCTATTTTTAACTACCGAAAGGCTCATATGACTATTGGCTGCAGCACCCTAATCCTTTCTGTAATTTTTATTTATCTATTTCTGCTATGTCATTCCCGAATTTATCAATTTCACCTTTGTTAATCATATTCGCTATTTTTATAAGGTCATCAGCCTTGACGAAACCTTTCCAATAACTCGTCGAACGTCCAATTGCGGAATTTTCAATCAACTTAATTAGAGCTTTTGTTTCTATCGTATTGTCCATTTACATTTCTTACCTCCAACGAAATTCGTAATTCTTATGATTAATTCTCTACTGGAACCCATTTCTTAATCTTTACTTCTTTTAACTCTACTTCGGTACATTCAATCTCGTCTTCGTATTCCCAAGGAATTTCATACTGACACTCAGTAGCTCCTTCTGAATAAGTCGTCATGTAAAACTTCCCTTTATCTGCAAACACTATTTCGTGATAAATAGACCATCTTCCAGTGTCAATAATATTATCAACAATTGTATTTTCATAAGGTAAATCAAGTTCGTTCTTAAGATAGTCTTTACTAAATTTTATCGTAGCCATTTATTCCACCTCCACAACTCCCCAACCCTGACATTGAGGACATTCACAATATTTTTTATTAATATTAATCATAATTTCATCTAAATAGCTGTTAACCTTTTTCTCTAAATCTTTATAATTTTCCCCTATTATTGGAGAAGGAATTACGCAATCTTTTCCATAATCACTTGAACTGGGTGTCTTAATATTTAAGATAGGAACAGATTTATCAGATACCATTTTTTCAACCCATTTTGGCTTTCTTCTTTTATTCATCCAAGAATTATTTGTATCAACCATTTTTGTATATGGATTAGCCAATCCGATACTTCTTGTCACTTCAAAATGAAAATCATAATCAGAAGTTACTTTTGCAATAGAAGTATTTATATTAGCTTTTACATGTTCCCTAATCAAATCAAAAACCTGCTTGGAATCCAATTTACATGGCATATCCTGATAAATTTCCTCTGGATATTCGATTTCTGTCAATAGCCCAACACTTGCTTGATATGTATTCGGAATAAATTCAAAATCTTTCTTCGTGTATACTTTATCAATAGTGAATTCTACGTCCTCAAATCCGCCATCTATCTCATCATATTTTAATGAATAGCAACCAATTATTTCATCATATTCATCAGTGTTATACATTCCCATTGTAATGATTTGTGGCATTAATTCTGTAGCAGCATAACCAGATTTTAATTCATACCTTTTATCTATTTGCTCATTTGGCTTTTTAATTGTTATGTTTTTGGGAATACGAGGTAATTTGTACCACCCATTTTTATTTGTTTTTTCTGCTTTTTCTCCATCAAAAAATAAATTATCAAGAGACGTGCTATATCTTTCATTTTTTGAAATATAAATGTAATCAATGCAATCTATAATCTTAAAATCCAATTTTTATCCTCCATACCTTATTTTGTAATCCCAACACCGCACAACTCAACACTTGTTATCTTGTTTCTAGTAAATATAACTGACTCTGATGTTCCACCATGCCACAATGAGCCAACTGCTTTTATGTACGAATTCTCACCATCATCAATTAATTCAAACTCCCGAATAACACCAACAACTGTCGAACTACCATCATCATTAATAATTTCAATGGGTAATCCAACTGCCTTCTTAACAGCTTCTTCCCATGACTCTCTTGTATAAATATCTCCATTGCAATCAGGCTCATCAAAATGGCAAGGGATTTCAAATGTTACTTTTACATTTTCTGTTCTCAATTATACATTCTCCTCTAATTAAAAAATCGAGTCTATCAATTTATAAATAATAATACCCACAACAATGATCAAAACGCATACAACCAAAGCTTCTGGCATTGTCAATCCCGATCCTATTACTGTTTCTGTAACACTATTCATTACAATTCCCCTTTTATAATCTGTTTAATACTGCAATTGCCTTATCTACATGTTCTTGATGTAATCCGCCATTCTTATCAAACCAACTTGGTTGAATCCAATTTTTCTCTAAAGCATAATCAGACCAATCGTGATTTTCATCATCTAAAATTACATATGACTCAGGCTTATTATCATCAATCCACTTTCTTACCTCTGCTCCTCTACCAGTGCCGTAAACACACTTGATATTAATCGTGTCTTCGAGAGTCATTACTTCAACTGCTGGGTTGTCATCAGAAATTTGAGCTGGGATATCTGGTGTAACATCGAAGATTTTTAGTCCGAAATCGTTTAGTACACTTTCCAACACTTGATAGAACCTTCTCTTTATACCGGTTTCCTTTTCAAATCCAACCTTCCAAGAAGATGACAACACAATAATTGCATTTGTAGCATCTACTATCTTTTTTAATAGTGACACTTTTTTTGGATCAATGCCATTTGTTAATTCATTCCTATATCCTGAATATGTAAGTTCTCCATCTACATCTAAAAATATTACTTTAATAATTCCACCACCTCTCTTCAAAGGAAACTAAAATTTCATTAGTTTAAAATACTTGTTTTGCTACTTTTGAAATATGGCTACTTCCATTATTTTTTAAATAACCAAAGAAATATTTGCCTTTTACACCTCGAATTGCAAATGTATCAATTGCTTTCTCTTCATCATTTATAGAAAGTAAAACTTGATCCACTACTTTGTCATTATCATCCACTAATACCCACATAACTAATTCCATTATTGCTTCCTCCATTTATCCTATCAGCGGTCTTTCATATGTAACCAGTTTCTCAATTATCAGATCCTTTGGAAGTAAATCTCTACAGAAATAAGCTGTTGCAAACGGACTTCCTTTTACCACACTATCCATATGTTCTTTATCGTGATAGCTAACTCTCGCATCAAAACTAAGAATCTGAATACCTTCTTTGAAATATTTATATCTTGTTTTCCCCTGTAATGAATTGAGTGGAAGTAATATTGCAAACGGTTTGTTAAATGAATACAATCGTTCTAATATCTTGTCCTTTACTGAAAAAGGTGGATTTGATACAACGATATCCCAATTATCAGGTTCATATTCAAAGAAATTACATCCTTCCATCAAAGAACTTCTTACGACATTAAATCCTTCTTCATTTAATCTCTGATAAAATGCAGACCACTCATCATCAAATGGGCACCAAATAATCTTATCCTTTGGTAAGTATTTGACTATATGATCTACTATATAATAAGGAGAAAATAATTCATTGTCTTCTATATCAGATGTTAAATATCCTATGTTTAATCCCAATCTTCCACCAAATCTATCGCTGCGCAGCTCCACCGGTGAAATAAATTTTTTGTCCTTTCTTTTTTTGTTGACCGATGAACTCAGTCTTTTAATTTGATTTTCTTTCTACAACAACAATCGTATCATTATGCCAACCACCATAAGGAACCAATAAAATTTCCTTTATGTATTAATTATCTTATAGGCATGATAGAAAATGTATTTTTATTTGGCATTTACCAAACTCTTTTTATTTCCATTATGTATGAGGAGTAAGTTGCAACTTAACGGTATACAAAACCTCTTTCCTCCTATATTTATATTTCTTCACTTTCTTTTAAAAATAAATGAAAGCATTATTTAATGGGATAATAGGCTTGACTAAGCCATTTCAGAATTGATATAATTAGAATATCAACTCAGGATTATCCCTAGTTGTGTTGCAAGAACAGTCTGCTCACCGACCAAAGTTAGTCAGACTGTTCTTTTATTTATTCTCTTTTTAGCTTTCTTTTTCTGAAATATATGTAACACCATATTTTTCTTCATCTCTCTCATCTGCATCTCTAATAAATTTAGCTTTATAGATATCGCAGTTGCATCCCATCTTCTCACTTCTGCCGTCTAATTCAGACAATATATTATCAGCACACCAAGACCCATCGTTATAATGGAGACATATTTGTTCTTCGTCCCAACACTCAGGAACAGATAGTACAGTTCTAAATGTAAAATCTACAACAACCGTTTTACTTCTAATAACACAATCTTCTTTGTGTTGTTCGCCTATCAATTGGCCGCAATAAAAACATCTGTCTGGTTTACCGGCTGGTCTAGTAGAACTTTCCGTCACTAACCACTTTTCTTTTTTCATCACATCACCCAACTAACTTCTTATATTTATCCAACATTTCTTTCAAAATAGGATTCTGATTTGCATACATCTCGTACTTATTTACCTCGTCCATTTCCCTAATAGCCCTATCCATAGACTTCTTTAATTCTTCCGCTTCTTTTCTCTTGGCAACTCTTTCTTCATAAGCAGAAGTATCTACTTTCCCTATAACCTCGGCTGTTATATTCCCCTTATATCTTTGCTCTGCTTCTTCCGGCGTAATGATTTCTGTAATAGTATGTATAGTTTCGCTTCCAGACACAATAATTCTATCCCCTACTTGATACTCTGTATTATCTTCGTAAATAGCAAAATGATAATTTTTATATCCTTGATTAACCACTGCTACTGCTTTAAATCCTGTTAATTTACTCATATTATTTTCCTCGCTTTCTAATTTTAAATATTCTTTATTAATCCAGAAACATCCGGTTGCACTACTAAACTTATCATTTCGTAAATCGTCTATCTTCACTGCGTAATTTCCAGCACTACTTATTTCGCTTTTAATTGTTCCGTGATGCCCAACAGTATTTTTGTAACTTCTCCAATACTTATTATAATCGGTTATAACAACACGCGTTTCCATTTGCATTATTTCACCTACTTTCTTCGAAAGAAATCGTTGCTTCAAAGGGTTAGCCAGCCGTTACACCAACTAACCCTATAATATTATTCTCCTAATTCATCAAGCATTTTCTGTAAATCATCAAATGATGCATTCTGCAAGGCTTCATCCTGTTTAGTAGCCATAATTTGCATAATCTTTTGTTTTTGTTCTCTCATTATATTTGCTTTTTCCCTTGTTTCTTTTTCTGATAATTTTACGGATACGATGTATTTTACAATTTCAATCTGTAATTCGAGTTCCTCATCAGCATTAGATTTTGTATTTAATAAGCTTTCTTCTTCTGCTTGTTTCTTCTGTGAATTGAGATTTTTAAATACTGAGTCAAGCGCAGATACGCTCATATCCCACAAATCTTCCACTGAAACCATTCCCTTATAAGGAAACCTCATCTTGTTTCTAGTTGCTAAAATAAACATTTTTTCTGTACTCATAATCCTTATTCTCCTTTTCTTAATTGATGTTAGAATTTAAATAGTACAAGTCAAAATGAGAAATTCCAATATAAAAAATTATGGTACAATACTTGTACTGAATCATGGAGGGTCTCATTATGCCGAAGAACTATGACAAACAATTTAAATTGGATTGCATCCAGTACTATCATGACCACAAGGAGCTTGGTTTGATTGGCTGTGCCAACAATCTTGGAATCAGCCACCAGTCTATATCAAGATGGCAAAGAGAATTTCGTGAGACAGGTGATCTCGAATCTAGAGGCTCTGGAAATTTCTCTTCGGATGAAGAAAAGGAGATTGCCCGTCTTAAGCGTGAATTGCGCGACACACAGGATGCACTTGATGTGTTAAAAAAAGCCATCGGCATTCTGGGAAAATGACGCAAGCCATTTACCTCGAAGTATCTGAGAAGACAGAAGCTTCCAAGAAAAACGGACGCCGTGTTTCTGTCTCCAGAGTGCTGCGAATCTTAGGCGTTTCACGATCGGGATATTTCGCATTTTTAAGAAAAACTCCTTCAAATACACTCGTACGAAAGAAAACTATAAAGGCCAAAATAAGAGAGATTTATGATGGCTCCAAACAAAACTATGGTGCTCCCAAAATCACCAAAGAGCTCAAAAAAAAGGGAGAAGTTATTGCAGAACGAACGGTTGGTACCTACATGAAGGAAATGGGAATTAAAGCGCAATGGGTAAAACCATGGACAATCACTACAAAAGATTCTGATTTTAGTAACGAACTTCAAAATATCCTTGATGAACAATTCAATCCTGACCGCCCTAACGCTGTTTGGTGCACCGATATCACTTATATTTGGACCGTAGACGGATTTGTCTATCTGACAAGCATTATGGATTTGTATTCCAGGAAAATCATTGCATGGACACTTTCAGAAACGTTAGAGGTTTCTTGTGTAATTGATGCCATAACCAAAGCAAAAGCACGTCGCAAAACAGATCTTCCGTTGATTATACACAGCGATCGCGGCTCTCAGTATGTTTCAAAAGCCTACAACGAAGCAACCGAAAATATGAAGCGTAGTTATTCAAAAAAGGCCTTCCCATGGGATAATGCATGTATTGAATCATTTCATGCACTCATAAAACGGGAGTGGCTGAACCGATTTCATATCCTCGATTTCGACCAGGCTTATCGCCTCGTATTTGAATATCTAGAGGCATTTTATAATACAAAACGTATCCACAGTCACTGTGATTATATGTCACCAAATGACTTTGAAAAACTATATGAGCAGAGCCAAGATGGCCGCCTGCTTCTAGCAAGTTAATGTGAGGAATTTTTTCTCATTTTAACTTGTACTAAATCTTGACATAGGACCAAATTAAAATTTAATTTTCATTACTCTTTCTGTTGCGCCTTTTACTTTAACTATTAAATCAGCTCGCTTTGTCATACTAAATCCAACTCCTGAAAGCTGATCTTCTAAATCTTCTACCTTGCACTTTGCTCCCAATGCCTCGAAAACCCTTTTATGGTCTGCTAACTCATTCTTTAAAAACTCGTTATAGTAGCCATTCGGTGACTCTGGATTCACACAATCTTTCAACATGAAGAACAGATGTCTGTGTCCAATACCGTCTTGCTCATCAAAGTAGTTAGGGCTATAGCAAATCACGGAAACTGGTGTAAACTGATTTGTACTCACTCCCCAAACATCCCTACTTGAAATCGTTGAACTACCAGATAATTTCTCTTTAATGGTAAATTCTCCGTTTACATCCAAAGTAACTTCTGCTACTTGAACATTCTCACCACTTCTTATTGATTTATTATAATCGAATGAATAGATTTCACCATTGAATTCAATCTCTGCCCTAAATCCATTTCTCACACTACCAGAATATTGGTGTGCGAAAAATCTATATATACCTGGTTGCATTTTTAATTGATCTGCCCATGTAATATTTTCAACAGCTACTTTACCACCAGGATTAACAATATCAACATCCAACTGACCACCCAACCTTGAAACATCTGGTTTTCTATCAGAGCCGAAATAAATCTCATTACCATTAGGCTCTTTACAATGTGCATCCAAATCACAATTGTCTTTTCCATCCTCATTCCATTGAATGGAAAATCTTAAAACACCATCTACATTACCACCGGCAGCCTTCACGTTTTGTTTCATGTCACTATCTGTGATATTTCCTGTGTAAGCCCAACTCATTCCATTATTCCACTTAAACATTGTTTTAGCATCTGGATTAATTGGGGCAATTAAAGATACAAAATTCTTATCATGTTTATTCTCTACAAACACCTCAACCTCTTTTGTAGTTGGAAGTACATTGTCAATAAAATCTTTTGCAGTAACATCCTCTACCTTAGAAAATCTCTTAGGATTTACAACAACATCTTTTTCCATTTCTCCAAAAATATCATCCACTCCCACAATTCTTTTAGCGGAATCCTTATTTGAGAAAAGAATATTATTCACCGTAATATCATCAAGCGTTGCAAATCTTCTATTTAACGAATCCATATAACCCAATTCTGTAATAGTTTTCTGTGCGTCTTCAAGCATTTTCTTGGTAAAAATAGCCTTTGGGCGTTTATAATTCGACGGAGCTACTATCTGTTCATATTTCTTAACAGCTAAGTCTAAATCCATATCTTCACTGATATTAACGAGCAATGTTCCAATACTATGGTTTCTAATTCTGCCAATAGCCACACCAGCTTTTACAGATTGTTCCCATGTATATAATTCTTTCTCTTTTTCGGATGATAATTTGTCATATTCTTTCTTATATTTACGAAATTCTGTAAGTACGCCTTTCCATTCTTCACCTTTGTAGAGAGTATTCGAATTGATAAGTTCTAAAACTGTATCAAGTGCACTTATAGAAATTTCATCTAATGAACGCTTAAATACATTTCTTGTATCTCTAAATCCTCCCTGAATATCTCCAATTGAACGGCTACTTCTATCAACAAACTTGTCCGGTAAGTCAAGATAAAAATGATCCCATTTATGCATTTTTCCGTTCATATCTTCATAATTGAAATCGGTGCCAATTTTCTTTTCCTTACTAATATAGATATCAGTTACAACATTAGATTTAATAAAAGATGCCAATGCATTTGCTACTGGTTGATATGTAGTATCATTTAGTTCTAAATCCCAAACTGTATGTACTTGATTGTCTTTGATAATAACTGCGTTGCCAATATTTTTAATAAAGTGTCGGCAACAACTGCAATCATTTTCTGTACGTTCTCTAAATATTTTATTAGTACCGGGTGGATAACTACTAAGATAGGTATTCCATAATTCATCCTTATCTACTTCCACCTCAAATAAATGTGTCACATCTTTAGTCATTTCTTTAAAATGCTTTTGCAATTCCTCTTTGAATTTAATAAATCCCATATTTTCTCTCCTTTTTACATACTATATGTTGTGTTTATATTGTATTTGCCACTATATGTTGATACTTTTTTCCGTTAAAATCCTGATTTCGTCTCCATTTATATTTTTTATATATCTACTTTACTAGTATCTTTCTATTTACTTCTTATTTTATTTTTGCTATAATTCCCCAAAGGAGTGTTGTATATATGAGTAAATTTATTTGGAATTTAAAAACAAAAGAAATTCTAAATTACATTAAAGATAATCAAAATAAAATAGCTTTTAATCTAGGCGTTTCTCCAAATTTTAAAGATTTGAAAGATTTGACTGATTGGAATTCACAAGAAATAATACGTGCAACTGACATGATTAATCTTGTCGAACATAATTGTGGCTTAAAATGCGTATGCACTATTGGCTGCTCTAAGTGTTGTTCACAAGCTATTTATATTGATCCTATTGAATTTGAAATGTTAAAGTACCATATAAATTTTTTAAATAAAAGAGTTAAAAGGTATCTTGGCAACACTGCCAACAATATATGTAATGCTGTGAACGAGTCACTTGTACCATTCAAAATATTGCATATAACAAACGACGAAAGTTACAACATAAACTTAGAATATTCAAAATTGAACAAACAATGTTTATTTTTAAATGATAACATTTGTTCCATTTATAGCATTAGACCTAATACTTGTTGGACTTTCAGGCAGTATAATAATAGTAAATATTGTGATATAGTAAATAAACTAAATTATGATTACAGTTATACAGGTTTCGACACCTACGTTACAAACATAAGACATAAATATGGACAAAAGTTCATTGATCATAGTGAACATTATTTACTTCCTTACGCAGTAAGAAAAATAATCAATGGTTCTTAATAAATAGAGTAAAAATTTTTACTCTATTTATTTCTCATATCAATATTTAAGTAGCTTCATATTTCTCTTCCTAATCTACTATTGAAATATTCGTTTCACAAGACTTATTAAATAATTCTTCTATATCCCTATCCATCTCATATCCCAACTTAACACAATTTCCATGAGAAATATGATTTTTCCATGCACAATAAGACTCATTAAATTTATCCTTGCTTAACTTACCTTTATTCACTAAGTTAGCCATCTTTCTAAATTTTTTCTTTGCAGCTCTTTTGTTCTCATTCTTTAATTTACGAATAACCCTGCCATCTTCCGTAACATATGTATGAAAACCACAAAACTTAATTCCATTTTTGAAAGGTATAATTTGAGTTTTGTTATTCAATTCTAATCCAAGGGAATGAACAAATTCATAAATATTACTTAAACACCACTTAGCACATTCTTTTGTTTCTACAATTAAATAAAAGTCGTCCATATACCTTCCATAATATTTCACACCTAATTCGCCGGTTACAAAATGATCTAATCCGGATAGATATAATAATGCAAATACTTGACTTACTTGATTTCCAAGTGGAAGCCCCAATCCTTCTGTGCTATTTATAAACTTTTTACACAACCAAAATACATCTTTATCTTCTATAAAATAAGCAACTATATCTATTAAAATATCGCGATTTATATTATAGAAGAATTTACTTATATCGGCTTTAACTATCCAACAATTATATCCATATTTCTGATATGCCAAATACATTTGTGCCTTTAAACAATCGAGTCCGTATAACGTTCCCTTTCCAATTTGTCCAGCATAATTAGTTTGAATAAATTCAGATTCCAATTTAGGAATTAATACGTTATCGCATAAGCTGTGCTGAACTATTTTATCTACAAATGAACCTGCTTTAATAATTCTCTCTTTTGGTTCATATATTGTAAATTCATTATATTTAGATACTTCGTATGTTTTGGTTTCTAATCTTCTTTTTATTTGATGAATTCCATCAAGAGTCGCCACTTGGAATTGTTGACTGCTCTTTGAAAATCCCTTACCTGATTTTGATTTTTTATAAGCTTGATATAAATTACCAAAATCCGTAACGACCTCAAAATCTGTTTTATCTTCTGTCATAATATTTCAATCCTTTGTATTTATCCTGCCTTTTATCAGACAGGAAAGGTTGTCTATTCTTTTGATATCGGGACTCTAATTTCGGTGTTTCTCCTACTTTCTTTCGTCTTCCGACCCAGAACGGACGCACGCCTTTGTCATTCCAGTTACAATCGTTGTAGTTCACGTTGCCATTGGAGTTAACACACTGAACGTTGGAAGTCAAGCAACAAACAACCCATTTTCATATCTATCTCTGTTTGTCTTTAGAGCGCCATGCAATCGCCATATATTTCACATCATTAACTTGCTTTTGCCAATATGAAACAGTATCGGTTCCAACTAAATTTAATTTCATAGAAAGTTCTACATAACACGATAATTTATCACAACATGAAATCGCCTTGGTCTGCAATTCTTGTCGTTCGGATTTTGAAGTATCTAATTTAATCCTATTGGCATCAATCAAATATTCATAAATATCCATACAACATTCCTGGATACGTCTTACTAACATTAAATGCTTAACTGGAAATCTTTTTCTATTTGATGTGATTGTCATTGTGTATTCCATAAGATTTATTGCTTTTACAATAATATCCAGTTTATTTTCGCTCACTATTTTGCTCCTTGTTGTCAATCTCATCCAAAGCTCACGGGCAGGGCTTACGCCCTAGCCCTGTTCACTGGCTGCCCTCTACTTACTTGCAGATACTAAGATATCAGATTTCAAGATAAAAAACGGACGCACGCCCCTGCCATTCCAGCAACAATCGCAGCAGTCCACGAGGCCATCGGAGCCAACACACTGAACGTTGGAAGAATCTCTCCTAGAAGGAGTCTGATTTGGTGTTGCAAGCCAATACCAATTATCTATTAGTTGAATTTGGTTTCCAAACTTCATTAATAATTCAATATTTGGAATGGCCAGAAGATCTCCTTCTACATTTCCGTAATCTTTAAACCCATCCATAGAAGTAAGGTCTAATGTAATTGGAACAAGGTTATCGCCAAACTTTTCCTTTAAATTCGCCAGTAGATTACTAGATAGCAAATCTGCTCTAACAGCAGATTCTCTGTAGTCGTTTGTTTTTCCAAAGTTGGATTTAGACATTATTCCATTCATGAAGTAATATGTATATTCTCCTTCTGTAACCGGTGTCCAATCATATCCGCAAATAATATTTTTAAGTTTATCCTTCATATATTCGCCAACTGCATTTCGCATTTCTATTTCATATCTGCCTGAGTCTTCATCAAACCAATCGGGTACAATATCTTGATCAACAATATATTCCCATTTGTCAATATCAATTGCCTTATTTCCATCTGGCGGCACTAACTCTGCTCTAACAAATGTCTTTGATGCATTAAAATGAGAATCTTCAATATTTAAACTCCTTAATAAATCTGAGTGACTTTCATTCCCTTCTGGCGCTAATATCACCCTGTTTTTTAAGATTACTGCTGATTTAAATCTACACATAATTCATCTCTCCTTTTTCTACTATATTTAATATCTATACTTCATTGCCTGCTATTTCTAATAAGGCAATTACATCTGTTACAGAAATGGCTTTCTCTTTTGCTTTTTCAATTAACTTGTCGGGGACCGCTACAAAATCTAATTTGTTATTGCAATGATAACTGCGACATCCCTCATACTCATCAAATGCTCTGCAAAAATTACACTTATTAAATTCATTACTAGGCATTAAGCAGCTACTCCCTTCTTAATAAAATTCTCTAAGTCTTTAAGCATATGTATGTAATTCTTCTTTTGGTCAATAAAATATGTATTATTATTTTTTGCGTATTCAAGCATCCACTCATCTAAATCCTTGTCTTCTTTATACGAATACGAAATCATTGCCAGCAAAGATACTCTGTTTGCTTTATTAAGCAATTTCGAACCATCCTTTACGGCTTTATCAAGTAAATCGTCAAGTGATTGCTCATAAAGTTCCATATCAGCTTTTATATCTTCAATATCCATGCCAACATTTTCCGCAATAAATTGCTCTTTACTCACTTCGTTATTCTCTATTTCCAGCTCATTTTTGCTAAATTCCACATTCTTAATATGTAAAAAATCATTCATTAATTTTTCAAGCATGTCCAATTTTTGAATGATGACCCTCTTGTCTTTAGTACCCTTCCCTCCGTCAACTGTATCGAAGGATCTGTTATCATATTCTTCAAATGTTTTGTTATGTAATTCACTTGTAAATTCTTTAAGAAAATCTCTAAATCTACTATCATCTAAACCTAATTTTAAAAACCTATGAAAAAATGCAAACCAAATAAATGAATCTTTCATATTAAATATTTCTTTAAAATTATCATCTACTACAGGCTCTAAGCGACTAATCACTTCTTTTAAAACATCAAACTCTTCATCTGTTGCATTATTGTTTAAATACTTTCCAATATCTTTAGGAGTCTTTTTCCATTTGTCCAAATGAAACATTACCATCACTGACTCCATAATAATTCGTTCATAGCCACCCTTTATTTTTTCTTTACCCAAATCCTTCATGCAATCTTTAAAAAATCTCATATCTATAATTGCACGAATTTTTCGTGCAAAGTTGTTTAAGTATGTAAAGGCTTTTTGTACCGTGTTCATTCCGCGATGATTATTATAGCGCCTTATTAGTTTTGATATTTGTTCCATTGTGCAATTTTGATGTACTGCCATTTCTATTTGATAGTCATCAAATTTTTTCTTTAGTTCATTTGGCAATTCATCGAACGTTTTACCTTTAATATCAAATTCGACAGTATCCTTAATTAAATTACCCTCTTCGTCTCTACAAACTTTTCCATCTTCTATTTTGTTCTTTTGATACTCTATAATACTATCTTCAATAGCTGATGTAATTGTCCAGTTGCCATATCTGTACAAATCCAATGTCGAGCTTCGTTGTAGTCCATCAATAACCCAAAGCTGTGTTGTATCATCTTCTCTTTCTTCTTCTCCTAATATAATTGGTGGAATATAGTCATCGGTAAGTACTGTAGCAACCAATTCATTAATCATACTGTTATCCCATTGACCAGATAATCTCTGTACATCCTGGTCACTTCTAATCTCTTGATTTTCTTCTTTCATCTTTTCAAGATACGATTTTAATGCTAATGTTTGTTTTCTAATTTTCTTCGCCATGACTATGTCCCCCAAATTAATATAATATTTTTACGTTTTCATACGCTCTTATGGTAAGCATGTTATCTGAATATTCTTTTTTGCTTATATGTAATAATTCTCTAATATCTTCCTGGGAGTATCCATCAGACAAGAATAATACAATTTGTCTTTGTACTTTAGATAACTTTTCTAGGTACTTTTCAATTTTGTCATTAGATGAAAGTCCAATTTCTTCTGATAGCTCGTCCTCTACTTTAAATGATGACGCTACTTTTTCACTTAAATCAATTCCGTCATCGGTGGGAGCATCAATTGAAATATTAGGAATAATGATAGGATTATTATTTTCATCTTTTACAATATTCCCCTCTTCGTTTGTTTGCAGATTACAACGTTTCCAACGTGTATTGTCTCTTGTCCAATCATAAAAGGTTCGTTTAATGTTTCCCGTAAGAAAAGTCTTAAACTGGCAGTCCTTAGTGGCGTCATAACGCTTTACACTATCATCTAGCGTGTCTACCGCAAGAGCATATAAATCATCGTGGTACATTTGTGGAACACCTTTTTTGAAAATTATAGGATCACATATTTTTTTCAATATATACAGTTCATTATCACAATACTCTTCAATAATCTTAATTTCTGTTTCAGAGTATTTTCCCTTGTTTTGTTGTTTTTGCATATTATTCATTGTCACACCCACCCACTAATTTTTCATTGAATTATTCATAAATCAAACAGCTCTTTCATAATTCTAGGCTCATATTGTCTGACATCCATTCCAGCCACGCACTTTTGAATTTCATCAGTCGCTGTTTCCGAAATCTTTTTACCAAGTATAATAGCCAATACTTCCAATTCATTTTTGACACTTCTACGTTTTATGCGTCTATCCTTTATCATCTTATATGTCATGTAACCCTGTGCTGCATTAAGATTTACGAACTCTATGTAGTGCGAAATATCGGACAACTCTTTGTCTATTTCACTTAATTGCTTTAATAATTCCTCTTTCCTATGTAATGCATCATTAGCCAACCCATTTAGGTCAGATACCTTGTCCAACCACTTCTGGATATTATCAGCAACCATAACCTTTTCAGTATTGTATGTAGTATCCTTGATAGTTGCTTGCTTTACTAGAGACGGTGGTTTGTCCACCTTCTCTACACGAAATACTGTTTTCAGTGCTTTAGGAAGAGAATTATTGTACAACGCATTTGCCTGTCTCTGGGTGTAAAGGTCAGCAAAAGTCTCACATGACGTAGGAACATATTTGCCTTTTCGGTCTTTCATAATCCATCGTGAACCATCTGTAATAACATAATCTGCCATGTATTTTTCTCCTTTTTTGATTTTTGACAACAAAATATCACACCAAAGTAATTTCTATTACTTTAGCTCTCACTTACTTATTCTCTTTTTGTAATTGGGATTTTATAGCAGAACTGCCTTAACACAAGAATTTACTTGACGAATCAAGTGAAAGTATGTAAAATGTGCTTAGACATAGCTTTTCTGCTATGTTTCATAATTTGCGTCAATTCTGACGTGTATTATGTTATATATGTGTAATTTGAAAGAAGGTTCAATCTTGGAGGTGCGCCAACACCGATGAAAAGATTAGCCTTCTTTCTTTTTGCGTGACTTGTTTACTATTATATATCCGAACACGCGTTCTAGTCAATACCAAAAGCAAACATATGTTTATATGTAAGTTTGGTAATTGTCACGAATTTTATTCTCGAAGAAGTATAGTACTTAACTTACCTCGCGGTTCATAATTAATTACATCAACCTGCTTTGCTGTAAAAACTCTTAACTGATTGACAAAATCATCATATACCCTTGCTATTGTTTCAGCTTCTTGAATAAGTTTCTCACAATCCCTAAAATTCCTCTTTTTAAATTCTGTGTTACAATCATCTGTTTCTAAATTAGAAACAGCGAGCAAGACAATTGCATCGTCCTTAGCAACCTTTTTTGCCTCTTCCATACTCATCATTATATATTGCACTTATGCCACCTCTCCAAAATTAGCGTCATATACACGCTTAATTCTTCTTTTCTCATTAATTTCAGTTATAGAACCAAGATATTTGATAATTCTTTTTTCTGATACTTGTCTCATACATTCTCCTAAAACCATAGAATCTTCAACTATTCCTTTGCCTTCTCCTTTTGTAATGAGAGTATGCGTTGGTTGGTTGAGGCGTTTGATTTGTTTTGTTAATGGCATTACAATAGTTGTGCTGCTATGTATATTACCCATATCATTTTGTATAATAATAGATGGACGTATTCCGCCCTGCTCCGAGCCTATTACTTCTATTCCATAATCAACAAGAACAATATCAAACCTTTTTAAATTATGTGTCATATTTACGCATCCTCCTCTCTGATTAGTGCCTTTATATTTCATATTATACACAAGTACATATAGGTTGTCAAGTAACTATAAGTAAAATATTTCCTATATTTATTTTCCTATATGTATGATATTATCTATATGTACACTAGTATGTATAGTCATGGACAAGGAGAGATATCAACATGCGTTTAAATATTAAAGATAAGTTAGATAATAAAGGAATAACCAGGTATGAGTTGGCAAAACGTATTGACGTTACTTACAAGACCGTAGATAAAATATATAATGGCGAATCAACTAGCATAAAGCTGGAAATACTCGAAGCAATCTGTCTCGAACTCGAATGCACACCAAATGAAATTATGGTTTCAGATGATCCTCGATTAAATCGCTTAATGGCATATTTTATGTTAAATAAACAAAATAAAAAAGACGATAGTGAATAATTTCTATCGTCTTTTTCTTCATCAAACATTATTATAAATCTAGTTTTTGCTGATAATTTCCTTCAACAATTGCTAAATTACATGGTATTTTATTCAGCATAAACTCTACACAACTTTCATCAAACAACCACGTTTCTGCTTCTTCAGGTTCGATTATTAAAGGCATCCTATCATGTATCTGATGCATCGTTTCATTTGCATCAGTTGTTAAAATTGTAAATCTTCTATCCAATCCAAAATTATTCCAAATACCAGCCAGTAGCATAGTATCTCCATCTTGACGCTCAAAAGAAATTTTATTTTTTACACTATCCCACTCGTAGAACCCCTTTGCAGGAATTAGGCATCTACGACTCCGTGTACTGTTCGAGAAAGTCTTTTTCTCTAATGCCGACTCCGATCTTGTATTAAATATAACACCTTTTTTCTGATATTGTGGGAAACCCCAAATCATTTCATCTAAAATCAGCTTCTCATTTTCTCCTTTGACAATCATTGCACTGTTAGTTGGATATACATCTCCTGATTTATGTGCTACCTTTAATCGATTGTCTAATTTTTGAAGCAATCTTTCAATTTCTTTGGCTGTATTATCATCAACATAATATCGTCCACACATTTTTACACCTCCTTATTTATTACAACATTATCATCCTCCATATTTGTTCTTCTGTGTAAAAGAACAGCTTAAATCTTTTCATAAAACCTTCAACAACTGCTTCGCATATAAATTCTATCGTTTGAATACCACAAAAGTTCTTTTTAGATGATGAAAGTACACGAATATTATCTATTTCAACTATACTTTCGTCTTTTTTCTTTTGTTTTATAAGGCGAATAATTATTCTGCCGCTAGCTGTAAACCACGCATCACAAGCCACTTCTTCTTGATGCCCCTTTATCACACCTTCATCGGTAATTGTATCATTTATTCCGATGCCCATTCCCACAAAAATCACCTTCCTTTGAATCAGACAACGTTAATCTTTGAATAATCTACTGTACGCTTTTCTCTAGACACTCCACCCTCCATATGGTCAATTGGCGTTTGAATAAATACTGCTCGTTTAACCGCATCATTACCATATCTTGTTCTGATAATATCTACTGTCTTATCTAACGTTTCTAACCTTATATAATCAGTTACGTCGAATAAGTTAAGCTGTCGGGAACCAAACTCAGATGTTAAAGAACTGGTGTGAACCGCAAGATGTCGTATAGGAGTTTGTTTATCCCATAATTCAAGAAATAGCTTGCAAGAATAATAATATAATTCATTTGTAATATTCGTTGGACTTTTCATAATCATCTGATGACTTGCATAACTTAAATCGGAACTCTTAACGCCAACAGATATTACTTGTGCTTGGAAATCATCTTTTCGCAATCTAGCAGCTACAGTTTCACACAATGCTAATAACACCTTTTGAGCTGTCTCAGCATCTTTTACATCAAACTGAGTGGTGGTAGAATTTCCATACCCCTTTTGTTTTGGCGTTTCTGATATTACAGCAGAAAAATCAAGTCCATTCGCAAAGTTCCACATTATTTCACCTTGCTTTTTTAAATTTCTTTTTAAGAACTCTATATCAGTATGCGCTAAATCTCCTATTGTATTAATACCAAAGTTCAATAATTTCTTTGTGGTAGCTCGACCACAGAAAAATAGTTCTGATACTGGCAATACCCACATTTTCTTCTCAATTTCTTCCGGGAAAAGTGTATGAACTAAATCTGGCTTCTTGAAATCACCTGCCATCTTTGCCAGAAGTTTATTAGATGAAATTCCAATATTCACAGTAAATCCTAATTCGTCTCGTATTCGATTCTTAATTTGATTAGCTACATCTATAGGATCTCCATATAGGTGCATTGTAGTTGTCATATCGAGAAATGCTTCATCAATACTGTATACCTCAACATCTTGTGTATATTCACGTAAAATAGTCAAAAATGCCTTCGAGCATTTCTGATACAAAGAGTAATTCGGAGGAGCCAAATATAAATTAGGGCATTTTTGTTTTGCCTCCATTATCGTCATTCCAGTCTGAATTCCATACGGCTTTGCTGGTATGCTCTTAGCAAGAATAATACCATGGCGCATACTTACATCTCCACCGATAGCAGATGGAATTGTACGCAAATCCAATCTACCTCCCAGATGATGAATGCGATATGCTGCTTCCCATGATAAAAACGCGGAATTTACATCTATATGAAAAATAACCCTATCCAAAATGACACCTCCTAAATTATTGGATAAGGTTATTATAATCGAACAGTTGTTCTTTTTCAATAGGAATTTATTTCTTTTTTTTATTAATACTATAATTCACGTTTGGACATTTCATTATTCTATTCTAATAATCTGTTCATATAAGCAACTTGCTCTTTCCCAATAAAACGTTTGATTGGTGTGCATGTGCCCAAACATCCAATGCTTATAATCAACAGTTTGCTTGATGTCTTGCAAGTAATCGGTCAGTATATCCGGTTTATACAGTCCACTACCACCATCCACCTGCTTTAATAGCCATGTATATGGACTATGAGTGATAATATAATCAACTTTATTTTTAACAACAGCAAGTTTTGCAATTCCTTCATTCATTTCTTCGTTGGAAGGTAATTCTCTTTCCCACCATGAGACATGGTTAATACGAAACATTTTAGAATAATCTTTTCTCCATTTTTTTATTTTGAGATCGTCTTTCTCCAAAATTCCATCTGAAATATCATGGCTACTTGCGCCACCAAATGTAAAGAAATTCTTACCTTCAATATTAAAAACCTGTCCACGCATCAAGTGCATTACTGATGGTCTTATGTAATTGACGTTGCCACCGTGCCATTCTGAAATTGACAATGAGTCAAGAATATCATAGTTTTCATGATTTCCAGACACAAACAGTGTTGTAAAAGGTTTATCTTCGAGCCAATTTAGATTATATTTTTCTCTGTTGGAGTTGTCCCATATACCAAAATCACCACAGATAATCACATAATCATCCTTGGTCATCTCCTTTTGCTCTGGAAATGAATTAGAATTTAAACGGCTCATCCAATCTCCATGAGTATCTCCGGTTACATAAATTATAAATATCACCTACTTTCTCCCAATGCTACGAAATTTCACATTCATTATATATTAAATTTCCGGATCATCTGGCAATTCCTGCCACCAGAATTTACTAGTTACTCTATATCTTTTCCATCCAGACTCCACATATTTACAATCCTTACTTAGCCATCCAATAAATTTATGGAATATCTTTTCATCATGAGTTTCTTCATTAGTTGCCCATATTACAGGTATGTCCGCTTGTGGTAAATTTTTATCTTTACTTCTTAGATTTACTTTATTCCAATCCATATTTATCCCTCCCGTATTGAAACTGAACTTTTATTCATTATCTTGCTCATCTGTCTTATGATGAATAAAATAATCCTTGTAGTTTACTTTATTAATCATAACACTTACTTTTTTATTATTCTCGTTTACATATCTCAAAAATACCGAAGTAGTTTTCCAAATAAAATCAAGTGAGGTATTACTTTTCCAAACCCCTTTGAAGAGTTCTATATGTAAAACAGTCTTTGGTGGGATGTTTATAGGTAATACATCATCATAATATGCCATCGGATGGCTTGTTCGCCCAGTTGCTTCATCTTTGGGAACACTGCAATACAATACCTCTTTGTTTTTAGCAAATACAATTTCAACATTTCTCATTATCTTTGTTTCACCACTATCGTTATATAAATCGAGTGCTAATCTGTATGAATAACTTTCAGTCTGTTCGATGCTTGAACTAGGAACCATTGTTCCAATATGATTGTACTCGAATTTATCTTTCCAAGATGAAACATATATATTAAGTTTTCCTCGCTGTGACAGATTATTTAAAAACCAACCTAATACTGTACCTACAAGGGTGCCTATGATACCCAATAAAGCAATTTGCATTTCCACGCTCATACAAGCCCTCCTATCTAGTAAATCATCAACTCAATTCTTGTCCACAAATAATATATTTTTTGTCTTCAATAATCAGTTCTCCTACCATATTCTTACTTGATAAACTGATAATCGCATGATCAATAGCGGAAAAATATCTATTTATAATTTGAATTATTTCAGGGTCTGATTTGTCCCAATTGTCATCTAAGTCGCATTTTAAAGTTTCTAAAATCTCAATGCATTTTTTATTGTCCATAATTACTTATTCTCCTTTCCAAAAGAGATTTCTCTTTTATTAGCTATCTTCCTCAAAATAAACAATCTCATTTTCTTTTAGAGGAATCCAATCTTTTATATTTTCATAAACCATTTTAGTCATTCTTTCTTCGCTACTATCTAAACCAAAGTTTTTTTTGTTTTTATTTTCTCTTTTAACCACTCAATTATTTCAGTCAAACTGATTTCCGATAAGAGATTATATTCTTCATATATCCATTGTAAATCATCATGATCCTAATAAAAATCATGTAAAACAGGATAATAGTTATCTACTTCATCAATCGTTGCATCTTGAATTTCTTGCCACAAAGGTTCTTCTAAATTTCTTATCTTATTTTTGTCCACCTTAATCAGGTACATATCAAATCCCACAACATCACCTCCCACGAAACTATCCTTTCATTGTATCTTACCACTAATTCTCACATCTTTTCTACCAATTCAACGCAGATCCGATTGCGCAGATAATTAGAGCAAAAACAATGAGTCCCATCATCAGCAGCATACCCTGAATTAACTTTTTCTGTTTTAATTCTTCATTCAACCGTTTTTCTTCTTGTTTGATCTGATGTCGAGTTTTTCTATTAGGATTTTTAGCCCTATGCTCGAAACCTTTTTCAATAACCCCTTCAACATCTGCTTCTAAACTTGCTTCCTTATTCTTCAAGCTAAAATTTAATTTCATCTACCTTACCTCTTTACGTTTATTATTCTCCAACCACAAACAAAGATTTTATTCAATGCTTGTCTATCATATCAAATTTTCGTATCACTAATTCATAATTATCTGGAGAAAAGCTCACCTCATATTCCATATCTTCTAACTTCTTTTTACATGAATTTCTTTTTAAAGTTGATTTTATCGTGTATTCAGTCTGTCATCTATTTGGTATATAATACTTTCTTTAAGTTTTTGACTATCCGATTCTTTTCCTCTTAATAATTCTTCAATTTCACGGTGTATCAGGTTTGTTATGATTGTTTCTAAATATAATAAATTATTAATCTTACTATCCATATTCATATTATCCTCCTGAATAATTTTTAATTTGAAAACAGCATTTCATCCATATAATATTTCTTCTAAGTCCTCAACAATAATTTCTAATTGCCTTCTTACATCTTCGTTTTCTGTTTCAGTTATACTTATTTTATAATCTTGTATTTTATCCTCAATCTGTTGACAACACCACTCCGGATTATTTCTCTTTACTTTCATATAACATCACCTCAAGTCTTCTCTTGTTTTAATATCTCATCAACTTCTTTTACACTAATTCCCCATATGACAGCCACTTTCTTTTTATCTTGGCACTTTTCATATTCCTGAATAATGTCTTTATTAGTCCGCTCATATGGGATTGGTTCGTTCATAAATTTTTCCATCATTTCCTCCTATTAATCTGGCTTTTAACTGCTATTCATTATCATGAGTAATGTTTGATAAAATCCAAAATGTCTCATCACTATATTCATTCCACATATCAAACAATTCTCTCATTCTGTCAACACCCACATCTTCTTTCATCTTTTGAAGAAAATCATAAATCTGTTCTGTTTTCTTTATTCCTTCTTTGGTATATCTATCTTTTTTTAAAAATTTCCACACGCTATGCTCCCCATACAAAATAGTTTCCATATGTTAAATCCTCCTCTTCACTTGAAATCAATCTTTCTTCTTGTAATATTGCTCATACCAACGCTTATCTCTTGTATATTCTCCGTTTACGTTTGTTTCGTCTTCTTCCTGAAAAGAACATTTACCTTCATTTCATGTGTGAACCTCTCTTTTGAAGAATTGACAAGTATTAACATCCTCTTCTAATGTGCATTTCATGAAACCACCTCATCTTCTCTTCGATTAATTTCTTCAACACACCACCAATATATTTTCTCGGCAACTTCTAATTCTTTTCTATCTCTATCGGTGTACATTAACAATTCTGCCACTTCTCTATCGTCCATCTTTGCCATATCATCTTTATTAATTGTGTAGTCTAAAATTTTCTTCATGGTAAACCGGCTCCGTCCTTGCATTCTTTTTAATTCTCTTTCAATTTTATCACAAATCCATTCTCTATGAAACACACAATTCTTATGTTTACATATTTGCCAGTTTACCCAAAGACCTACTTGCCCCACTATCATATACAGACCTCATAACCTTATCAGACTTCCACCTTCCTTGCTCCTGTACGAACGTTGGATCATTCGTTTCTCTTTGTAATATAGTGGTATATTCATGTCTCATCATGTGTGGCGTTAATTTTCCACTAGAATAGGTTTTAAACATGTTTTGAATATTTTCCTCATTCATACGCTTTCCATTTTTGTTGAGAAAAATGGCTTTACTATCTACAATATCATCTAGTTCCATTCGATATTCTAACCACTCATTTAAAGCCGCTGTTGCATCTTTAGTGAGATATACTATATCTTTTCCATTATCTGAGTAATCATAGGTTCCTTTACTGATTACAAGAATATAGGGATGTTCTTCTTCTAAAAATAAATTATCAATATCTAATCCAGCTAATTCAGACTCTCTTAGTCCAGTTCCTCTCAACACTCTAAACACCATAATATTTCTTATCCTTATAAATTCATCTGGCTTTCTGAGTATTTTTTCAATCATCTCTTCAACATCTTCATGTAATGGCATTTTTTCCATCTTTCTTCTGTTTGTTTTTGCTGGCTTAAATTCTTCTGATTTGACCATATGGACAATATTATCGTCAAGATAGTGTTCTTCCTTTAAGTACTCCCAAAAACTTCCAAGCTGATTTTTTTGAGTGCTTAGTGTGTTGAGTGATATCTTTTTATCATATTTTAAATACTCAAAGTAGGAAATCATCTTTGCAGGTCTGATGTTTTTAATATCATCAGATACTATATCACTTAGCTTATCTCTTTTTATGAAATTATTTTCCATTAACCATTTAAGCATATTTTTAATAGTTGACCAATAATTAATCCTTGCAGCTCTACTTGCTATGCGTGGGAAAAAGTCCTGAATAAATTCTGGTACATTCTCTTCATCAAATTTTCGTTGTAACTTCTCAGCATTTTTTCTTTGTACTTCTTCTTTGTAGCACATAGTTTCACTTCCTTTCCAGAAATCATTTCTAGTAACTACTTTCTTTACAATGGGAAAGTATAAGACCATCGACATCGCATATACAGCATGTCAGAAATCAGCCGACAGCCTTTGACAGCTACCGACCGCATATGTAAAACGTGAATTATGTTATATGTATTATCCCTCTACATATTCCCATTCAGAAATAAAGTCGAAGGCTTCATTATAATAAACGGGATTTAGATCCTTATATGAGCTGCCACACTCAAAGCGAGATTTCAAACCGTTCCAAAGGTTAATAAAATAACTTTTTGCATTAGCTTTATACTCTCTGCTATGAGCGCCACCCAAAAGATGATTGATCCTGTCTTTAGCTGCTTTATAAAGTTTCTGCTGTTGCCTGGTAGAAAGTGTCATATTTTCTACAACTCTATCAAGTTTTTCGGTCTGTGTTTCTAACATACTTTCCATGTTATTAATCTGTACTTGCATAACCTCAATATGTCCCTCTAAACCAATTCTAGCGTTAAACGCAGACTTCTGTTCTTCTGTCTCATAAAATGCTTTATGAAGAACATCAGCAGCTTCTAGCTGGTATTCAAGTAGTTTTTGTACTGCCTTCGGATTCTTCTTCTGCATAGTAGGAGTTAGTGAAATTTTAGCAAGCCATAATGTGACAAACTTTTCGCTAATACATAACACCTTTTGAATTCCTCCATTTGTAGGGATATCCAAATTTGAGTACCCTTTGGATAATGCTAAATCGTTCTTAATATTATCTCTTTGCCTATCAGCTTGATGCTCTGTTAATCCAATATCAAGACAACACTTTCTAACTCCTAACCAAACTTGTCCTGTTTCATCTTTTACTCCTAATAATGAGTCTCCTTTAAACGGAACTTCTTTTACTTCATAATTTTTCTTCATAATAATATCATCCTTTCTTTTATCATCCGTCACACACTTCACAGCGAATTTACGGTATTACGCTTACGGTTTCACTTTGTTATTCTCCGTTTGTGGATGGATTTAATTGTCAATGTGCTCTGTTTTGGAAAATTTGACTTGAATTAGTCCTGAAAGTACGATAGAATGTAATCGACTTAGGGATTAAATCCAAGTTACGGTGTAGCGGTTTTCGTTCTTTGGTCGGAGTGAAACCGCTATTCTTTTTCCAATATTTTTTCTATTTGTAGACCAAATATATTTTGCAGATGTAAAGCAATTTTTAATGATGGATTTCTATTTCCATTTTCTATATTAGAATAAGCTGCCTTTGTAATACCAATAACATCTGCTACATATTGTTGAGTCCAATGATGTTGCAAACGAAGTTTCTTTAACTGGCTCATTTTGCTCTCCTTTCCAGTTTTTATATCTCGTTTGTATTCCATCTGAATACATTGTATTCTATTTGAATACTTTTGTCAAGAGGTGATAAAATGTTTTTTTTCTTTTTTCTTCCATCATTTTCCACTAGATTAAAAGAACTTCGTACATCTAAAGGATTAACGATGGAGCAATTAGCTAATGATTTAGGGGCTACGAGAGCAACAATCAGTAATTTTGAAAATGAACAGAAAAAGCCAAGTTTAGACATGGTAATAAAATTAGCTGATTATTTTCAAACGTCTATAGATTATTTAGTCGGACGTACTGACGATCCAACATTTCACCGTACAAAAAAGGACTGATTTCTCAGTCCTTTGAAACGATGATTTCACGGTCATGCATCGGTGTGAGCGTTAGCAATATGTACCATATCGCTCCATTTTGAAACCTTAACTTTTAAAATTTCATCGTCGTCTTTATTTGTCACGCACCCATGTAATTCAACACCATCAATTTCTATAATTGGGGTCTCATGTATAATATTTGCGTGTTTAGGCACAGATTTAAATTTAATACCACTCATTTTAAAATCCTCCTTGAATCTTAGATTTCACTAATCAATAGTTAAGTCCTCGCTTATTACATAAGTACCTTTCATATTGTAATCCTTCATATAATGGGTTGTCAATATCTCCATTCGGGTACAATCTTTTCCAATCTTTTTCTAGCTGAACAACAGATTTTAAAAGTTGTTCATTGTTATAATATGTTGCATTCATATAATTACATCCTATAAATCTCAAATTTCATCTATATTGTCAGTGCAGTAATCTCTTCCACTCTTTAATTTACAATAAATATTAACATATCTATCTCTTTCACTTCCCGCGTCACATTTCATCATACACTCTAAAAAATACTGTTCTGCTAACTCTCTCGTTTCCCAAACTTTCTCATTTTTATAGCAAACTGTTGTTACCATATTTTTGTTCCTTTCTTGATCAAACTATTATTTAGTGTATTCTACTATATAACTCATAAGTCCTAATAAAGCTTCGTCAATAAGACCATTCTTCACTATCGGTTCAAATCTATAAATATAACTATCTACATCTTCATACATAAACTCTAATTCAATTCTTTCCACTTCTTTCACCACGGGTGTTTTTATAATTAATTCAAAACAAGAAGATACATTGCCAAAAATCTTCTTATCTGATAATTGTAAATCAAACATATAGTTGTCCGTATTAAACGATTTTATTTTATTCCTAAGTTCTTCAAAAGATTCTTCATACTTCTCAATACTCATTTTTATAATCATATTCTAGCCTCCAACTGACATTTTATATTTCCTTATAGTTTGTCCTTTATTTTTACGAGCCACATGCTCCAATCAAACAATCATTTCATCTTTCAAATACTTCCACGTCATATAACATATAGCTTTTTTGTTTATACCCACTTACTGCGCTTCCATAGAATAAAGTTACCATATCTAATTCAACTTTAAATCCATTTATTGATACTACTTTATTTCCTTTAATTCTGGCATACACATATCAACATCCTCCTATCACATCATGAAATAATCCTTTTATTTGAAATCAACTGAACTTCCTAACAGTATATGTCCTATACACTTTGAAAAATCACCAGTCCATTCCATTATGTCAATATGTTTTATTGCAACCATCTCAATAACAATATCCATAATTAAAGGTGAGGTGGGGAAAATAATGCTATTTGCATCAAGTATTGTATTTAACCTTTGTGTTTGCAAAACATTGTTTACTTTTAACATTTCACCCCAAATATATTTTCGACTATATTCAGTAGATGCTCCACCAGTTACTAAAATAGGGAGTAATATATCTTTTTCATAGACACTCAGAGTTCCCATATAACAGTTTTCTTCAACAGTTAATTTAAAGTTGGTATTATCAAGCACATCAACCCCACAATCACCTTGTGCATCTATTATTGTCTGTCTCAAATTTTTCCGAGTGGCTTTTAGCACCTCCTCCGATTTACTAACTCTATTATTTTTAGTGTTTACTGTAAAATGATTCAATTCCATTTTTCTGTTTTCCTCGTCCCTTATTATTGTTTACCTTCGTCTAATATCTGTAATCCTTTTCTTCTATGGCTTTAAATGTAGTGCTATTGTCCAATATTGTAATAATTTCGTTCCGCTCTTTTCTATTAACTAGCCTACCACAGCCTATAACTTTGCTCAATACTTTTTTGAGAAACTCATCATCTTGCTTCATTATTTCATCTAATAAATTTGCTTGCATTTTCAGATGAAGTCTTTCATCGCCAGCGTAAATTTTATCTAATTCTTTACGCTCAACATGAACCTCTTCGTCATCGATATAAATTCGTACAAGATCCTTTCCGTCTGAAAATTTTGAGCTATATTCTTTTCCGTTCCAAGAACCTTGATACTCATCACCTAAGTAGTCTTTAATTTTTATTTTTCTCGCCATAATTATTCTCCCTTCAAACTATCCACTACGTCTTGTAACGTTTTATGAACACTGTCTACACCCCTATTTGCAGCATTATACAGTGTGTATTTATAACTATTTGAATATCTCGCATCTGGCACTCCTCTTTTGAGCGTAAGCGGATAACGAATATCTGAATAGTCATGCTCTTTGTTTTTCTGTTCAACTAACTTTTCTACTTTTTTATATGTCAACACTATTAATACACCTCCATATTATACTATTTTCCAATCACAAAAGCCACCAGATTTTTACTATCCAGTGGCTCTCTTATAATAATTCATATTCAACTTTCATTCCTTATTCAGATTTTCCGCCATACATCCAATTTGTTCCGCTTTCACTTCTGTCCGGACAACCGTTTTTATCTGCTTTCACATCATAACCACCATTAATATTTTTATTATCAATATCACGCTGATTCATACCATTATTTCTGTCAACGTTCATTTTATGATAGTCTGTCGTATATCCTGGCGGTGATACCCTATTGTCCGATTTCCATCTTGGCATTTTAATAAAAATATAAGTTCCTAAAATCAAAAATAATCCTATAAAAAATTCTGCTACTCCCATAATAAACTCCTCCTTATTTGTCTCTATATTTTCCGTTACGGGTATTTCTGTCAAGTTCCCTTTGTGACATCTCACCAAAACTGACTTTTGAGATATCCTGTCTGAATTTCGTCTGCGCTTCATGTGAACCACCATACGAACCCGGATCATACGGTGTTGTAGATACGTCTTTAAGTACTTGCCATGCTATCCAAGCTATTGCACCTATAATTATCAATCCTACCATTCCTATACCTCTTTCTGCCTACCATGTAGGTCTTTATCCACTATATTCTGTTATTGTTATTATACTATAATCTTGAAATATCTACCATTAGTTTTTAATGGTCAGCGACACAACCCAGTGCCGGTTGAAACCTATGTTTCATCTTTTCTTACCCACTAATGCTTAGTTTAACTAGCTATTTTTCGCGTAAAAAAACTACTAACTTAATATTTGTAGTTAGTAGTTGATATCTCAAGACTATTAAATTTACAAGGACTATACCAATTAACTTTTTGCCCATTTCATTAATTTTTTCCATGGGTCACCCATATCTATACCTTCTATTGCACAAAACACAATATAATAAACTAGAAATATAATTACGGCAGCAATCATTTTAATCATTACTTTCATTTCATTATCTCCTCCAAAGTTCCAATTTACTACTCATCAATACCTATATTGTACCACAATACCACTAACTATCAATATTAAGTTTTCAATGTTCAACACCTCATTAAAGACTAATTTATTTTAATTGAACTTTTTGTCCGCAATGCCAACAATACACAACATCGTTTTTAACTGTATGTTCTCTGCTTTCCCATACAGAATTAAATGTGCTGCAGGAGGGACATGTATAATTACCCTTGTAAATTTTCAAAGAGTTTTTTATTAATAAATTTTTTGCCCTTTTACAATCAATGCTTCTGCTGTCTGAATTACCGTAATATTCAATTAAACTACTCATCGTTTGTATTGCCAAATCATTTAAATCATTATCTGTCATATATTCTCCTTTTCGAAAGGCTAATTTAGGTGAGAAAGAACTTCTCTGTACGCTCTTACTTATCCATCCATTCTTGCCTTTTCGATTTCATCTGTGCATACTTCATAAGTAGCCTCCGCTACTCCCAATAGTGATTCTACAATCATTTTAATATTTTCCATATTTTCTCCTAACTTAAATCGTTAAATACATACGCTCCACATAAAAGGCATTTTTTATCAATATCTTCCGACATTCCACCACACGCATATAATCCACGGCAAAATACCCTGTTATCTTTCATACCCATTTCATGTGTAGTTGTATTTGCTTTTTTGCAATCATCATCAAGAGGTTTTCCTCTTAACTTTGTCCTGCTTGTTTTTGGGTATTCATTATTTACCATTTTTCACCTCTTTAAAGTTTAATTTAGTTCTACTGATAATATTTATCCAGACTAAATTCCGATTTCATCTTTTCAGAAAATCATTTTCTAACTGTTCTTCTATTTCATCATCAATACTACAGTTATAGCTACAATCTGGATTACAGCATACACACCTCAAATCAGAATAATAAACGCACATTCCTGTTGTATTAAGATTTTTTCTATATTGTTTTCCATTCTTTTCAACCACTTTGAAATCTTCTCTCATATTCTTACCTTTCAATTTAAAATCAGCATTCTGTTTATACCGTATATATTCTCTTTATGAATTGATTAAGATTTCTTGTTCCATCGGCATGACAAAAATCATCATGATATTCGTCACCCATATTTCTATCACCATACTTCGTCAGGAAAGATATGATGCTTAAATGTGCACTGTCTCCGTCTCCTTCTTGAGATTTATAGGCAACCATGTACGCCTCTGGATTATCATTTCTTAATCTTATTATATATTCCCTAACTTTCATAGTTTTCTCCTCTCTATATCAAACAAGTATTTTCAATGTGTTTTAACTTTTTTCTATAATTACAATACCTACCATAAGAAACGTGCATTTTATCTGTAATCATCTATGCAACTAACAGGTACGCCAAGTTGTGCTGCTAATTGCTTTTTTGCTGAATATAAACTATCTGCCTCTATATGATAAGTTCCCATTGTAATAGTACAAAATAATTTCCACTTCATCTCGTTATTCCTCCTCTATTGAAAGACATCATTCACCTTTTTTCGATTCTTCACAACTGTTACATTCAATACATCTTTCATGTAACAACTTGCGTTTTCTGATAATCAGCTCTTCATCATCAAGAATAGGTTCTTTGTAATTGATATACTGACAACATTCTTTAATGTCTGCTGGATTAACAGAATCATCATATATTTTTCCAGTATAGAATCCCATACGTTTCATATCGTTTTTCTCCAATCTATACCATAAGAAAGGTACATTTCATTATATATGTTACCAATTCAATGCTTTGTTATATTCATCTATTCTTTCTGACTCTGCCTTCTTCATCCACCATTCGTTATAATCTTTATCAATCATATTTTTAAATACTGTCAATTTATCCATTCCAAACCACGCCATCCAATCAGATATATCTTCTCCTATATCAATACACCAAAAAAAATCTTTTCCAATTTGATATTCATTCATCCTATTCTTTTTCGACCCTTCTAAATGTGCATGAAGAGTACAAAACTCTTTGAGATGGTAATGTTCTTTAATATATCTTTTTAATTCTTCTTCAATTGCTTCTGCATTTTCTTTCTTGCAAAAAATTACAAGGATTTTTCCTCTGTAGTCTTTTATATCATGGCAATAATAAAAAATATAATTTTCTCTATTTCCCATAATTCTACGATATGCTTTAGGAATTGCTCCCCACTCAAACTCTGATGAACCCATATAATCTAAATCAATAAGCCCATTTCTACCTGTAAGCCCTTCATAATCATTATTTAATTCTTTAAAACTCCCACGTTGTATTAGATAAAAATTCATATATTTCACCTATCCTTTTCCTTTCTAATTAGTCTTGAAATGTGAATTTCAAGTTAATATTTGGCTCTAAAATCATCATCAACTTCAATTCCAACATAATCAAACCATACATCATTAGGTTTATTTTTTCTGCTATTTTCTCTATCTGCTACTTGCTTAGCCTTTTCTTTAGTGCTAAATATTCCACCAAATAAGGAACCGTTTTTTCCGTTTGTGCGTTCATTTACTATATAAACCAACATATTATTATTTCCTCCAATCTTATATTGAAATGCGTTTTCCTGTTACTTTGAGAAGTACACCGTTCTCTAAAATCGGCTGATAACCTTTGAAAATTACCAGCCGCGTTTTTATTATTTTTCTACCTCCAATTACACGAGGTTAGCGAAAGAAATATAATTCCCTTCCGGTACATCCGTTTGTTTTTGACGGTAAGCGACTATTTTTCACTGAATAGCCGGCAATATGTATTATTTTGTTTCTGGCGATATCCTCATATCAATTAAAGATTCTTTTGCGCTTTTCCGTTTACAAATGCTAATTAAAAGAGCATAGTAGTTACGAATTAAATCTATTTCTCTCATGATAAATCCTCCTCCTGTTAATTTATGCTGTTTGCAATTTTTGTTTTGCTTCCTCTAAATATTCTTCAAATTCTGGTATACACTCATTTAATTCTCCGAAATCGCATCTCATTTTCGTATTATCCTTTTGTAACAAATAGTGTCCATGTTCTGGAATTACTTCTATTCCATTGATCATTATTCCTGTTATTCTCATAGCTGTTACCCCTTTCTGAATATAGTTACCTTTTGTTGCGTAAATACCAAGTACAAACCAATCAATATAGACATCATAAAAAATGTACCGTCATGTACTGTAAAGAGCGAAATTATGCCTATTACAAGCATCAATAAACCTAATAACTTCTGTTTAATATAATATGCTTTCGTTATTCTGCGCTGCCGTCTTACATCTTCTAACGTGGTGCATACTGAAAATGGTTGATAGATAACCTTCTTTCGTGCTAACATTTTAAATTCCTCCATTTTTGCAACATAAAAGGAAGGCTTTTACCTTCCTACTGTTATTCTCTGTTTAGTTTCTGATTTTCCATAAGTAGAACGATTTAATGTTATGTTTATCTTCCTACCATTTACTGAAATCTATTTTTGATTGAATATTAAATCATCATATTAGACATTGGGCAACCGAAACAACCGCCACACTTAGAAAGATTTTCTTCTTTCTTTTTACTGATATATTCGTTATCATTTGCCTGTTTTTCTGTAATGCATAAACTACATTCATTCATAGTTTTATCTTCTTCACTGTATATTTTTCCACTAAACATCCCTAATCTTTTCATTGCCTGCCTACTTTCCGACCGTTTAAGTCATTTTTGTTTATTAATGCTTCATTTCAAAACTCTTGACGCAAAATTCATAAGTGTCTGAAAGGTAATCTGCTATATCTTCTTCTGGTATGCATTCTGGGACATTTACTTCTGTCGGAAGGGATAAAACATCTTCACTGTCTGCATCCCAATCAATGTTTTTAATTTTCATTTTAATTTCCTCCAATCCTTATATGAAATTTTCCTTTTATCTGACATGGCTTAGTTCATAATTAGCAAAATACTCAACTGTTTTATCTGATAAAATTTCTTTAATTGTTTTAGTTTTTAAATCCATCACATATACAGAAGTACCACTAACTTTATTTGACTCTCTACAAGCTGCCACTATTCCATCAAATTCTCCGTAAACATTCATATCTTCGTCTACAACTCTAAATTCTTTCATATATTAACCCCTACTTTCTGCCCAAACAGGCTTGAAATTCGTCTTTCATTACATAATTGTATTTTTATTATCTTCATTCACTTTTACATATTCTCCAACATCACTTGAAGAAATATCATTGAAGTTATTATACATCGCATCTTCAAAGATATTATCTAATACGCTTTCTGCTGTATCTTCTTCTAGTGTAAATTCAATTTCCACCTTATATGTTCCTGCTTTAATAATATTCGTCATCTTATTTCCTCCAATCATTCAAAAACGAAGGACATTACCAGATTTTCCGGTTTATGTTCTCCGTTATAAAGTGTACATATTCCATTATCAAACTTCCATTCTGAAGCTTTACCATATTCTAACCAGGAACCCTTTCTTCCATTGGCTTGATTAATTCTGTTTTCTGGTTCGTCTGGTACAATGGAATATATTCCATTGGTCTGAATTACATTACCTTTACGCTTTTTCCCTATAAACTCCGATACTCTGTGATCTTTGATAATAAATATGTTACCGGCTGCAATTGCTTTCTTTAATTGTGATAAGTTTTTGATTTCCATTTTTGATTCCTCCATTTTATAATTCATTTCCGATTAGTTTTATAAGTTCATTTATCTTTTGATAAATAGTGTCCTTGTTAATCCTCTTTGCATCTTCAATATATTCCGTCAATCCTTCTGCAATTTCCAATACGTCACGCAAACAACATTCTTTACTTTCCAGATCTGAAAGATAACTGTCTGCATCAGTTTGTGCTCGTTCTTCTGCATATAATCTTTCTGCGTCTATATCCACTATTCTTGACGATATAAGGCTTGCAAGTTCATAGCTGCAATGTTCTTCAACTACTTCTACAATGTCTCTATTTGAGCCGATTAAGACGGTTTGACCGTTGTTTAATGCTATATTCTCCATATGTTTATACCTCCGCTACATTGTTTTACTATTCAAGAATTTCATTAGATCTTCTTTGGTCTTAAAATATCCATACGTTGTAATGTATACCAATTCTCCTTTACGACTTAGAACATAATCATCAATATAAAACCCTATACTATTCCTTTTTGTTATGGCCATGTGATAATAAAATTTGTTATTCTCATAAATAAAAGTAGGATTATTATTAATCTGGTACCATTTATTAATAATAATGTTATCTATTTTAGAAAACAACTTTTCAAACTGTTTTGTAGTTTCTGTTTCTGGATAATTCCATGTTTTACAGGCTGCCATATGTCTAACCCTCCATTCTAAATATAAAAAGGTAGCTGTTAGACTACCTTACTTGTTCTACTGATATAATTTTATACACGTCATGCCTATAACATTCTTTAAAATTATACCTTGCTTCCGCTTCTGAAGTTGCTTTAAAAAAATCATAACCGATACTTTTATTACTTCTTTCAAAAGTAATTTTATAATTTTTTAATGTGTAATTATCCATTGTGTTAATTCCTCCATTCTTCAAATAAAACTTACTTTTCAAGTGGTTTTTATATTCTCCATTAACAACTACTTTCTTTGAATAGGAAAATACAAGACTATTTCCATCACTCTACAGAGTGGAACAAATCAGCTTGTAACGTTTGACCACTACAAGCTGTATGTAAAACGTGAATTATGTCATTGTGTTATGCTTCTGTATATTCCCATTCAGAAATGAAGTCAAACGCTTCATTATAGTAAATAGGATTCAGATCCTTGTATCTGCCACACTCAAAACGAGATTTTAAGCTATTCCAAAGGTTAATAAAGTAGCTTTTGGCATTAGCTTTATAGTTCTTTGAATGTGCGCCACCCAACAGATAATTAATTCGGTCTTTTGCTGCCTTATATAATTTTTGTTGCTGTCTGGTTGAGAGTGTCATATTTTCAACTACTCTATCAAGCTTTTCCGTTTGTGTTTCTAACATGTTTTCCATGTTGTTAATCTGTACTTGTAAAATTTCAAGATGCCCTTCTAATCCCATTTTAGAATTTAAAGTAGTCTTCTGTTCCTCTGTCTCATAAAATGCTTTGTGAAGTATGTCAGCGGCTTCTAGTTGGTATTTCAGAAGTTTATTATATGCTTCCGGACTTTTTCGCTTAACAGTCGGAGTTAGTGAAATTTTAGCAAGCCATAAAGTCACAACCTTTTCATTTAGAAATAGTTGCTTTCTCTTTATCTCTCTATTTCCTTCTGTTTGAACTATTGCAAATTTGCAACAGTTGGATTTTAACGGCTCTTCCTCTTGAATATTTGTTATTTGCCTTTGTGCCTGTCCTTCTGATAAACCTATATCAAGACACACTTTCTTTACTGCCAGCCACACTTGCCCGCTTGCATCTTTTACACCTAATAAGGTGTTACCGTTGAACGGTATTTCTTTTACTTCTGTTTTCAAGCCAATCATTCCTTTCTATTTTTGGTTTTTGTTGCATCCTTCCGTTATAGTTCCTCTGGCTTTATTATCCGCTTTATTCGCTGTTCCAGGTCTTACAATCAACTTATACCCTTGTAGCATCACCTACATGTTATCTAGGGTAATTTCTGCGTATCCTTCACGGCTGCAACGTATGAAGTTATCAATGTGCCAACTTTGGAATAGTGAACGAATGTTCAGACTTGAAAAGAATGTAAAATACTTTTATACTCATATTTGCGATAGTGAGTAGAAATAACTTTTCAAGTGTTCTATTCCATTAGGGCGGTTAGCGTGTCAGCTTTCCGCTCTTTTTGTTATTCCGTTAAATGGTAACTTGTTACTTCACAAGTTGAATAGCTGGCGGATAACTGAATATCCCACGGCTTAACCGCCACCGCTAAAGAATTAATAAATTTGTACACAGTTACCGTTATTAGTAAAAATAAATGTTCCTTCGTAACCCATATCACGACCAAAAGCTTCAAAATCAAAATAGCTTTGTAAGTTTTCGGGAATACTATTCAATAACCCCGTTTCGTCTGCGTACTGTTCCGCAACGTCTGACATATCATTACAATTGTAGTAAACCGTACAATCGTCTTTTTGCTCCATTGCTTCATCAAATGTTAATCCGTTGCTTATACAAGCTTCTATTATTTCCCTTTCGTACTCGTCCAAACTTTCCAACTCATCGGCTAACTCGTTCAGCTCGTCTATACTGTCATACTCTCCGATTTTAAAGCCGTTTAGATCTGTTTCGTAGTCAGTTATAAAATACTCTTCGTATTCTTCATTAATTCCGATACGTTCCAAAACTGCTTCTTTTTCTTCCTCTGTCATTGGAAGGTTTACCCATTCGCCAACCAAATGACCTTCATTGTATTTTCCTAAATTTGTTATAAAAATCTTAATTGTTGAATTATCTCTATTTGTTGTAGTTGTCATATTATCCACCTTTTAACCTTTCTTACATAATCACTTAATAGTTGTTTTAATTACTGTTTCGTTATATTTATAATATCATAACCATTTTGGTATGTCAACACCTTTTAATAATATTTATTACTTTTTAGTTATATTTTAATGTAATAAAAAAGCACTATACGTATTTGTATAATGCTACTCTACTTTGTTACCATCTGGAAATTCAAAACATGAAATATATTTACAGCCTAAGCATTTAGCCATTTCTATATATTCATCTTGTGTAAATTTCCCAACCTTTAAACGTTTTGAAAAATTAGCTTGACTCATTCCCATTTTTGCCCCAAGTTCTGTTAAACTCATACCTGCAACGTCACAAGCAACTTTTATTTTTTGTTGTGTAGTTAATATATAGATCACCCTTTCTTATTCCGATAATGTAATTATTATAACTGAATATATGAAATTTTTCAAGCAATTTAAAAACTTACGAAATACCTCTTTCTTATGTTTTACTCAATATCAAACTTCTTTAACATTGTTTCCTTGTTCACTATGCCACGTTTCCATAAAGTTTCTATACAGATTTTTTCTTCTTTTCGTGCCGTTTTCGTTTCTTTAGTATGATTGATACATAGTAGGTATATAAGATCCATATTGTCCATTTTCTCAATGTCCGGTTTTTTCATTTTTGTTATCTCCTTTTCGCTTACATGAATAGTTTTAATGGGTCATTATTGTTTATAGCATCTCTAAATGTCGTCAGCGAGCCATATCAGTTTCCCTTTATGCCACCCAATTAAATAAGAATTTTATTGTTACAATGTTTGATTAAAACATTCTTTAATAGCTGCTATAATAGTATCTATATTGTCGGCATTATTAGGAATAGAGATTGTTTGATTTCCGATCGTGATTATTATTGCTATACCGTCATAAATTTCTTTAAATCGTGCGTTCTGTTCCTCTGTTATCTGTAAAGGTGAATTGTTTACCTCTTCCATAACTGAATGAATTTTATCGGCTGATTCATCACATACAGTATCATAAAATTTATTAATTCCTAATTCTGAGAAATCATATTTTTTCATAGCGTTTGGCGTCTCCTTCCTACTTATTAATTATTTTCAACACTTCGTCATATCTAACATTGTTAATATCATCATCAATATGTCCAATGTCTTTTAAAGTAAGCTGATAATAACCATCGTCATTAATTTTCATTTCAGCTATGTCAGCAATAGGAATTGAATTACTAATCGGCTGTTTGTTAATGTTCAGCCCAGTTAAAAATGAAAACGTTACAAGTGATATTAAGGCAATTGACTTAACTATTTTATTTTTCATTGTTTCATTCCTCCGTTTATTTTTTAGATTGTTCTGTCCAAACAATACCATGCTTACACAGTTCCATTTCTGCTTCCATCTGCGTAGGGTGATCCGTGATGGTTTTACCAACTTGTAAAATATATCTATTTTCGTTTCTCATTTCTGCCGTATCGCTAATAATGAGCATTGCAGTTTTATCGCTGTTCTTGTCCTTGTAATATATAAATTTTGACATTATTTAAACCTCCTAGTTTCTTGTATTTGATTCTATTTTATTTCTTATAGATACCCACAACAAAATGAATAATTAAGTTATGAATACCTATAAAGATAAAATTTAAACAATTTTTTCAATTTCTGTCACGTTGTCGTATTCGTCATAATCTGAAATATTATAAGCGTTTCCGTTATCGTCCATTACTTCTTCACCGTCTACAATGTAGGTATTTCCGTTTGTGTCTAGTAGTGTTCCTCTTCCTATATCTTCTACTTTTATTTTCATCTTATTGCCCTCCTAATCAATGTTAAGTTCGTGTTATTAATTAGAAAAGACTCTCATCTTTGACAAGTGAAAGTCTGTTTTGTTACTCAATCTTTAAATCATGAAACATTTCATTTGAATCTATTTCATAGTATTTGCATAAAGCAGTAAAAGATTTTATAACACATTGCCATTCCTTTTCGTTGATATGCTGTATCCATGGCTTCATACCCCTGCTTTGTAAATCAATATGAAATTTATTCTTGATTTGTTTGTATAGTTCATTCCAAGCCTGTCCAACTGGAATATTAGCAAAGGCTGCCATCTTTCTAACCGCAAAATTAATCCGGCTTCTGTCTTCCCATTCAAGAATGCCGTTTGCAAGTGCTTTGTTCGACTGTTCTAGTTTTTCGATGTGTCGATTTTTAAAGGCTATCAGATTACCAGTTGCTATTGTAATAGCGGTAATATCTCCGCTGACTTGTGCCATACCTAAAGCTAGAGCCAATGCTTGCTCCTCGTTAATATCTTGCGTTTTTGTTTCGTTGGATGTCTTTTCTTCTATATTAAGTAGCTGTGTACGCACTTCCTTTGCTATGGTGGAATCTTGTAATAACATTCCTACTCTTAGGATTGCTCTACGTGGTAAAAGTGTATTGCTTTTGTATGCAAATTTAATTCCTTCCGTTTCAAAATAGCCTTTGCCGTTAGTTAGGTTCAGGTTGAACCCTACTAAAAAATCTTTCGTTTGATTACCTGAATAATTGACTGTTCCATCTTCTTCTAGTTCATCGCGATTTCTTTTTGTGATTGATTTAATTGCTTCTTCCCCTACCTCATAATATTCAGCAACCTGGCGTATAGTTGCTTTGTCTGTGTTTGGAATTAAAAGTAATTCTTTTACTTTTTCTAACACCTCGACTTTATTTGCCATCTGCTCTCTTAATTCTTTGTTTTCTAGTAAATCATTTTCATTAATTTTTGATAGTCTCATTTTTTATCATCCTTTCCATAATTAAAAAGTTTTGTTCACATTTATTAATTCTCTGTTTTATTACTTACTAATACAAGCGATGTATGGCTTTTCATTTCTTAACTGTTACTTTGAAAGCGTTTACTATGTCCCGTTTGGCGGTGGTTCGTGATACTTTAAAAGCCGTTATACTCATGATCCTTTTTATCACTTGCATTGTGTAAATAATAAATTTTGTAGATATAAAAAGACTACCTATATAATAAGGAAGTCTGTAAGTTTTTTTGTTTTCGTTATGTTTTTCTATGCCGTATTATATGCAAGCCTATTTCATTCTTAACCAGTAACTTTTATTGTTTGTGGTATTAGGCTCTGCCGTAACGGCTTCTATATATTCTATCAAGTGTCTACTTTTACAGGATTGACTAACAGTGTCTAGCTTGTGACCCTCTGACAATCACACTAGAATATATTCAAGCTATAACCCTTTTCGCTTCACTTCTTCCCTTATAGAATAGGAAAGTTACGATATAGATATCCTTGTCATTTTCATAGTAAGGATATTGAATTGTGTCTATCTCATAACTTTTGAAGATTAACGACTGGCTGCCTAGATCATTGTCAATCGGTTGTAAAACTTTGTTACATTTTAATTCTCTGTTTGGGAATTGATTTTCTGAATTGAAAATCTTTTTGAAATGTGTTATACTCTACTTGTTGAAGGTTGAGTATTGTAATTTGTTTTACACATTTCAGTATTCCCGAAAAGTCTGGTAGTTGTCGCTACTGGACTTTTTTGTTACCCTAATAATCGGTTAAGGATTTGCACCTATTCAGTGTCGTAATTGCCTACTGTCTACTTTATTTGATTATTAGAGCGATTGGAAAGTTAGGTTATGAACCTTTGAGAACAGCTCATGATCCGCTGTTTCCTTTCCTTTAACTTAATATAATTATATCATGTTTCGAAGTAACTGTCAACTTATTTTATTACTTTTTATCAACTTTCTTTATTACAGTTTCTGTCTCTTGATTTAACAAAGAAAGTATTTTATTTGCATCGTCTAAAGAAAAAGACTCTTTTTCATTTATCATTTTATAGAATGCTTGTCTACTTATACCAAGCTTATCGGCTATGAATGTCTTTTTAATTCCTGATTCTTCAATAGCTTTGTTCACCGCTTGTTGTAGTTCGTGATTAGTTTTTATATTCATATTGTTATTACCTCCTATTGTCCTTAATACATTTATTATACTGCAATGATTATATCATAGTTATAGACAATTTAGAAAGTGTAATTGACAAGGTGCGAATGATGTTGATATAATTGTTGTTAGGAAGATCGCAAGGACTTACGCTTATAGCTGCCTTGTGAATGGTGTTAGCTAGCTTATGTAATCATAGTATTCGCTATCGCTTGCAAACTGCATTAACTCGCCGTTAATCATTGCTAGAAAGCAATTACTACGATATCCAATCGGATACGTCATGCTTACACCTCCTATGTAATTATTAGATAAAGGCTTGACCTACTGTGAATAGGTTAGGCTTTTATTTTGTGATTGGAATTGTGTGATTGCCTTACCTTTATCTTGATATAATTATAGCATAGGTATACCAATATATCAATAGGTAAACCAATGTTTTTTATTAAATAGCATTGTTCACAATAAGTAATACCGTATAGGTATACCAATTTATATAATATGTACAATTTCAATTGATAGGTTTACCAATTCATGATATTATGTTATAATGAAAAACTTTATATTATATGGAGGGTTTAAAATGGCAATGACTGAAGCACAAAGAGAAGCAGACAGAAGATATAGAGAGAAATATAAACCTATCGTTGTAAGTGCAGCTTATAAGAAAGAAGATTTAGAAGAAGGTAAAAGAGTTAAGGCATATTTAGATCAGACCGGACAAAGTGTAAACAGCTATATCAAAGCATTAATTAAGGCTGATTTAGATAGTAAGGGTTTTATAATATGATGATTGAGGTATAATAATACAATGATTTATGATGGTAATTCAGATAAAGTTATAGATTTGATTAAGCACAAAATGATTGATACAAGAAAGAAACAAAAAGATATTGTAGAATATACAGGATTGAATAAAGGCACTGTTAGTAATTTCTTGAAATATAAAAGTACCAATCCTACTATAGATACTTTAAAAATGTATTGCGATGCGATCGGCTGTGACCTGGTGATTGATATCGTAGAGCGAGATAAGGTACAAGAATAATATAACTACAATATAAACTGTAAATAGAGATTATGTATGTAGAAATAAGTTTACCGGAATTATAGAATGATTGGTGATTGATTGGCGACTGATCAAGAATGATGTTATTAATGATATTGCTAAAAGCGTTGATATATTGTTTGGTATCTTTTAGATAGTACGTATATATTTTATAGTTACTTTATATTATATAGTTTATATTATTTTTATATTTACTATTCGAAATATAGTTGATATATTTTCGATATTAATCTAATTGATAAGATGATAATCGAACTATTGTTATTATCATATTGATAATATCATAACGGTAAAACAACTGCTGCTAGTCACTGATCATATGTTCTTTTATTAGCAAAACATACCGTAATAGTGTAGTATTATGGTATGTTTTATGCATAGGGGGTACGTTTACATATTAAAATAAAGTTTCCACCGGCGAAAAGCCCCTATCAGTTCAACTCACACATTACCACTAAAATTGCACTTCGAATACAAACAATTAACCCAAATTGCTCAAATTCACTTCGACTAACACTTCGAACAAATCTCTCAACCACAAGCAAAACTAAATTTTCTGATAATTGTTTTCACATCAAAATAACCACTTAAATTACCTCAAACCCTTGATTTTACTACTCTCCGTCGAACAATACTCAAAATCTCATTTTACCACTCTTATAGTCTAGATTTTTCCACTAATATTTTCACTTAAAAATCACGCAAATCTACTGATATTAATACTTTTACACCACTCAAAAATTTTTAAACAACCCTTCTACCGAACTCTCCTTTTTAATTTATAATTATATAGTAAATTTACATAGCAATTCCTTGCATCTTTCACAGCCATCTAAACAATATCATCTAAATATCTCACCAAAACTCAACTATTTCTTACCGAGAAATAAGGCAAAAATGATACGTTTTAGCACCAAATTTCAATAAAACTAAATCACATGACCAATTTATCATTTTATAAATAAAAATCGAAATTTATCTTGTGAGCATTAAATTTTATGAAGAAGAATATCAATGTAACAAAATATATTGTTACTTAATCACATTTATAAATAGATGGGAATAATCTCATCTATTTTTTATTGCTTACAAAAAACCACTCTCACAACTCAAATTTCAAATTTACTCTTCTACCCTATCTGATTATCGCCAAGACTATTTAAAACGAAATTTACTCTTAGAAGTACCCAAAAAGTTAAGCAATCGCATATAAAGAATTTTATATATCTACTAATTTAATTTCAAAAAACAAATGGATTAGATTTTACATTAAATAGAAAATTTCACTACACACAACCATAACAAAATTATTGTTAATATTTTTCCAAGTTTTGAATTTCAAGTAGAGAATTATATCTTACACCACTATCCCTATTATTACTGACAATATTTTATCGTCATTTTTACAAATAATCGCATCACAAACGGAGAAATAAATATTGGAAACAAAATCACAAATTTTCAATATGCAAAGGAGAGATTTATTTTATGAGCAATTTAAAACTTATTACAACTGAAAAATTTGGAGAGATGGAATGTGACTTCTATCGCAATAGAAACGACGAGATATTCGGATATCTAAATTAGAAGAATCTCAATCTCTTCAACAAACAGCATTAACAGAACCTATATATAGAAAACCTTATAATCCATGGTTTAGAAAAATGTCTCCAAAATATACGCTGCTAGAAGAACATTTCAATATTAACAAAGGTTCCTTATACAGAAATATCTTAAACGAATTAGAGAATTTATATGATATGGATACCCAACAGAGAAGGAAATGTTCAAACCAAATAAGGAGAATAGCCAATATGGAATTTTACAAGAAAAAGAATTAGAAATTGAATAGAGAATAAAACCATGTACCCATTTACCGTCACAAAAACCAAATCAATAGAGACCCTATATAATCTTAGTATTTGAATTACTTAGTAGTTGAATTAGTGTGCACGAAACGTACCAGATTGGCACGTTTTTTGCACCACGTCTATAGGATAGAAAGTTCATTTTGGCACGTTTTTTGCACCCTGATAAAAAATATCCTTGAATTTTCAAGGAGAAAGGAGATTTTATCCCATAAAAGAAGAAAAATACGATTTACAATTATTTATTCCTGAAAAAATTTATAATTCACAAACTTACTCTACTTATGCCATTGCTACTTATTGTGCAATAAAGGCTTTGTGTAACTCATCCATAAACCATCATTGTTTAACACCCTATCAAATTACATACTATCTCACTATGGATAAAAAGCCGACAAAACGAATGATTAAATACATTAAAACCGGGCTTGATGAATTAATTGAGAACAGAGTGGTTATTCATGAAGGCTCATATCAGACTTGTTATTTTCTAAATTGCGATAGTATTTGGTTTGACACTGAAAAAGAAAGATTCACCATTATAAGCTTTAATGAAGTTCAGATTATATTTAAAGCAAAAAATGTAAATTGTTTTTTATTATTAAAGTTCTGTGTATTTTTAATTGGAACCATTAGTGCTTCTATTGAAGTATATCTGGACGCACATCAAAGTAAAACAAGAGTAGTCGGTAATTTAACAATTGACTTTATCGCCGAGAAATCAGGTATATCTATTAGAACTGTAATTGAATATACGAAAATATTAGAGGAACTTGGATTACTATATGTTAATCGCCAAAATGATTTTGTTATTGATGACAAAAATAATATTAAGCAGCTATCAAATGTATACGGAAGGCCATGTGACAAAGAGTATATAGACATTTTCGCATCCAATCAGCAAAAATATAAATCTTCATATAGATATATTCAAAAAAATATCAATACGGTTAATAACAATCGTAGATTTGCCCAAATGTTTAACCAATTAAAAAAGTCAAATGAAAATAATGAAAAAAACAAATATTCAAATGGAGAAATACAAGATATATACAACTATGTCGTTTCTGAAAATAAAAAATATGAGTTGTTATATGAAAAAAATAAATATGAAGAATATTTGGAAAAAATACGAGACACCGATATTTTTAACAAATATGATTTTATTAGAAAGGAAACGAAATAACCAAATCAAATTAGAAGAAAGAAAAATCAAGATAAGTGAGTTTATGAAAATTAAACGGAGAATTAATATACAACACCACTACCCTACCACATCAACAAACAATCGTCAAACAACTATTAACCAGAATTGGCAATCACAAAAGGAGAAGTCAATGAATAACAAATTTATTTGGAAACAGAAAAGGAGAAACAAAGCAATATATGACAATAAAAACTACGTCTTGCACAGATTTAGGAAATCATAATACCACCGGTCACAACACTAAAACTAGCACTACCATTTATTCAGGTGAAATAAACATTGAAGATTTTAACACTAGTTTCCCAAACAAAAAGAGAATTAGTAATCAGATAGATGCTAACAAGTTAGAAAATCTATTACAAGAAAAGAAAAAACACAAAGATGAGGAGAATAAATACATGCATATGACACTTGAAGAATTAAGGGAAATGAAAATTGTATCTAATACAAATGGCAGACCACTACCAAATTTAACAGATGAAAAGTGGCAAAAGGAATTTAATGTTAGAAAACTATTTATGAGTCCGTATGGTAAGGATGTAAAAAAACTTGGAAATAAGTATTCAAAAGAATCTGGAAAATGGAACGAAGAAACACAAGGTGAATATAATGGATGTACAAACTGGCAGGAATATTGTTCATATATAAATGATATTTTGAGTTGTATTCGCTCTGGTCAAAGGGATTATTGTTATTACATATATCAGATTATGGATCTTGCTAAATTTCATTTTAATAACAGAGAATTAAAAACAAAATACTGTGATGGATATTGGGAAGTATGGTTAAGTTAAATAAATAATAAAAATTGAAAAATGGAGGAATTAAAATGTTGAGATATAAAATAATAGCAGCTAATACTATAGAGGTAGATTTAATGAACGACTATTCAATCGTTGCAATGATTGAATTCAAAAGGGAAACTGAAAAATACAACGCCACCATGTATTTAAAAAGAAATGATGTATCCATGCTTGATTTAATCGGAAAACAGGCAAATGTTGAATTTGCATCTGAGAGAAACCAAATCAAATTGGAAGTTACTAGATATATTACCACTCTCCTAACGGACGGATTCTTTAAATATTACATAGATAGATATGAGTATATGATGAAATGCTTTGATAGAGGAAATGAGCTATTTGAGCAGGAAAGATTTAGATTGCATACGGAAAGTCAGGTTGGTGAAAATGTGTAGTATTTGCTTATTCGATCCTTGTAATTGCCACTGTCCCAACTATATATCACCAAAATATGACTACCACTGCTCTATTTGCGGACAAGGTATTATAAATGGTGAAGAATTTTTAGAGAACATAGATGGTGACATTATTCATTATGAGTGCATACGTGGAATTAGACAGTTACTGGATTGGCTTGGACACGAAATAAAAACAGAGGATTTGAATTTAATAGATTGAAAGGTCTGATATCATTTTTTCAGACACCAGACCCTACACAATATATACATAAACTCAATCCCAATAAGGTTACTCTTTATGTATTAACAAGAGTCTTAAAATTCGCTTCGTTATCTTCTTGTTGGCGCAAGTGATAAATTTCTTTGTATTCTTTGAGAGAGAATTACAAATGAGAAGCAGAATTGATATTGATTGCAACATGGTGATGGATATTATTGCAACAATTAAAATATTACTCAACTATGAACCTCCTTTATTGGTTGAATTTACTTCTGCTATTGCCACATAGCATTGTAAGTATTGTAGCACATTGAGGATTGAAAAAGAATAATGAATTAGAAATTTCAATCGGTTTGTGGATCGTTTGGAGAATTAATAAGTAGAAATGAAAAGGAGGGTTAAATCATAAAAGATATTTTATTTGAAACAAGAGATTTACCACAACTAATAGTTGCCCTGGATTCTGCCGATGAGTCGGCAAATTACATTCATATTGACGATGCAAAAGATTGTATAGAATACTATTGTCCGTGTTGCAAGGGGATTATTAAACCAAGAGCCTACAAGAAGGATATTAATTATCAAGTACAACCACACTTCTATCATGAAACGGGTGGCTGCAATGAGGAAACATTCGTTCACTATATTTGTAAAACTTGGCTATTTGAAAAGGGCTGCAAATTTATAGTGAATAACACTGAATATGAAGTTGAAGATGTATCGACTGAAAAAACTTTACATACTTCATTTGGAGATTATCGCCCAGATATTATCGTAACTACTGTTTCTGGTAAAATATTTTATTTTGAGATCAGGACAACGAATAGAAAAACGGAGCAATATATTCCTAAATGGGACGAATTAGGGAATGATGTTGTTGAGGTAGATACTAGATATTTTATTAATCAAAAATGCAAGAACGATATTTCAGTATTTAATTTAATTTATTCTGATGGAGATTGTTTTATTAAAACCTATACGAGAAATGATTACGACAGTACTATCGCGTTGAGAAAAATTGAATGGAAGCGTCAGGATAAGTTGAATTACAAGATCCAATGGGAACGACTGGATTGGTTCTGGAATGCAATACAGAAATATAAAAATGGAGAAAATACAGATGAAAATGTTTTAGCGTATTTTGATAAGTTAGACTATTCAGATAAACTATGGTGCTATTATTCAATTAAGAAAAAATCATGTATTGATTTAAAGGAACTTTTTAAAAATAATATTAATCATTATTTTTTTGATATGTTAGATTCATTTAAGGACAAAAAAATTGTATATGCATTAAAACAAGTCTCTCCTAAGATATATGAGATTCAGTTCAGAACAGAATTTTTATATATGGATTATACATTGTTTGAGGAAGAAATTATAAAGGTAAAAATTCAAAAAGGAGATATTCTTTCTTTGGATTATGAAGGAGATGTTAAGAAAGGATTCTCTCGACTCCAAGAACGTGTTAAACAATGCGAAAATTTGCTCAAACGAATAACACATATTTCTACATTATCCTATGTCAAAAGCATTGTTCCGTATAGTCATTGGGCTTCACAGCAATATAATTTTCACATGTTATATTTTGATGTCGAATTTGAAGATAATATACATAGCGGAAAAATAAAAGAATTAATTGGAGAAATAAGAATCATTTCAACACAGCTGTCTGAAAGTTTTATCAAAGAAAAATATGAAGAATATAAACGTGGAAAATTAGTTGATTTAGAAAATGAACTAATTAAAGCAGCATTGATGAATAATCAACTATATCAAAATGTTGTTTTTGAACTAACAGAGATGTGTAATCAAAATGATTATTTAAAAATAAGAGTTTCTGATGATTATAGACGTATTACTTTATTAAATGGGTGTACTTTAGTTTCTGAGTATGAGTATAGTAATCAAGATGTGTTTGGAAATTTTGAAAAAAATATAAGAGAAATGTTTGTAAAATGCATAGAAAAACAAAATAAGCAGCATATAAAGATTTCAAAGTATATAGACTTAGTAAATTCTTGTAAAAACAAAATGTGGAAAATTACAAATTTTGACGGAAATTTTATTATGCTTTGTTTAATAGAACCAAATACTAATAAAGAACTTAAATTTAAATATATCTCACTATGTAATTCAAGTGATATAAAGCAAGATATTTTTGATAATATGAAATCCTTATTAGAATACACAGAGAATAATTATGGAATAAGATTTATGGAGGCTTGTTAATGAGAAATTCCATCTATATACCTTCAGTTGATGCCAAAGATTTATATTTGGCAAACAATTTCAAAGAAGAAGAAAAAAATAAAATTGGTTACAGACTTGTGACAAAATCAGGAAATATTAATTATAACAGATTTGTAAACTCTTTAGACTATAGCCTTGATAGCGAAAAAATTAGAGAGATTGTAAAGTCTATCTATTCCAAAAACATGAAGTTTACATTTTCCCATAATGGAAAAGAGTACAGTGATAAAATCATAAATGTAACCTTCAAATATACTAGTCGGGATTTTAATAAAGTAAAAAAGAATACCTATGTAATGGACGGATATTCTTTAGAAGAATTATGTTTTAAAGATAACGTTGCTCAGGATTCTGGTGTTATAGTTGGGATAATTACTTCTATTCCAACGCAAAACATGACTTCGTTAGAATTACCAAGTGGTTTTGTTTTTGTTGAGGATAAATTCGGAAATTTAGTGTACGATAGCAAAAATGTAGGAGTTGTTCTTTCTAAAAAGGAATTACGAGATTATCTTTATGAAAAAGGTTTTAATTGCAATGGATATCACTACATAAGGCTTAAAAGAACGTCTGGTTCGTCAAGGGTTGGCAAATGCTTATTTGTCGAGGAAAGCCTGTATCCAGAAATTCATTTATGGGAAATGTGTGGATTAGACATATCAGAGGGGGATGCAGTAGATTTAGCGGCTTTGGAATCGTATATCTCTCTTCCAACTAGTAGTGCTATTGATATTCTTACCATTGACCCAAAGAGTATTCTAATCATACCAGACCATGATAGTACTTTTGTGGAAAATTCTGTAGTTGTCGGAATGGATGAAAATAAAAGAATTACAGTTAAAGAAGATGATGTAGAAGTGTCAAATTCAATTTTCGATGGACAATCTCTAATTGATATAAGCATAATGGGTGATTATAAAGAATATGGTATGGTTCTTCTAAGGAATAGATTTTTCAAATCCTGTTGTTTTAATACAAATATTCAAACGTGGTTTTCTGATAACAACATTACTCAAATTTCACAACTACACCCAGAATCTATTACATTGACTGACAAAATTGAAGATATAAAATTGATTACAACCCCAAATAGCATTAAGTACGCCAAATTTGCTCCTATTATGCAGTGGTTAAAAAATATAAACTCTACTTTCAGTGTCGTAAAACATGAAAAAAAGACTCATTTTTTTGGAGGTAGGATGGTTCAGTGCCACTATCAGTTATTGAATACTTTACAATTGTCAAGGAAAGACGTTCATACTTTATTACAACCATCTTTGGATTATGTGAATTTATTAAATACTGATACAGATGTATTAAAATATCATGTAAAATGTTCATTACTTGATAATATAGATGAAAGTCTTTCAAATGTATTCAAAGATAAAAATGATATTGTTTACACTATGATGAATCTATCAGATGAATTTTATAAAACAAAATATTTTTATGACTTTAAAAGGGAAGCCTGTAAGGCATATTTAAAAAATATGAAAAGAGGACACGTTTTAATTGATGGAAATTATTCAGTCTTATTTGGCAATCCCTATGAAATGTTGCTCCATAGTATAGGATTGTTTAATGGACACTCTTCTATTCCGTGTGGAAATATACATACAACCAGATACCCATTTGGGGAAAAAGTGTTAGGTTGTCGAAGTCCTCATATATCAACTTCAAACCTTCTTGTTTCAACAAATATTAAACACGATATGATTGATAAGTATTTTAACTTGACTGATGAAATCGTGTGTTTAAATGCTATTGGAGAGAATATTCTGGAAAGACTTTCTGGTGCTGACTACGACTCAGATCAGATGATAGTGACAAACAATTCAATTCTTATAAATGCTGCTTTAAAAAACTATGATGTATTTAAAGTCCCAGCTAATAGAGTCCCTGCTAATAAGGTTAAAAGAATATACACGGCAAAAGAAAAATCTGATTTGGATTATAAAACCAGTGAAAATAAGATTGGCGAAATCGTGAATCTATCACAGGAATTAAATACTTTGATGTGGGATTATATTAATAAGTCTGGAAAAACATTAAATTCATGCTACGATGAGATCAAAGAATTATATCATGATATTTGTATATTAAATGTTTTAAGCTGTATCGAGATTGATAAGGCAAAAAAAGAGTTTGACATTTCATCTGGTAAAGAAATAAGAGAAATTAAAGAGAAGTGGAAAAAGACAACATTTAGTAATAAGACAATTAAGCCGGCTTTTCTTGGATTTATAGCTCAAACAAAGGGTTATAGAGACTCACAAAGAAAAAAATATAACTATCATGAAACAACCATGGATTATTTGCTAAGAGAAATAAATCAATATCGTTCAAAAAAAACTGATGCTAATGATTTTATTCCTCTCTCGCACTGTTTTAGATTTGCAGAATTTAATCAGAACTCAGTGAATAAAAAACAGCTAAGCAAAATTGTGAAAATGTGTGAAACTACAATGTCGTCAATTAATGCAGTTTGGTCGAAAGATTATTATGAAGTAAGCGAAAAATATTTATTAACGTCTCAATATAAAGATGATTTGGTATTTAATATTCAAAACATAAAAATTAACGTACATACTATGTTTTCGTTGGTGGAATATGTTGATATGAAAAAATACTCTCATATTTCCAAATTATTATTTTTTGCTTTGTTTAATTATGAAAATGAAGCAGTTTTAGAATTAATGAAAAAACTTAATCCATCTGATACATATATTGATGAAAGTTACGATGGGGATTTAAAACTATATGACATAAAATTCAAGAGATACGGAGGAAGTTTGATTGACAAAAAATGAATTTATCAAGGAAGTTGCAAAGAGAGGAAGATTTTCTAACTATGCTGTGGAGGAGATGTATAATGTTTCTTCTAACCTAATTATTGAAAGTTTAATTAATGGAGAAAGTGTTGACGTGCCCGGACTAGGTGTTTATAAAACGAAATCAAGAAAAGAAACTACGTACAAAAATTTATTTGGCGTGAAAGAAAAAACAATAGCAGGCGTTATATATCCCTCTTTTTCCATATCGAATACTATAAAAACCAGAGTTAAAAATACATATAAACATTAAATAGTTACTGAAAAGTTACTTTTTGAGAAAACCGACCCATCTAAAAAATATGGGATACTTCCATATGCTATACGGGTAACTCCCGTGATTTTTCCTCTTTTAAAAATAAGGGAACCATAGGAAGAGAATATAAAAGTGATTAATAATAATCTTATTTCCTTTCAAGCCGATGGCAACATTACCGTTCTGGTAGTGTTGTCATTGGTATTTTTATGGGCATTGGCTCAGTTTGGCAGAGCACCTGATTTGGGATCAGGATGTCGAGTGTTCAAATCACTCATGCCCAATTACCGTATTTTACGGAATACAAAACAAGAAAGAAGGTTTTTTCATAATTCAGATTACAAAATCAGAAAGTGTTGAGTTACAGAAGTTAGGTTATTCGTTTGGAAATGAAGGTGATCTACATCATACTTACACCAGATACAAAAAGTATTATTTTACCGAATCCAGAAAAGGTATGATTGATCTAAATAAGATTCGAAAATCAAATATTGTTAAACAGGTAATGTAAATTAATTTGGAGAGTAGACACTACTCTTCTATTTTTATGCTCAAATTTAGTAATGAAAAGGAGATTTTATAATATGGCAAAGAATGCAATTGTACATAAAGTAACAACTACCGAAGAAATTAAGTTATCAGGTATCGTATCCGAAGATGGATTAACAATGGATTTAGACGGAGAAATTAAACACCTTGCTGATTTTTACAAGAAATTTGCAGGCAAGCACATTGATGTTTCCATGAAAGAAAAGACGGAAGAAGAAATTGCGGATACTTCTGATTTATCAAATGAGTAAGGGCGGTGTGACTTATCGGAATTGACTTAAAAAGATTAGAGAATGAATCAGATGAAGAATTAATATATAGAATTTGTTCTAATAAAGAAGTTATAGGATCTTGGCAAGAAGTTGCTAATATTTTAAATAATCTTTTAAACACAGTATTTACAGAATCGAAATTCAGGAAGCAGTATCAAGCTTTTGAAAAAATGCTTAATGCAAACAAAACCAAATTTATAGAGTCAGATAATCAATTAAAAGAATTTGAAATTCAAAGGCGAAATTTGGAACGGGAAAAAATTAAGTTCAGAGATGAAAGAAATGCATGGCAAAAGCAAAATTATATTGATGCTAGAGTTGAACAAAAACTAGATAAACTCGAAGATGAATTGCTTTCTTTAGGTAATGCAAATTTTGAAACTCACGAAAAAGTAACTATCGACTCAGACAATGACATTTTAATTATTTTGAGTGATTTACATATTGGACAAACATTTTCCTCTTTTTTTGGAGAATATAATTCTGACGTAGCTAAAAGAAGGTTAAATCAGTTATTGAACGAAGTTATTGCAATTCAAAAACTGCACAATTCTGAAAAATGCTATGTTTCTTGCCAAGGTGACCTTATTTCAGGAAATATTCATAAGTCAATACAAGTCACAAATAGAGAAAATGTAATTGAGCAGATAAAAATAGCGACAGAATTAATATCATCTTTTTGTTATGAATTAACAAAATGTTTTCAGACAGTATTCATGTCCAATGTTAGCGGCAATCACTCTCGTATGGACAGAAAAGACGATTCTATTCACGACGAGAGACTTGATGATGTGATTAGTTGGGGCGTGGAATTATCATTGAAACATATTGAAAATTTTCATGTGCTTAAGAGAAATTTAGATACTGGTATATCTGACATATCCATTCGAGGAAAAACATATATCGGGGTACATGGTGACTACGATGCTTTTAGTAAATCTGGAGTTTCAAGTCTATGTATGAGTTTAGGTTTTTTACCTTACGCAATCACATTTGGACATATGCACACTTGCTCTGTTGATGAAACAAACAGTGTAAAAATGATTCGTGGTGGCTCTTTGGCTGGATGTGGTGACTCTTATACCATCGAGAAACGTTTAACGGGCAAACCTAGTCAAATGGTTTGTATTTGTACTAATAAAGGTGTAAGGGCTTATTGTCCGATAGAACTACATTAGATTAACAACAATAAGTCAATCACAAGTAGATTGGCTATTATTATGCGAAAAATGGATTATAGTAGCGTTGACCAAACCTGAGTCCATGAGCCTTCTGATTACGGCAATGCATAATTACGTAATATGGCAGTTAGGATTAGCCGAAAAGAAAATTCCTACTAAATAATGTGGACAATTCAGCAATGACACAAGAAAAAACTATTGCTGCAAAGTACAGATGTTGTAGGCGTCGTGTGCTTATCTATGAAGAATGGTTTGTACTACTCTTCTATTTTATTAAAAAAATAAATTAAAGAATTTAAGGAGATTTAAAATATATGGTAAAGAACGAATTATTAAAAGCAGTATCAGAAAAGGTGGAAATTTCAAGAAAAGATGTCGAGGCAGTATTATCAGCATACATTGATGTTGTTACTGAAACTTTAGCAGAAAACAAAGATGAAAAGGTTGCACTTGGTAATCTTGGTGCATTTAAAGTAAAAAATGTTCCTGAAAGAACCGGAAAGATTATGTTAGGCGAACGCAAGGGCGAAGAGTACTGTGTTCCTGAGCATGATGAGATTACGTTTAAGATGAGTAAAACTGCCAAGCAGTTGGCTTAATCTGATTGGTGGTGAATTTATTTGAAAACATTATATTTTGAGAATGTAGAAGAACTGTGCTGTGATATTGCAGACAAATTTGAATCTTTAAATAAAGAGAATTATAGTGATTTATCAATCATTGCAAAATACGAAGAAGCAAGAGAAATCATTAAAGGATTAATCTGTTTCGGATATGATATTGCATCCATAGATATTCATCGTGAAGAATTTGAAGATTATTGGGACGAGTACGTAATTTCTCTTAATTTTGACGGAATCTGGTGTGAAAAATTTAAAAGAAATAATAACTATGTTGTCGAGGCTTCTACAATTACATATATTTCCAACGAATGCAATTCTAAGATAATTCCATATGTAAAAAGTGATATAGTTTATGCGTTTGAGATTGGTGAAGAAGTTGATGAAGATTACGAATGTGGGTGTGAAAAATGTAATTGTAATACATTATCAAACACATTAAATAACAAGCTAAGCGACGGACTTGATAATTTTACCGATTGGATGATTATGTTTTCTACTATATTAAAGAGCAAGGACTATCTCGAAGATATGTTAGACGAGATATATAAGTTTGATGATTTGCTATGCGGATTATATGGTAGACGAAAATAATAAATGTAATTTATAGGAAGATTGTGTGTTATAGCGCAATCTTCTTTTTGTTTGGAGAATAACTCATTAGAGAGATTACTCTCCTGCCAGATTAAATATCAATTAACACAAAATGACCGTTTCCATTGGCGTGGGCGGTTCACTTGTGCAAACGAATATTAGGGTACGTTCCTAATTGCACAAAAGGATACCTTCTCGGAGAACACCGAGCCTCCATCTATCAAGTAATCAGCGAAATGTTGATTACATCATGGAGAGGTACATGTCGTGAGACAGTAATAAATCCTCTCCTTTTATTAAAAAATATGTGGGAATAACCACACAGATATAAAATAAAAGGAGAAAGTTATTTATGAATGAAATCGTTTTACAAAGTAAAAATGGAGAAATTTTAGCAAGCAGTCGTGACATTTCTGAAAAGTTTGGAAAGAATCACAATCACGTATTAAGAGATATTGATAATTTGATATCTGGCTGTCCAAATTTGGATAGCGAAATGTTTTATGAAACTACCTACAAAAATCGTGGAAAAGAATATAGATGTTTTGATATTAATCGTGACGGATTTTCGCTTTTAGCTATGGGATTTACAGGAAAGAAAGCATTAGAATGGAAATTAAAATACATTAATGCTTTTAATGTTATGGAAGAAAAATTAAAAGCAGGCAGTTACCTTTCAGAAGAAGAAAAACTCAAATTACAATTGTTTAGTAAAGATTCTTTAGAAGTTGTCAATGCCCACAATAAATTAGTAGAACTTGCCACTGCTCCACTTATAGCTGATAACGAAAGAATGAAACCAAAAGAGGAATTTCATGATGCTATAGCGGTCGCTGAAAATTGTATAAATTTTGGCGAATTTGCTGGAACGTTTCAAAATAACAGCAATATATCTTTTGGTAGAAACAAAATAATGGATTGGTGTAGAGATGAAGGATATTTGTGTTCAAGTTACAATTTAAAAAATAAACCTTCACAACAAATGCTAGATTCAGGATATATGAAATACAAGGAAAATATAAATGAAAGAAATGGTAAGAAATACATAACCTATACCCCTCTATTATCCGGAAAAGGACAAATTTGGCTTACAAAGAAGTTGTTAGAGTATTTTAAGGAAGTAGCGTAATTTATTTTAGAGAATATGTGGGCGGTGAAAGTAGCTACCTACCAGTAAATGAGGCTGGTTAGTAAATGGACGGAAAGGAAGTGACAAAATGGCAGAACGTAGTAAACGAATTAAAATGCACGATGAAGAAAAACTTAAAAATATTAATCCAGAAACATTGAAATTATTTCAGAAATATCAGGTAGATATGTCAATTCGAGATTTATCACAGAATTCTATTGATGCATATAACTCAGATTTAAAGCAATGGTTTATATTTATGCATGATACGCAGTTCAATCTATCCGCTACTGAAGCATCAGAAGACGATATTACCGAATACTATTATTGGCGAAAGCAACAGGGCAATAACGTAAATCGACAAAAGCGAGTTATGTCTTCTATATCAGCGTTTTATAAATTCCTTCGAAAAAAGAAAATTATTAAAGAATCCCCTGTCGAATTTATAGACAGACCGAAAGCAGGACAACCTATAGCTGTTCAAACATATCTTACAAAAGAACAAGTACAATTAATGCGTGAAAAGCTTGAGGAATATGGTGATGTTCAGTTACAAACGTATGCTTTTCTATCTTTAACTACAATGGCAAGAGTTCATGCTGTTGCAAATTTAAGATGGGATCAAGTTAACTTGGAAGAACGTATTTGTTCTAATGTACTTGAAAAAGAGGGAAAGTTAGTTGAATTATCATTTAGTGTGGAAACAAAAGAATGTTTAGAAAAACTTATAGACTATCGTAAAGAAAATAATATAAATGATTACGGTTGGTTATTTATCACTCCGTATGTGAGGGAAGATAAGCCTATTCAAGATGGGACTTTGAATGAATGGTGTAAGAAAATTGGAAATATGATTGCAGTTCCTACGCTACATCCTCATGATTTTCGCCATTCGTATGCTACATTGCTTAAAAATTCTGGTATCAGCTTAGAGGATGTTTCTACTATGTTGAACCACGCCGGAACCGATGTAACTAAGAAATTTTACATCAAAACCGATACGTCTAAAGTAAGAAAACTAAAAGATAATGTAATTATTTAATTTGAATTCCAAATTTCAAACGGAGAATATATACATATAAGCAATAATATATAACATTATTGGTTCTGACGTGCGTGGGAAGTTAGATTAAATGTGGTCAATCCTATGGGCATAATGGAGCGTAAAGCAGCCAATAATAATAAGTGATCGTACCTTGATAACCTGCGTGGTTCAAGGTCTATTTGTCCAATTGTGGTTGGATAATTTATTAAAAAAGCAGTGAATAGCTTAAAATCGTAGGTAATAACGTGCCAGTGGAGCCTAAAGGTCTAGTCACCTTCTAAAATAACATGACAACCACGGAATTCCTAGGAGAGTCGTCAGTACTCTCCTATTTTTCATGGGTATATAACTCAGTTTGGTTAGAGTAATCGCCTTTTAAGCGATGAGTCATAGGTTCAAATCCTATTATGCCCATTAACAGAAAAATGATTGAAAGGGAGAATAAATAATGAAATACAACATTCTTATGAAATATGGCACCCAAAATAAGAATCTTTGGGAATATTACAAGATTACATCTACAACAGAGTCAAGCTCTACCACTACCATCTTCGAAACCGATGATTTAGAGGAATTAGAATCTGTATTATTAGAATTATATAAAGAATATCCGACAGATTCTATTAGAATTGTAAGTGATGTAACCGCTTCGATTGATATTACATTTAGTTAATCATAGAAGCATTATTATACAGGATTAAAACTTGGCTTGTGAGTTTTGTATAAAGTGGCAAATATTACATTGTCTCTTTAAAGTTTTTTCACCGAGTAAAGACATTAAGCAGTTTCCATTATGTGGATTCAAAACTGGCAAAGTACACGCCGAAATCAGCTAATTACAATGCTTCACGCTGACATAAAATGAAAATATGACAGAGCTTGGTTTGTTGCGCCTGTCTTGAAAACAGGAGTGGGTAAAACCACCGTGAGTTCGAATCTCACCCTTTCCTTAGAAAATAAGCAACTATTTATCCGACTTTCAAGTTATGATTGTCGGTTTTATTTATGTCAAAAATCGACAATACACAAAAGAAAGCGAGGAAACAAAATGGCAGGAACATGTATTAGATACGGAGACAAATCAACCGTTGGACTAATGGAATTTGTTTGTGATACAGAAGAAGAAATAAATGATTTGCCCACAACTACGTCAAGAGGAAAAGGGGCGTTTAATTCTTATCAGCAATTTGCACCAATGGGTTCAACTTGTGTTGTTGGCAACGTAGGCGGAGGAATTATGGTATATATGCTTTTCGGCTTCGGTTGGAAAAATTTATCGGAGGTGTAAAAATGGCAATAGATTTTATTGGTTCATCTTTAACCAAATCATTCACTAAGTCTTTTGTTGAAGAGACAATGGTGGGTGGTGGTGCCATAAAAGGAGATCCAGGAGAAAACGGAAAATCCGCTTATGAAATAGCCGTTTTAAATGGATTTGAGGGAACTGAGTCTGATTGGTTAGAATCTATAAAGGGAACTAAGGGACAAGACGGCATTTATGTTGTTTCTATGAACATTTCAGAAGACAATAATATAACTGCTATTTTATCAAATGGTAATACCATACCGGTTGGTTCATTGTCGACAATTAAGGGGGAACGTGGCGAAGCTGGTACTACTCCTCGTATTGACGATACTACTGGACGATGGTTTATCGGTGATTACGACACTGGCTATGTTGCTGTGCCTAATACAATCATAAGCTTTAATGATTTGACTGATATACCTACTATTCCAACTGCATTGTCTCAGCTAACCAATGATGAAAACTTTATCAAAAATACGGTAACTAATCTTCTTAATTATTATTCAAAAAATGAAGTATATACAAAAAATGAAGTAACTAATCTTGTAAGTAATATTAATAAACTTACAACCTTAATAGTTGAAGAATTACCAACTATAGACATATCTCCTACCACTATTTATTTAATGTCTGCCGGAGAGTCTGTATATAATCAATATATGTACATAAGTAATAGTTGGGCTAACCTCGGAAGTACAAATATTGATTTACAAGAGTATATTACAACTTCTCAATTACAATCAGCCTTGAATGAAAAATCAAATACAAATCATACACATGAAGAATTGCATACTCACGGCAATCTTCCACTTCTCGAAACCATTACTACTGAAATGATACAGAGCTGGAACAAACATTTTAGTGGAAATTACAATGATTTGACAAATAAGCCTAGCTTAAGAATGGCTGTTTTAGAATGGCAATCGACAACAAGTTATATCATTGGTGATTTAGTATGGATAAATAATACCACAAAGAGATGTAACACAAACCATTTGTCAAGTACATCATTTGAAACAGATGCTAGTTATTGGGATAATGTAGGAGGAGGTGGTGGCGTGCCACAGTTAAAGGAAATATCAGGACAGGTGACTGTTGCTGCGGGTGACAGTTCGTTTTTACACTTAAATACGGGATTTAATAAGTACGATATCCGTACATTATATATTAGTAATTCTTCAAATGAAAATATATCTGTCGAAATTTACAATAAAAGTACCGATGGATTAATTATCTATGAAAGTTTGGAAGCATCATCGATACAAGATATTGCTAATACTCCATGCGAAGATAAAGATAATAGTGAAAGCATACATATTAAATTTAATAACAAAGGAACTTCAGTGACTAGTATTGATTATTTTATTTATGTAACAAATTTACTTTAAGTAGGCGGTGATTAAGATGACAGACAATATAACTGATATTCCAAGACAATCACCACTGGAAAATTCTTGGTTGCAAGCGAAAAGTAAATCATATGATTCACCTAGACAATTTCCCTTAGATATAACTTGGCAAAAGAAAAAAGGCGATGATGACCGAGACTACACGTTGTATGGGTTTGTTATTGATAACAATGAATCAGACCCTTATGCAAGTATTTCATATATAGAAGATAATAAATATTTTACACCCGCGAAGATGAATTTCACCACAGGTGAATTTGAGTATGGTAGTTGGACAGATGCTTGGTTTATAAAAGGATTGAAACCATGTATGTTAAAGTATGATGGTACAGTTGGATATCTGTTAGACCCAAATGATTATACCAAGAAATTAGATGGTACGGCATCAGACATTAGTAATACATCGTACGGTGGGAATGCGATGGTTGGAATACCGCTGGTATATTATAAAATAAGTCATAACGAAACTACAAATCTAACAACGGTGTTGGTGTCTGATAAACAAGTGGATGATGATTTTAAGTGTTGGTCTCATATTGATATAAACGGTGATGTAATACCATATTTCTACATAGCAATTTACAGTCATTCATATATTAATCCTAGATATAGAAGTTTGTCCAATAATATATATGGTGCTTCTTCTCTATCATCTGAACTTACCAGAGCAAAAGCAAATAACCCAAGTAACAAGGATATCTGGAATATAGATACTTATGCCAATAGGCTGCTGTTTCAGATACTTCTATTATTAATGGGTAAATCTAGAAACAGTCAGGCTCGTTTCGGATATAGTAGATGCTCGTCTGGTGGGGATAGTATGTCTGCAAGTTATAATGGAACTGCTAATGCAAAAGGGCTATTCTGGGGAAATAACGCAAATAATACAGACCTCAAGTTATTTGGTATCGAAAACTACTGGGGAGCTAGATCTGGTAGAGTTGCTGGATTACTTTATCAGAACCATATTTATAAAGTTAAATTAACTGAAGGGATGTATGATGGATCAACCACCGCTAATTACAATGATACTGGGAGTGGGTATATAGCAATGCCATTCGAATCAAATACCACAGCCGCATCAGGTGGGTATATTAACACTATGAATATTAGCGAATATGGCTTCTTTCCAAATACTAGAACTGGGTCGTCAAGTACATATTGGTGTGATTATGCCAATGGAGGTACAACTGACACAGGCCTAAGATGTCCTGCTATGGGAATGTCGAACGTTGGAACATCCAATACACAGCAAGGCGGAATATTCTCTATGCACAATAATGCCACACCAACTAATACTGGCACAGCTATAGGAACGTTTATTTCATGTAGACCATTGGCTGGAACTGAATAATTGAAAGTGGGTGAAAACGTTTATGGAAAAACTATTGGATTGGGAACACGTAGAAGGTTCACAAGATACTAAACCAGATGCATTTGACGACATAAGTTCAAAGGTATATGTATATATTCGTAAGAATATTGAGCAAGTTGAGAGATCATCCTCTGAGGAAGGTGAAATTATCACATTATGGACATATGATGAAGCAAAAGTTACTAAAGTTGACTGGAACAAATATCAAGAAGAGATAATTCGAGATAATGATTTAATATTATAAATAAGGAGAGAATTCACTTCTCTCCTATTCTACATTCTTCAGGTGATTTATCATCCCTAAAACCCTTGAGTACAGCTTGTCTAAGTCCCTCTTTATTTGAAGGCATAAATTCTACCGTGCAAACTAGTGGTTTAATCCATGTTGCGTTTTCATGACCCTTGGGTATGTCATTTAATGGGCACTTTGATGGAGTAGCGCCGTTTTGCTTCAATTTAGAAAGACTTACGCCAAGAGTAACATGATTAGTAATAACAAGATTATTATTTATGTCATATTTTGCAAGTACAAGACTTGTAGCTTTTTCTTTTACTATATAAGCTATGCAAATAAAGTCATCGTCTTTCATAACCTTAACTTTATTCCACTCTTTTGTATTTTTACCAAGCCAGTAGAGGCTATTTTTCTTCTTGCCTACTACTCCTTCAAGCTGTTGTTGTTTTGCTAGATTAAATAACGCAATGCCATTAGTTTCAATATATCTCGATACAGATATCAGATTATTTTCTGATATTATATTACTTAATATTTCCTTTCGTTCCATTAATGGTAAGTCTTTGATTAATTTATCTTTATAATAAATAATATCATAAGCAACAAAACTGGCAGGATGTCTTGTTTTTTCAAGATCTATTTTAAAAGGATCGGTTAGCAAAGTACGTTTTTGTAATACATAGAAATCTGGTACTCCATTAACTAACGTAATCAATTCTCCGTCTAAAATGCATTTTTCTTTGCAGTTTTTAAATACCGATTGCAACTCTGGAAATCTAGGTAATAATTTCATATCTCTTTTATTGCGCAAATCAGTTGATGTTTTATCACAATAGTTTATACATCTTATGCCATCTAGTTTTAATTCAAAAATAGAATTCTCATCGTCATAAGGCTCAACCATTTCGGAAATTAACATTGGTTTAATTCCTTTTTTATCAAAGATATCACTCATTAAGCTGTTCCTTTAATGTTATTTTTATTCGCTAACTCTACTGATTTTTGTAAAGCTTCCATTAGATTAATAATGTTGTTAGGAGCACTTGTATCGGAATTAACAATTTCATTCCCTGTAATTTTTGTTGTAATTGCTTCACGAAGTTTTTGTTGATATTCATCGTGATAGGCTGATATGTCAAAACGTTTTGTCATTGAATCTATTAGAGATTTAGCCATATCTACTTCTTGCTTTGAAAGTTCAACCTTCGGAATAGTTTTGGGGATTTCTTGAATTTCTTCTTGATAATAAAGCATTTTTGCTATTATACATTCTTTGGTTGGATATAAAACTAAAAGGTCTTCATTAGTTGTTAATACAGTCTTAGCTAGAGCTGCTTCTTTCTTAGATAGTAAAGACTGACGTAATAGTTCGTATGCTTTTTCAGCACCCGGCTCTGGTATAAGATAATAATTTTTGTTAAAGTACATGGAATCTATTTCTGACATTTTTACAAAATTTTCGATATGAATAGTTTTATCTTTTTGAGATTTAATTTTTTCAAGCTCATCTTCTGTGAAAGTTACATATCTGTCCTTCTCGTATTCGTAGCCTTTTATTATATCGCTACTACTAACTTCTTTATTACACGAAGGACAAATTTTTTTGTATTTAATTCTTTCATGAGTATCTTTACACAGTTGATTGAAAGATATGCTGGTGTCTCTAGTTGTTTTATATAATCCGACCGGAATATATAAAAGACCTACTGATATCGCTGATTTATGAGCTGCCATTCTAATTACCTCCGTTTTTGGTAATAGTATGTGTATTTTAGAAATTATTTATGTGTTTGCTACACACATCTTTTTTATCTGGATATAGGACAATTGGAAGTCCGCTGGTTTTGGGAGCCAGACGTTGCAGGTTCAAGCCCTGCTATTCAGGTTATGACATTTATTGTCATTATAATTAATAGCTTGCAACTTACTGCCGGAGGAAAATTATGAGCAATACAAACCAAAACATTTTTAAGGAAACAGTTGAGACATTAATTAGTGATGCAAAATCACTGCAAAAGAAATTCACCGCACTACAAGAAAAGAATGATTTTCGTGGTGCACTTGACACCATGCGACTTTTGAAAGACACTCTCTCACTTATTAAAGAATACGATTGGAAATTGATGTATTCTGAATATGAAACAGATGGTCATAAAGAAATCGCAGTATGGGAACAAAATCATTGTGGTGAAATTAAGAGGCATAAAAAATGGCGTGTTGTACCTCAAGGAAAAGAAGATACAAATAGATGGTCAAAGATGTTTGAAGATTATATTATTTCTGGTAAAAGTCATCTTTATTGTAATGGTAAGCACCACAGAGGAACTGGAAAATCATATGCGTTAGCCAGTCTTTGTGATAAATATAATGGATGTATTGTTGTTGATAAAAACAGGCATCTTGCTACTGGTATAGATAATAATTGTAAATTATTTGATTTTAAAACAACTATTATTACATACAAAGACGCTATGGCTTTACGTCAATACAGAAATAAAATATTTTTTATTGATGAAGGTTCTGGATTAAGTCAAGAACAATTAGATAAACTTATGGAAAATCATATTGTTATTGGATTTTCAAATTAAACTGCGCTTTCATATGGTAGTAAAAATAAATAAGAAAATTAATTGCAAGTACTACTGCTCTGGCGGTGAGTGCTTATTTTATTGCAAAGAAAGGTGGTGCGTTTGTATTGGCACAAGAAAAATCAAATAGACGTGTTGTCGTAACTGCACCGTCTAAAAGTACAGAAATTCAAAAAATAAGATACTCAAAAGATGAGGAACCTAATTTTTACAAATGCCCTACTTGTTCTACAAATTATACTAAGCTAGATGATAACTTTCCTTCATCTCAAAGTGAATTATATGCTGGTTGGAACTATCATTTACCTATTTGCAAAAAATGTACGGATAAACTATTTGAGCATTATACCACTGCTTATGGTGGTGACGAAGACGCAGCAATAAGAAGGATGTGCGAGAAATATGATATTTATTATTCTTCCAGTTTATTGAGTGCAAGTCGTAAAATAACCAAAAATAGATCTCGCATTCACAGTTACATATCAAAATCCAACTTAACCCAATATTCAGGAAAAACTTATGATACCACTCTGGATGAGGAACGTGTTGAGGGTGTAATTGAAACACTTGACGACATAAAAGATTCAAAAAAGGCTAAATTAAAAACGGTTAAATTCTTCGGAATCGGCTTTGATGAGGACGATTATGTATTTCTTGAAGATGAATACTTGGATTGGACTACCAGACATGAATGTAGCACTAAATCTCAAGAAGAAGTCTTTAAACAAATATGTTATGCCCAATTAGATATTTTAAAGGCAAAACGAGAGGGTCTTTCAACCAAAGACTTAACTAAGACATTTCAAGATTTGTTAGCAACAGCAAATTTACAACCAAAGCAAACAAAAGACAATACATTAGCAGAACAAAACACATTCGGAACCTTAATCAGAAAATGGGAAAATGAAAAGCCTATTCCTGAACCAGACCCAGAATGGAAAGATGTAGATGGTATTGTAAAATATATTACTGTTTATTTCCTTGGGCATCTATGCAAAATGATGGGCATTAAAAATACTTATTCTCGTATGTATGAAGATGAAATGGAAAAATACAAAGTAAATAAGCCCGAATACGAGGATGATGATGAAGCTCTTTTTGATGCTGTTTTTGGCGGTGAATTAGATGATTCAAACTAATAAAAAAACAGAACAAGAAGTTGCAAATGATAAAGCTGCCAAAATAATGAACGGTGTTGCGACATGGTGCAGTTTCTATCGTGCTAACCCACATAGATTTGCAAAAGACTATTTAGGAATTACCCTAAAACTATTTCAGATAATTTTGCTATATATGATGAATGTGAGCAATTATTTCATGTACCTTGCAGCTCGTGGGCAAGGAAAAACATGGTTAACTGCTCTCTTTTGTACAATTAGATGTATCCTTTATCCCGGAACAAAAATTTGTGTTGCTTCAAAAAATCGTAATCAGGCAAACGAAGTTCTCGAAAAGATAACTACTGATTTTTTAGATAAATCGGACAATCTAAAATTAGAAATTGATGACTATTCAGTCGGTCAAAATAAAGCCTATGTGCTTTTTAAAAATGGTTCATGGATAAAAGTTGTTACTGCATCCGATTCTGGACGGTCTGCTAGAGCAAATATACTTATCACAGACGAATTTAGAATGGTAGATTTAACCGTAATTAATACTGTTTTGCGTAAATTCTTAACAGCTCCAAGAACGCCAAAATACTTAAATAAAAAGGAATATAAACATCTTGTAGAACGAAACAAAGAAATTTATATGTCAAGTTGTTGGTTTAAAAGCCATTGGTCTTTTGAAAAGGCAAAAGCATATTGCGCTAATTTAGTTAATGATACAAAAAAATACTTCATCTGTGGTTTACCATATCAAATATCAATTAAAGAAGATTTATTGTCAAGAGAGCAAGTAGCTGACGAGATGTCTGAGGCTGACTTCTCCGAAATGGCTTGGGATATGGAAATGGGTTGTCTTTGGTACGGAGATAAGGATGGTAGTCTTTTTTCATATGAAGACACATCGAAAACTAGGTTGCTCAAAAGATGTGTATATCCAGATTATATTTCCAAATTATTATCGGATAAATCAATAAAAATACCAGAATTGAAACCCCAAGAACAACGAATAATTTCTACTGACGTTGCATTATTAGCTTCTAAAAAGCAAAACAATGATGCGGCTTCTATATTTATCAATAGTGCTATTCCAACAGAGAATCAAAAATACATTGGCAATATGATATATACCGAAAATCATGAAGGTTTAAACACAGATGAACTTGCATTGATAATTCGTAGATATTATGAAATATTTAAATGTACATACATAGCATTAGATGTTAAGGGTATTGGATTGGGCGTCTATGATTGCTTAATCAAAGATATGTATGATCCAATGACAGGAGAAACGTATAGGGCATTAAGTTGTTGTAATGACAAAGTGTATGCTGAAAGGTGTAAGGTTCCTAATGCTCCAAAAGTTATTTGGGCTATCCAAGCTACTGCTCAATTTAATAATGATATGTACTTATCATTGCGTGAAGGCTTTAGACAACATAAAATAAACCTTTTATTGCACGAATTTGAAGCGGAGGAGTTACTAAAAGGAATGCGTGGATATAATTCGCTCAATATGAGTGACAAAATGCTATTGCAGCTCCCTTATATTCATACAACACTATTAATTAATGAGTTAATAAATCTTGAATATGAAGCAAAAGGTGTAAACATTAAAGTTTATGAAAAAGCCGGAATGCGCAAAGATAGGGTTTCTAGTGTTGGTTATAATTATTGGGTTCAGTGTCAATTAGAAACCAAGTTAAAGAAACCTAATGAAAAGCCTTTTGATAAGAGTAAATTACAATTCCGTAAACCAAAATACACGTAGAGAGGAGGACATAATGCCTAACAAAAATGAAATTACTGATGAGCAAAAAATGAAGCTAATGAACTTTGCATTATTTGCCAAGCAAGCAAAAATGATTCTTAAAGATATGAATCAATCCAATTTGCAAGGCGAATTCTTCAAAAAGTATAATCGTGAAGATGTAATTAAGTGGATTGAAACGCCACAAAAGTTCGAAAAGAAATTGATAGAAATATCAAAGTATTGTTACATGGTTAGTCCACATTATAGAAGAATTTGTGATTATTTCAGCAAAATGTCTCTCTTGTCCTATGTGGTTGTTCCATATAAGTTGGATATGAAAAGATTTAGCAAAAAAAATTTCTTAGATTGTTATAAAAGCACTATTGATGTTCTTGGTGTAATGAATATCAAAAGCGAATGGGAAAAAATTATAACCGAATTATTTGTAGCTGACGTTGCTTATGTTTATGAATATAAGACTGACGACAGCTATTTTTGTAGATTGCTCCCATATGACAGATGCGAAGTGTCAAGTAACATTGATGGCGTATTACAATTCCAATTTGATTTTCAATATTTTGATAAATATCCAAAACAACTTGCAAATTATGGTGGAGAATTTATTGCCAAATATAATTCATACAAGAAGGACAGGACAAAATATCGTTGGCAAGAGTTAAATGATGAATATTCATTTGCTGTAAAACTATCTGACAATGTGAACTATGCTATCCCAATTTTTGCAAACTTAATTACTACTATCTTTGATTTAGAAGATTTAAGAAAAATAGAAAAAGCAAAAGATAAACTCAATATTTATAAATTGCTACTTATGAAATTACCACTTGATGAACAAGGCAATTTTGCTGGCGGTGATTTTGATAAAGCACTAGAATATTATGACTTTCTTAGTGAATGTGTTGATGACAATGTTGGAATTGGTATGTCTCCATATGAGATTCAAGATTTCTCATTTGAACAAAGTGGCACTGCAAGTCAAGTAAATGCCTATAGTGAATCTGTATCATCTTTCTTTACCGCAAGTGGTGTTTCAGAGCTATTATTTAATAGTACAAAATCATCTTCTGCTACTATCTCATCCTCTATAAAAAATGACAGTGAAATGGTATGCCATATCCACAGAATGATTGAGCGTGTAATTAATAAAAAGTTAAAGCAGTTCCCAGACAAGTATAAATTTGAAATGAAAATGCTTGATGTTACCACATATAACCAAAAAGAATACATAGATAGTCTGTTAAAAGCTTGTACCTATGGTGCGCCTATAAAAAATGAACTATTAGCATGTTTTGGTTATACACCGGCACAATCCTATGGCACTTCTATTCTTGAAGATTGTTTAGATATCGTAAACTCATGGAAGCCTCTTCAGTCAAGTAATACACAATCTAATTCTGATACAACAGATGAAGATGGACGACCAAAAGTAGATGATACAGAACTGTCTGATTCTGGCATTCAAACAAGAGAAAATGATAATAGACATGCTGATGCATAGAAAGGTGGTGAAATGTGGACAAAGAATTACGTACGATACCTGTTACGTTTGAAAAACTTGACAGTGTAGATATAACTGACACTCGATTTACTCGTGTGAAAATAAAATTAATGCATCTCGGTTTAAATCTGAACAATAGTATTTTTACAAAAGATGTTGTTGATGCTGCTATTCCAACTTTATATAACACTCCAATACTTGGTTATGTTGAAAAGGATAAAAATGGCGACAAAGATTTTTCAGATCATCGAAGCGTCTTAACTATTGATAAAAAGAAAATTTCTGTCACATATAAAGGTTCTTCATATGGTGTAATACCAGAAAGTTGTAATCCAAGATATGAAAAAGAAATGTGTGAAGATGGAATCGAGAGAGAATATTTAGTAGTTGATGGTCTTGTATGGACTAAAATTGAAGACTCAGATATTTTCTTACGAGACGGAATCAAAAAACAGAGTATGGAATTAGATGAAGATTCTATAGAAGGCGATTTTGATAAGGAAAAACATTTTGTATTTTCAAAGATTGTATTTTACGGTGCTTGTGCATTAGGTGAAAATACAACGCCGGCAATGATTGGTTCTTCAATTGATACAAACTTTACATTAAATGAAATAAAAACAAAACTAGAACAATTTAATACTTATTTTTCAAAGCAAAGTCAAACGTCTAATGACGATGACATAAATAACGAAAATACGGAAGGAGGAAGTATTTTGACAAAGGAATTTATTGATAATATCCTAGCTGGATTTTCAGTTTCTTTAGACAACATAGATTTTGAAATTACAGACACTACTACAGAAGATGAATTAAGAACATATCTTACTGAATTTACTAAGAAAGATTCATTGAGTGACGAATTAATCAATTCTGTCTTAGCTGAATTTGAATTAACTAAAGAGGAAATTGGCGAATTTTCTATGGATATCTCAGAAAATGATTTTAGATCATTAGTGTCTAATTATGCATCTGAAAAGAAAGCAACTGAACCTAAAGCAGAACTCCCAACAAGTACAGTATTCTCTACATATAATGAGAAACGTGAATTATTAAGAGGAGCATTAAAACGAAGTGAGGAACGTGATGAAGATGGTAGACTACTCTATGCACTTGATTACTGGATTGCAGATTTCGATGATAATTTTGTTTATGTAGAAAAAGAGGAATATGATGGTAATAAGTGGACTTATTCTAAAGGAAGATTTGCTTACGTTATTGTTAACAATGTTGTAGCTCTCACATCTGATTTTGAAAAAATGATTGTAAAGTGGGTAACTATTGAAGAGAATGCAAGCATTGAAAAAGCAAGAGTAACTTTTGAAGCCCAAAATGCTGAATTTGAAAGATTGAAGAAATTTGAGAAAGATACACTTGATGCACAGTTTGAATCATCTGTAAATGCTATCTTTGAAAAGTTTGATGAGTCTCTAGCAAACATGTCTGATTATATGACTCTAAAAGCCAATTTCTCAAATATGGAATTAGATGCGATTGAAGAAAAATGTTTTGCTTTACTCGGAAAGAAAAACGCTAATTTCTCAGTAGCAAATAAAAATACACCAGACGTTGTTCATACAGGCATTGATAATACTGTTGATGAACCAGAAGATGACGGATACGGTGGAATCTTAAGTAGAAAGTACAACTAACAACACATTTTAAACGAGCCAATAATAGGCTCTATTTTTATGCAAATTTTAAGGAGGAAATACAATTATGGCAGATTATGCAGTAATTACTCGTGAAAAAATGGCGAGCGAATATGACGGTACTAAAAGAGTATCTTTGAAAATTAATGAGGATTTACAGAACGGTTCTGTAGTTGTAGTAGGTGATTTAGTAAGTGGAAAGAGGGAAGTTTTCGCTACAACTAAGCCAACTGCAAGTACAGCACTTACTGATATCGCAATCCTTACTACACCAGAAGTTGATGCTGATGAAAGAAAGAAAAACTTATCAGACTTCATTAATAAGGCAGATATTTTATTACCAGCTACTGGTGATTATTTAACAGCAAAAGATATCTTTTCTCTCACTGCTGAAGGATTTGATGGCACACCTGCTGTTGGGAAAATTGTAGAGTTACAGGCTGGTTATAAGTTAAAAGTTGTTGCTACTGCTACCGCTGGATCTACAGTTATTGGTAAAATTGTTGACTTTACAAACGGTAAATACGCTGTCAAGGTTAATGGCTAATTGAAAAATAAATAGGAGGATATTATAACATGGATAAATTAAAAGTGATTAAATTGGCTACAGATATGATTACAAATAAAGTTTCTGGTAACTTTGCAGATGCTTCTAAAAATTCTGACGCCATGATTGATGAATTAATCTCAGCAAACGGTGGCTCAACCGAATTAAATTGGAAAACATTTCAAAGAGGAAATGCTTGCTTTGAAATCATTGAAGAGATTCTTCCGTTAATCGTACATGAAGGATTTCAGGGTAATGAGTTCTTTATGAACATGGTTGATTATAGAAACATTGCTCTTGGTGATGATATTGATTTCTGGACAGAGGATAAAACCGAATTGATTGTTGCTGATACAGCATATGGCGTAAGCGGTATTCGTAGACAGAGATTAGGTAAAAAAGATAAGTACAATGTTGATACTACTCTCAAGGTTATAAAAGTATACGAAGAGCTAAAGAAATTGCTTGCAAAGAGAACCGACTTCAATCAGTTTATTGCTGCTGTATCTAAGGCTTTCATCCGTGATAGATATGATAATATCTACACCGCATATGATGGAATTACAGCCACTACTCGTGGATTAAATTCTACTTATGTTAAGACTGGTACATACTCAGAGGATACTCTTCTGACATTGATTCAGCATACCGAAGCAGCAAATGAAGCGATCGGTACAATTATTGGAACAAAGTCTGCATTAAGAAAGATTACTACTGCTACTGTTTCTGATGAAGCAAAAACAGATTTGTATAACATGGGTTACTATGGTAAGTTCAATGGTACAAATATGATCTATGTTCCTCAAAGACATAAAGTTGGCTCTGACGAATTCTTACTCAATGATAATAAGATTGTCGTTATTGCTGGTGACGAGAAACCTATTAAGTATGTTACAAAGGGCGAAGGTATTTTATCAGTAACCGATCCTTTACAGACACCTGACTTCACCCAGAATTATCTCTATGCTGAAGAAGCTGGTGTGGGTGTAGCATTCGCAAACAAACTTGGTATTTATACCATCTCTTAATAAACGATTTAGGCATCTGTTTTTATACAGGTGCCTAAATTAATGAATGAAAGGAAATAAAATGGAAGATGTAAAAAAGAAGCCAGGTAGACCTAAAAAGGTTATCGAAAATGAAGATATAAAAATCACCACTATTTCGGCTACGTCACCTAATGCAGTTGAAAAGAAAAGATTAGTATTAAGCGATTTAGATGAATTAGTAGTAAAAAGCAATGTTTTTGGAGAATTAATTTATATTAACGATAGAACTGGCGATCAATTTATTTGGGAAAATTACGGCGAAGAACAAACCCTTACTGCCAAAGATATTCGTGACATGAAAGCAAGACAACAGATGTTCTTTAAAGAAGATTGGGTGTCTATTATTGACTCTCACAGTGTAGATATGACTATATATACGCTCAAAGATATTTATGATGCTTTACAAGTTGGAAGATATTATGATGAAAATGCTATTGCTTTTGAATTAGATGATATTTTCACAATGAATGAAAAAGAAATGAGAGAAACAATCTCTATTATGTCTGATACTATTAAGAGGACTGTTGTAATTAGAGCAAATGATAAAATCAAAGATGGCTCATTGGATTCTATTTCTAAAGTAAAACTGTTAGAGGAAGTCCTAAACTGTGAATTAGCTTCTCCTGAAGATTAGGAGGACTTATGGAAACAACAAACTATTCAGAAGTATACAGTTGGTTTCTTGATAAGGTAACCGCATATAGCCTTACTATGTTTAATGATACTGAAAAAGAAGATATTGTATATGGATATATGCGAAGTGCATGTGCGAAGTTTAAGTGTTGTAAGGTGGATTTGACAGATAGAGATGATGAATTAAGAGTATTTAATAATACCTTAAATGATGAAATATTAGATATTATTTCAGAAACAATGGTAGTTGCATGGTTACAGCCAAAGTTAAATAATGAAGATAATCTCGTTAATTCACTTAGTACAAAAGATTATAGTCTTTATAGTCCTGCAAACCTATTAGCAAAACTTACTGATGTATTCACATTAGCAAAGAAAAATTCATCTATAATGGTTTCAAATTATTCATTTAGTCATGGAAAACTTCCGAAACGAGGTGGCTTATGACTGAATTTTTGAAATACATGATAGGTAGTATTTACAAAATATTACCATTAAATGATGAAAATAATTATGGTGTTCAAGACCATATAGATTCCGTAGCAATTCAATTAGTTGGTGCGTTAGATACTTATCCTGAATTAGCGACAAATCAGAAATATGTCTCTGTTGTCAATTCGGTGAATTTCTTAAGAAAAGAAAGTTTTACAAAAAAACAATGCAAGCGTGAAGTTTTAAGATGTACAAACATTTTGCAGAAAATGATACAGGAATAGGCGGTGTTATATGGATTGGAACTCTTATAATAAACGTCTTACAATAAATGGAACAACACAAAGAGATCGAAGTAAAAATCAAACAAAATATAACATTTTAAAAAATGCTCCAACTAATCCATCGTGCAAAGAAGTCAAACTAAATGGAGAAGATTCATATCTGATAATCAATACCGGTACAAAACCTTATTACAAAGAATTCGAATCTTTACCTGGTCAGAAAATATTGGCTGGTGACTATGTGGAATGGGCAAATAGTATATGGTTGGTATATGAGGCAGATTGTGATGATGAGATTTATATTGATGGTAATTTAAGGCAATGCCAGTATGAATTATTCTGGCAAAATGCAGATGGTAATATCGTATCAAGGTACGCTTGGGTACAGAATGCGTCTGCTTACAACAATGGAGAATCTGGCAATAATACAATCACCTTACAGTCAAATCAGTTTATGGTATATATTCCATATGATAATGACACTCTCCTGTTGGATAATGGACTTCGTATGCATATGTCTCGCAGCAATATAAAATGCAAACCTTACGAGTTGACTAGACCAGATGACATTGCTTACGGATATGGTGAAAAGGGTGTTTTAAATCTAGTATTTACACAGGTTCAGTATAATAAAGATAAGGATAAATTGGTAGAATTAGAAGATGGAAAATCTGTATGGATATGTAATTATCACTCTACCACTACCACATCAGACAAAAATTTACCCGATGAAACATCGAATTTATCTGCTACTATCAGCGGAAATGCAGGCCTTAAAATAGGATTTGCAAGGAGTTATACTGTTACATTTAAGGATTTGGATGATAATGTTATTGATACTAATGAAGTAAACTTTGAATGGAATGTTGTGAGTGGTTTTATTGACAAAATTGAGCAAGCTGTAAGTGGAAATACAATTAAATTGAAGGTGAATGATGAAGAGTTAATAGGCTCTTCTATTTTATTGGAAATTGTTGTGGATGGTAATGTTTTGTCGAATATTAAAATTAATATAGTTGATGTTATGTAGACGTAGAGGGATGTGATGTAGATTTCGAATTTATATGTAGCAGAAGAATATAAAAGTAAAATCATTAATCTTTTATTAAAAAATGAAAACTTTATTACACTAGTAAATCCAACACCTAGTAAATGCGAGGACTTGGATATCATTGACGTTATGTTAGGCGGATCGTGGGTAATAAACGGAACCAAGTGGGAAGAACAAGGTCATATATTTGACTATAATTTTGTTGATGATACAACGACACAAGACAAAACTTTTATCTTAGTTGAAACAGACATAGATACTATTCGAAATGGAATTTTCACAGACTTTAACTTATATGTTTTTGTTTTCACAAGTAAAAAACTTGTACGATTAAACTCTTCCACTTCTCCAACTATAAAGCAGGTCAAAAACATGGGCTATTTTGCAAGTACCTATGGAAACCGTATTGGCGTATTGTGTGATTGTATAGATAGAACGCTAAATGGAACTGATAAAATATATGGAATAGGTTCGGTATCTTCGGCACCAAGAAATCATATGGCTTTATATTCACCAAACAGCAAATATTATGGGAAGGTCTTGAAATATCAAATAACAAACTATAATTCGGGTGGTGATAATTGTGGAGATTAATCATCAACAATTACATTCATATTTATTATATGATTCTGAAATTCCCTATAATGAAAATATAGTATTGTCTCCTATTAGGATGAAAAACATACTATTATTTCAACAATGCCAGTCTGCTTTAACATTGCGGAAAGACTCAATATTTCAAGAAAAAGAATTGATTAAAATGAGTTATTTTGAATTTATCAAATATGCCCATCATAATTTTGAACTCGCTAGTAAATATGAGGTTCAAGGACTAGATTTTTATTATGATTTAATTCTTAATATATTTCGATTAGCTTGTGTTGACGCGGAAATTGCTTATGCTCAAAATCATGATATTACAATCAATGGTCAGATTATTACTGATGAAATATTTGATGATTTAAGGAAGGTAATATTAATTCAAAACGATATTGATTTCGATGTCGATGAATTTATGAACATTGAGACAATAAAAGCATTAGAAAAAGCAAGAGAATTTGAAGCTAAGAAAAATAAAGAAAAGGCTGACATTGAGGATTACATTGATTCGTTGGTTATTGGATTAAAGGTTACTGAAGAATATATATCTAATTTAAGCATCAGAAAATTTTGGAGATATATCAAGCGAATAAATAAACATGAAAATTATCAGACTTCATGCACTGCTAAAATGTCGGGAATGGTCACTTTAAAAGAACCAATACAACATTGGATGACCAGTATTGAAGTTGAAGATAAATATGCTAACCTCAAAACAGATGAGGATGAGCTAAGAGGTAAAGTCGGTTAATGACTACCTCTTATTTTTATGCACAAAAAATGATTTATAAAAAGAAAGTGAGGAACTTATAATGGCAGGTAATGCAAAAGACTTTTTAGTATCAACCGCTGACGTAGCGTTTTTTCATAACGATGTGTTAGCTTTTACTGGTACAACTTCTCTCAACACATCTATAAATGTATCAAACGAGGATCAGGAAATAACAGGGGGAAAAGGCGGAAAGACACTTTATAAATATAAGTATGGAAGGAAACTAGCTTCTTCAATTGAGATGGCAGAATGGAACTTGGCTTATATCGCAGCTAACGTGGGTTCGACAATCTCAGAGGGATTGAAAGACGTATATGCTGTTGCAGAGTGTGTCACTTTAGTTAATGGCTTAGGAACTCTTGCGAAAATCCCTACGGGGAAAGTATTTGTGGAAAAAACAGATGGTTCTACTAGCGAAGTAGAACCAGTCGGTTCTACTATTACTGTTGGAAATGATAATGATACCATCAAAGTTACATATCAGTATAATACCAATGTTAAGAGAGTTACCATTGATGCTGAAACCAGTCCTCTCGTTGGTAGATTAGTGCTTTCAGCCGACAAGCACAACAGCAAGAAAGGAAAAGTTGGAGAAGTTCAAATTGAAATTCCTTCATTCCAGTTGTCCGGTAATTTTGATATTACTTTAGAAGCAACTGGCAGTACGACTACTAACTTAGATGGTGATGCGTTGGCAGTCGAAGGCGATACATGCTCTGATGGTTCTGTATATGCTTATATTACTGAAATTCCTTCAAATGAAACATCTGTTATTGTATCTGATATAGCAGCTACACCAGCTACCATTAGTCTTGTTGTAGATGGAACGAAGTCAATTTCAATCATTGGTATTAAAGGTGGTTTGTATAGCAATGTAGGAATTGATGTAGCAGATTGTACTATTACGTCTGACGATCCAACTGTAGCAACGGTTTCTGCCGGTGTCATTACGGGTATTTCCGCCGGAAATACACTTATTAATATTGACTACAATGGTGTAAAGGACGTTATTAAAGTTACAGTAGAATAAATATTGTAGAGGGTTGTAGTATTAACACTACCGCCCTCTCCTATGTTGGAGGAAATCATGGCTGTTGAAAAATTTAAAACAGAGAAATGTAAAGTATTATCTTACAATAAAGAAACAAGAGAATTAGATGTTGATTTCCGTGGTTATGGTATTCGATTAATAAACATTACTGTTGAAATTGGTGAATTTGCGTATATCAAGTATCGTGGAGAAATAGGAACAGCTAATTTCGAATATAAGTTGTAGGTGATATATTATGTGTGGAAATTGCTACGAAAAATATGTAGAACGTAGTGAAAAAACTATGCTATTTTGTAAATTAAAATCAAAGGAAATGGAACAATCCGAATTATTGGGATTGTGTACGTGTCAGAGATTTTGTTCAGATAAGGATAAATATATACCTTATAAACAAATAAGTGGCTGTAAGTATTATGTGTGAAAATAGATTAGTGTAATTATATAGGCAAGTAATATATGCTAATCTATTTATTTTTAGGTTATTATATATGACTTGCCTATTTTTTACGATAGGAGTGAAAATAAAATAAAAATTGATAAAGAATATTCCTGCTTGTGGTGGGAGGAATTTAATTATTTAACCTCACATGGGATTAGATATACCTTCGCAAAAGAAGTAAACGGAATATCCGTCTGGAAATATGAGAAAAATGAAAGGTTATTTTTGGTACTAGCCGAATTTTACAAGGAAGTTTATTCAAAATGAAACAACAGTTTCCTCCTATCCTATTTTAAGATGGGAGGAACAATTTTAATAAAATCAGAGAATATCTATATGAGCACCAATAAGTTGATATAGATATTTTAAATATCTAACTGTCGGAAGTTATTGACCCGACTAAATATATATGGGAGACATTTATTACTTCTCTCGTACTGTCATAAAGAATCTCTATAATTTAGAGGTTCTTTTTATTTGGAACATTTTCAATTATAAGATATCTACATCTATTTTCTATTGCATACTTGTGGGTATTTTTTGTTTGGAGAGCAATCAGCTGAACAACTCTCCTATCCTACAATCAAGAAAAGGAGTGAATAAAATAGCAAAAAATCCAGGAAAAATATTCGAGGATTCATTTGTTAAGTCAGTACCCAACCATATATTAGTCAAGAGATTAAACGACAGTGCATCATCTTGGAATGGCGGATCTGGTACACGATTTACCACAACTAATGAATGTGATTTTATTATGTTTGATGATAACACAAGAACATTTTATGGACTTGAATTAAAATCAACAATTGGTTCACTAACATTTTGGCGTGAAGATTTTGAGAATATAGAAAAGAAGTGCAGTTTTAATATAAAGAAAAATCAAATAAAGGGGTTGCTAAAATTTAGTAGCCATTTAGGTGTATTTGGATTTGTATTTAACTTCCGCAATAAATCAAATCAAACGTATTTTGTAATGATTGATGAGTTTTTGGACTATACAAATACGTTATCAAAGAAGTCAATTAATATTGATGATGTCTTGCAGATGAACCCAATTAAAATAGATAATACATTGTTAAGAACTAATTATAGATATAACTTAGAAAAGTTTTTTACAGATAGTAAATTATAACAAGGAGAATTAGAAATATGTTAACTTATATCAAATCAAAATTATTCTATGCAAAATCAAAAATTGAAATATTTAAAGCATTGGAGCACAGTGAGGACTATATTGGTATGCTAACTAAACTGGCTATAGCTTCTAAAGATATGACACCTGAGGAAGTAAAAAAGGAGTTTTTGAAAGAATTAGCAGGTGCTATCCATGACGATGTTCATAAAGATGATAAGAAATAATGACAAAAACTATTAAAAACAATAATGATTTGCAAAAAGTATTGAAAAAACAGCTCTATAAATGGATGGTAAACATAAAAGAAAAATTACCAGACTATCTTGAAGAATTCATAATTTCTGAATACTACGACCAATACTCTCCAAAAATGTACGAACGGAAATTTCGTATTCTTGAAGCTATTATGACAAGCGAAATTAGAGATATTGGAAACGGATATGAATTTGAGTTGTATCTAGATCCAACTAGAGTTTCTTACGACCCGTCATTTTGGACTTCACATGGAGTTACCTATTATATTAAGGGAGATGATGCCGACGATGTGTTTCGAAATATGTCACAAGGTATACACGGAAGTACTGAATTTGGGGTAACTTCCGGTAGGTTTTGGGAAAAGTTTTTAGACGAAATTGGCGAAGGTGGAATTTATGATATATTTAAAAGTTTCAAAAAATATTTGAGTGATAAATGTAAAATAAAAATTAATTAAGATTGCACTGCTCTCCTTTTGTGGGGAGTTATTTTTATGTAGAAATTAATTCACGAAGGGAGAAATTAAACAAATGGATGAATTTAAAGTCCTACTACAAGCAGTCTTAGATTCAAGTGGAATTGGAAAATCAGACATCTCAGAAGTTCAAAAAGTTTTAGATAAATATCACTTAAATCTAGCTGCTGACTTAAATAAAGCTGAATTAATAAAAACAGTTAAACAAATATTACCTGAACTTGAAGCTGAATTGAAAAAGGTCACAGGTATTGATATTAAAATTGATGACAAGACTATTGAAAAAACTATAAATCAGGTAATAGGTGACAATAGACGTTTGCAAACTGAGCTAGAAAAAACAGCAAAGAAGGCAGAGGAAACAGCTCAAAGAACTAAAAATGCATTAAATCAAAAGCTTGATAAGATTCAAGTACTTGTTGGTGACAACGGAGACACTACTGCGCAAATACAGACCATTACAAACAGTTTTACTAAACTTGGGCTTTCTAGTGAAACTGTAGAAAAGAAAATGTCGTCTGTAAATACTGAGTTTACTCAGCTAAAATCTATTATGGAAAGTGGCGATGATATTGCGATTGTAGCACAGTTTGACAAACTTCAATCTGCGATTGGTGAAACAAAAAATGACTTATCTATGCTTCGCTCTGAATATAGCTTATTAGTCACAAACCAACAAAGACTAAGTAAGGCTGATGCTATTGAAGCGTGGAACCTAAAAAATACTAGAGCAACAAAGTCTGTTAGAGCTGCAAACCAAGCATATATAGACAGTTTACGAGCCCTAAACTCTCAAATGACCAAAATGCAATTTAACGAAATTGTTAATGGTTTTAAAACTGCTGAAAATTCTATGCGAAGCATTGGAAAACTTGGAGCTTCAGTAAAAGACCAATTAACGCAAGCGCGAGATAGTTTCCTTCAATGGATATCTGTAAGTTCTGCCGTCATGGGATTAGTTTACCAAATACAGAAAATCCCAAAAGCAGTTAAGGAAACTAATGACGCAATAACCGACTTAACTATGGCTACTGGTGCTTCCAAGACGCAAATAGAATCTTATATGGATTCATATTCACAATTAGGAGATAAATTAAGTGCTACTGTCATTGACATTACTGAATCTGGTACTGAATGGTTAAAACAGGGACAAAGTATAGCCGATACTGAAACACTTATTACAGATGCAATAGTACTATCAAAAATCGGAAAATTGTCAACGGCGGATAGTACCAAATACCTTACCAGTGCAATGAAAGGTTACAATGTAGCCGCAAAAGATACATTAGATGTGGTAGATAAATTGTCGGCGGTCGACTTGATATCAGCAACCGACGTAGGTGGATTAGCCGAGGCAATGAGTCAAGTTGCTAATAATGCCAACTTAGCCGGTGTAGGCATGGACAAGTTGCTTGGTTATGCTGCAGTTGTTGGTGAAGTAACTCAATCTAGCATGTCTGAAGTGGGAACATCACTTAATGCTGTATTTTCACGAATGGGTAATATTAAATTAGCAAGATTAAAAGATTATCAGAACTCAGGTGAAGATTTAAGTAATGTTGAAACGGTTCTTAAAGGTGTCGGAATTTCTTTAAGAGATTCTATGGATACTTTTAGAGATTTTGATGAAGTATTAGATGAAACTGGTGCTAATTGGGGTACTTATTCAGACGTTCAGCAAAGAGCAATTGCTAGTGCTTTTGCCGGTGTAAACCACATGGAAAACTTCCTTGTGTTGATGAACAACTATGACACGGCTCTTAGATATACTGATGCATCATTAAATTCCTCTGGACAAGCAATGGATAAATTCAATGCTTATCAGGAATCAACAACTGCTCATCTAGAAAAAATGAAGAATGCAGGTATTGAATTTGCTAATACTATGCTCGATTCTGGACTAGTAAACTTTTTCATAGATTTTGGTACTGCTTTAACAAAAGCGGGGACTGGAATTGTAGATTTTCTTACTCCATTAGGAACTTTGGGAGCGGGAATAGGCTCTATATTAGGAGCAAAAGACGTAGGTAAAACACTCAAGTTTTCATAATTTGAATTGCCCTTTACTATAAGCACCGTTCGTGTAACGTAGTAAATGAAAGATAACAGACTTTTACGTGGAGAATATGCTGGGAACTCCCCCACTATATCAATATACCAAAACGGAATTTGGAAACAAATATACGGCAATGGTGGAGAAATCCGGAAAAAACATATTGATTTTGTATAAGTTCAAAAGACATATACATATGGCAGACCATATTTTTATTCTGTTTAAGGGAGGGTCTATAGGTACTCTATTTTATAGAGGAAAGCAGGCGTAGAACAACTCGTTTATTAACGAATGGGTTACGCCCCAGAGACTGACAATCCTGGGCTAAGTTGATTAGCTCAAAACATACAGTCCAAAACACAAGGGAATTATGGATATTACTTTGTGGTGGCGTCGTTAGCCACTTGCTTGGAGGCAAATTTTTATATTGTTCTAAAGAGTTCTACTACTCTTCTATTATTTTAATAGTACATCTAGTGATGAAATTTAACAAGAAAACCGTCAGAAATCCCATTAGCTTTAGCTTGTGGGTAGTTCACCGTTTGGGCAGTTTTTTAACAAATATATTGAACTTTTGTTCATAAAAACTATTGTGTATTCTACTTTACTGTGTTATAGTAAACATACAAGAAGTGATAACGTTATCAATTATCTAACGTTTAATAAATGTTTATACTGGGCAAATGCCTATTATAATATAATTTTTAATTTAAGTAATGCTTGGTTTCTAGCACCATAAGTTAGGGTTTAATGCGAGGTGTTCTTCGACCGTGACAGAAGGATTTAATGCTAGGTGTCTCACTACCGAAAAGGTGAAAGCTTAATGCGGAGCGAGGATAATATCTTCGCTCTTTTATTGTACATATGGGAGAATATAATGAAATTTTACGATATTGATAAAGATTATGTTAAATATCTGCAAAAATTTGATAAGAAAGTGCCAAATATAGAATACTCAACCAATAATAAATTTGTCTGTGGAGTTGTATTTAAATGTAATGGGATAGCTTATTATGCTCCCATTTCTCATATTACAAATAAACAACAAACAAACTTACAAATTTTTCAAGATGACAAAGTCATCTCAACGATAAAATTTTCTTTTATGATACCAGCGTATGACAACGTGCTAGTCGAAAAAAAATTTAAAGAGATTGCGAAACAAGATCAAAAATATGCAGACTTGTTGTATTCGGAATATATGTATTGTTTAAAACATAAGGATGAAATCTACAAAAAGGCTACATCTGTATATAAAATAGGATGTAACAAAAATCATAAACTCAATTATGCATGTTGTGATTTCAAATTATTAGAATCGATATATTTAAATTATGACATAAAAGCCCAAGTAGCTGCAACAGAAGAACAAAACTAAATACATAAATTTTTAAGCACCTCATTTAATTGAAGGTGCTTTTTATATGCAAAAATATGATAACTCAGTTCATTCTCGGTTGAAGTTCATTTTTTATCTTATTTTAATGTGAAAATATAAATTACTTCATTGCCGATAAATAAAAATATTTAAAAATCACTCTTACAATTATTACAATGAAATTGTTTATGTCTTTTGGTTCCTAGTAATCCAAACACAACTGTATTTATTGCTTTTGCAGTTGTTGTAATTTTCTTAGTGTCTCTTCCGTGACAATAAGGACATTCAGGATGTGTTGCTTCAAATTTATTAGAATTTTCTCGTATCTCTGCTCTCCTATTTGCATCATAATCTATACGTTTATTTTTAAGTACGGGATCAAAATCGTGACCTACATAGTTGATTGCGAATTGCTCTTTTTCAGTGTCGGTCATGTGTGCAAAAGTGTAGTCATCTAGAGTTGTGATTTCGACAACATCACCATCACAAATATTGCAACTTTCTGGTTTTTTGAAAAAGAATTTAAAATACCCACATTTAGTACATAAATATATATCGCTCATAAAAATCCCCCTACTTTTTTTATATTGTATCATAAAATAAAAAAATATTATATAGTGCCTCCAAGCAAATTTGATATTCAAATATAATGATACTACAAAAAGTGTAACTGGAATAAAAACGTGGATAAATTCGTTAAAGAGTGTACAAAAAAATGTAGATGATTTAATTCCTCAATTTACAGCGTTCAGAAAAAAAATGATGGAAACCGGATTAAGTGCAGAGGCTTTATCTGAAACTTACGGAGAAGTTGACAGTTCAGTTGTAAATTATGCTAAGACAGCTAAAGCTGGTGAGCTAACAGAAAAAGGATTTAGAGCTTCTATTGAACAAACAACTGTAGCTACTAAAGCAAGTACAGTGGCATTAAAGGGGCTTGCACTTGCAGGTAATATGATAGCCGGGATGGCGATAGCTATCGTCGTTTCAAAAGTTGTTGAGGGACTGTATAACTTTGCAAATCAAGCAAATATAGCAAGGAAAAATGCAGAAGAACTAACAAATACTTTTAATGATTTAAAAGAAAATCAAAATTCAAACTCTTCTACTATTTCTGAACTTAATGATGAATATAAGGCTCTTTCAGATGGAGTAAATAGACTTGGAGAAAATGTATCATTAACGACCGACGAATATTCTCGCTATCAAGATATTTGTAATCAGGTTGCCAGTATTATACCTGATTTAGTAAAGGGCTATGATGATCAAGGAAATGCAATACTAACTGTCAAAGGAAATTTAGCTGACTTAAATGCCGAATATGAAAAATACAAGCAAAACGAGGCAATAAAAACATACAACGACGGTGACGTTGAATCAATATTTGATAATTATAAGAACTCCAAGTCAGCTTCTTCAATGCCATCATATGATTGGAAGTTACTTGCAAATTATTATGATACAAAAGTTTCCAGAAATCAACAGCTTGATTTTCTTGAACAGTTATCCAAGTTAAGTAATTTAGATTTAGTAGGATTATCTACAAAACGATATCTTCATTATTCTGAAGGAAGTGTTGAAGAAAATAATTCTATATTAGGCAATATATTAAGGCAATATGGACTAGATAAAGATAGCACAGACCAAGAAATTGAAACTGTTCGTCAAAATATTAAAACAGACTTACAGGGGTTACAGACTGATATAGACACACAGATGGCTCAAATTGCTTCTACTGCTATCACATACGGAAAAATGTCTGACAATTACTGGGGATTAGATTCAGAACTACAAACATACTTTCAAACATTGTTAAATGGAATTACTCCAGCTTTTGTTGATACTAATAATTTAGATACAGAAGAAGGTATGCAAAACTTTGTAAATAGCCTTATCTCTTCGCTGAAAGACAACAAAGATGGAGTTAATGATGCGTTTAATGAGTTATTTAATTTAGATCTTGATGCAACTACGTTATCACCAGAAGAAATTCAGCAAAAAATTGATGTTATTTTAACAGAAATTGCAAATGCTCTTAATCTTGGTGAAGAAGGAAAGCTCCAATTAAAAATCGCTTTAGGCTTTGAAGATACTGACACTTTAGTAGCTGACTATAAAAGTGCTATTAATAAGTTCAAAGATAACACGAGTACTGTAGATTTAGATGTTTATTTTAAAGAAAATTCAATAAATACTCGTGAAGAGGTCGATTATTGGAATGATGTAACAGATGGTGCAGAAAGTGCTGCACAAGCTGTAAATATGTATGAAAGTGTAAAAAACACATCGTCAAATGAAAACCCAATTTCATTCTCTCTCACCGATGACCAGTCAACCGCAATAGATAATTTTCAGTCAAAAGTATCTTCACTTTCTACGACTTTAGAAAGTTTGAAATCTGGTGATTTTTCAGACTCAGACTTGGTAGATTTAATTCAAGAATTTCCAACACTTTCCGGTGAAACTGATAATCTACAAGGTGCAATAAAACAACTCATAAGCAACGAATTAAAGGCATTATTACAAACTTTAGGTACTTCTGCTCCTACTGAATTAACTGACAGTATAACCGCTATTGCAGATCAAATTTTAGAAACATCAAACCGTATTGGAGATTTAAATACTTCTGATGCAATCGATTCGCTGTCTAAAATTTCAGATGGAATGACAAAGCTAGATGAAGCCCGTGCAAAAATCATATCAAACGATGACAAAATAGATTTCTCTGATTTAACTTCTCTCAACGAAGTTTTTGGTGAACTAGATGGATTTGAAAATTTTGCCTCTGTTATATCCAATACTGCTTCTACTGCTGAAGAAGTACAACAAGCATTTAGTGATTTAACTACAGAATACATCAATAACAGTGGCGCAATGGATAACTTGACCTTAGCTACAGCTGACTTTGTAGTTCAGGCACTACAAGAAATGGGTGTTGTCAATGCAGAGGAATATGTCTATTCACAATTAGGATTAACAATCGACCAATATGCTCAACTTAAAGCTATTGCCGCTCAGCGTGGCATTGACCTTGCGAATATTACATATCAAGAGGTTCAGGCATTAATAAATGAAGAAAAGATTACGGGTGAAACAGCTAAAGCTCTTTATATTTATGCATTACAAAAAGAATTAGCTAGTGAAAATGTCTTAGGCACGGCCTCTGACATTCAAAATCTGCAAGCTCTTGTTGCAGCACTCGGTGGAGCTACTACCGCTATTGGCATTTATAATGCTGCTAAATCCGGTCAGATTGGAATGGGCGGAACAAGCCAAGCAGATATGGAGATAATGAAGAAAAATGCTTTATCAGAGGCACAAGCCGCTTTAGATAGTGCATTAAAATCAACGACTTCATTATCAAATTCGGCTCCTTCTATTGACTATTCAGGTGGCGCAAAAACGGCAGATGCATTGGCTGATAACTTAAAGGATGCAGAAAAGGCAGCTAAAGAAGCTAAGACGGCCGTTGAAGAACTGGCTGATGCAATTTCTAAATTAGAGTCTGATTACGATAAGATGTCTACTCTTCTAACTGACCGTTTAGAGAAAATTCAAAATGCTCTTAAACTTGAAGAAACAAAAGGCAATTTAGTATCGTCTAAGTTGTATAAAGAGTTAATATCTGAATCAAATAAAGAGATGTCTCTTTTAAATAAGAAAATCTCCGAGTATCAAAAGTTATTAGATGACGGATTAGCTAATGGTACAATTAATAAGTATGATGAAAATTGGTATAAATTAACTCAGGGTATCGAAGACACCAAAGACGAAATCATGCAGTGTACCATTGAGATTGAAGAATTTCAAAATGCAATTAATGATCTCAAATGGGAAAAGTTCGAATTGTTGACGGATCAGATTGACAATATATCAAATGAAATTGACGGACTAATGGATTTGCTCGACAATAAGTCCATGACTAATGAGGACGGAAGTTGGTCTGACGCAGGTATTACTTCTCTTGCACTTTTGGCTCAACAGTATGAAACAAGTACCTACAAGGCACAACAATATGCAAAAGCTATCGACGATTTAGAAAAGGATTATCGCAAGGGTAAATATTCCACAACGGAATATATGGAGAAGCTCAATGAATTAAAGGCTGCCCAACTTGAAGCGGTAAATGCTGCTGAAGAAGAACGTCAGGCAATAATCGAATTAAATAAAGAACGTGTGGAAGCTGCCAAATCTATAATTGAAGATGAAATAGATGCTTATGAAGAGTTAATCGAAAAGAGAAAAGAAGCATTAGAAGTTGCTGAAGAAGAATATCAATTACAGAAAAAGCTAAATGAACAACAAGATAACGTTGATACGATACAAAGTAAAATTGATGCTTTGTCTGGAGATACTAGTGTTTCTGGAGTGGCAAAACGTAGAAAACTTGAAGCAGAGTTGGCTGATGCTCAATCAGACTTAGATGATACCTATCATGATAATGCTTATGATGCGGCAGTTGATGCGTTAGATGCTGAATTAAAGAAATACAAAGAAACAAAGCAGTCCGAAATTGACACATTGGAAGCAAGTCTAAAAAATGAAGAATTATTAATTTCTACTTCTTTGGCTTTAGTTCAAGCAAACTATGAAACTGTATATTCGACATTGAACGGATTAGCAAGCGAATATAATCTCACTGTATCTGATGCAATTATGAACCCTTGGACACAAGGAGAGAGTGCTATTGCTAGTTATGGTGAAACTCTTTCGAGTGCTTCAAGCGCATTTGTAGGCGAACTAAATAATGTAAAAGATGCGATTGATGATATCGCCGCATCTGCTGATAAGGCAGCTACAAGTATTTTAAATGCTTTAAATAGTCAGAGTGTTGGTACTGCTGACATCCCTGATGCATCAAGCGGTAGTTCTTCTAGTTCTAGTGGCTCTGGTAGTTCTTCAAGTGGTGGAAGTTCGAGCAAAGTAAATGGATACCAAGTTGTTGACAGCAGTGGGACTGTAATTAAACAGTTCTCCTCTAAAGCCGAAGCTGAAGCATATGCACAGAAAATTGCTACAAGTTATGCCAAAACAAAAGGGAAAACCGTTTCTGTATCAGCTTATAAAAACGGAACTCGAAGTGCAAAAGCTGGACTAGCTAATGTCGATGAAGAAGGCGCAGAATTAATTCTGGGTAAGGCACAGTCCGGAAAATGGAGAATAATGGAGGAGGGAGACCAAGTCCTCACTAAAAAACAAACTGATAATCTTTTTAGATTGGCAGATTGGGATATTAGTCCTAGTTCTTTATTTGGTAATACGTTGTCCAGTAATATTCTATCTTCTGCTCCAAATGTAACAACAAATTCCTCAAGTAAAACTGTACAGATTGGAAATTTGGTCAATATTGAAGGAAGTGTAAGCGACTCTAATTTAAATGAAATAAAGTCGGTCGTCACAGCTCAGATTAATAAAACATTCAAGACTTTGAACTATTCTTTAAAAAAGAGTGGTTCCTGATTAAATAGCACCTCCTACTTAGAGGTGCTATTATCAAAATATTATTAATGTTCTAAAACGCTAAGTAGATTTAAGTGCTAGGCATCTTATGTTTTATTATTTTTGTTACGTTGAGTAAATTAGTTTCATAACCAAATTAATAACACTCAAAGTAAACATAGCTATGCAAAGTATTACATAACAAAAAACACTTGATATAAGAGTGTTTTGGTGCTAAGATGTAATTACAAAGAAAATCCCACATAAAAAATATCTAAATGTCCAATAATAGTCATAAATTATTAACCTTATTAATATAAATGATTATTGGAGGAACAAATCATGGATAATAAAAAAGTAAACGAAAATGAACAAAGTGAACCGAAGAAGAATAAAGGGGATGATATTATGTCAGCAGTAGCAAGAAATTATGTATATGAAGTAAAAGTAAAAACAGATAACAAATGTGAAGAAAAGGTAGTATCTAAGGAATTTTTAGAAGCTTGCAAAAAAGTTGCGGCAAAATATCCAAAAAGGTAATGGAACGCTATCAAACGAAAATCAACACAAAAAATATAGAACTAGCGTGGGCATTTAAAGTTTCTGAGGACATGTGTGATAACCCACAACACTATGAAGACTATTTAAAATATAATGCTCTTTTAGATTTAAATAACGGACACGGAGTTACATATCTATTTATAGAAGCAGATGATTCTAATAATGAAAAAATTATAGGATACATAACATTAAGAATGTCTTCTTTAATCAAAGACGTAGACGGTTGCAAAAAACATGGTTATCCTGCTTTAGAAATATCAGAACTTGCCGTTCACAAAGAATATGTCAATAATAAAATTGGTACAATAATGGTTATGAGTGCAATAAATACAGCAAACGAGCTAAACGAAGTTTCAAGTGTAAAATATATTGTTTTGTGTGCAGATCCCAAAGCAGAAGGATTTTATAAAAAGTTAAAATTCGATTGTATAAATAATTGTTTTGAAGAAATTCCAAGGGAACATTTTAATGAAAATTGTGTTCCAATGTATATGAAACTAAGATAATTTAATATAGCAAATACAATACTAAGCACCTACTGATTAAAAATAGGTGCTATTTTTGATGCAAAAAACGGTAATTCAGTCCATCTAGGTTGGGTGGATTTTTATGATATAAATAAGCGAAACTATGATGAAAGGAGGATTAATATGGTTTACGGAAGTTCTTTTAATTATAATGGATATGATTCGAGAGATTTTGGATTATGTATTGCCTCATTTGATGATTCGGGACTTTATGATGCCGATACAGGGTTAGAAATTGAGGTCATTTCTGATGAAGGACACTCTCCTTTTTTAACTGATTATGGTATAAAATACAGTGGAGTTCTAGAATTTAAAATTCAGGTTGTTCATAAAAATAATTCATATTTTACAAGGTCACAGATTAGAGAAATATCTCAATGGTTATTAGGTCTTAATAAGCCTCAGTGGTTAGAGGTATTTGACAAAGAAATTGAGGATATTAACTTTCATTGTAGATGTACAAATATCACAAAAAAGAAAATAGGTAGTCAGGTTGCCGGATTGGAATTAGCATGGACTTGCACTTCACCATTCTCATTTTCTAGTGAGAAAACTGAAAGGTATAAGATTAATCACACATTGGATATTCCATTTAAAATGGAATTTTACAACGACTCTGATTATGAGGGATATTTATGTCCTATTGTTACTATTGCTACTCCCGCTTTAGTTTCAAACACAAGCTCAATTTTTACAATTAAAAATATGTCTACAAATAGAGTTACACAATTAACTGGATTAGTTAATGCTGAAACTATTGTAATAGACAATTTTAATCAAATTATTACAGATGACACCAGCACATATCGTCCAATTCAAGATATGTTTAATCTTAAGTGGGTTGAAATGAAATCTGGAATAAATAATCTTGAAATCAGCGGTACTGGTACAATTGAGTTTAAATATAGATTTATAAGAAAGATAGGTGATTTTTAATGTCATTTCGTTTTAATCCATTTGATGTAGTCGAATATCCAAATGTCTATCTATGTGAAGTAGATAAATCTTTAATTGGAGCATTAAAGGTAAATGAGTTAAATTTTACCGCAAAATTTAACGATATAAATGAGTTATCGTTCAATGTACCGCGTTCTTATTATGATATTAACGGTAATAGAATAACTTGTCCGTACTATGACAAAATTGAAGCCTTGCGTGTGATTTATGTAGAGGAATTAGGTTATTTTGAAATTCAAGAACCAAAAATTGTCAAAGAAGGCGACAGTAAAGAATATAAAGAAATACTTGCATTTAGCCTTGAATATAGGTTTACAAGGGTATACTTGGATGATTTTGATATTAATACCGGTGAAGATAATAGTATCGATGATGTGCAATTCTATAATACGAACAATACATCATTAAGTCTTTTGCATATTTGTCTAGAAAAAATGTCGGCTTGGTCAATCGGGCATATTGACATTGGACTAACAACAAAAAAACACTCTTTCAGTATAGATTATCAGGATGTATACAGTTTTCTCAAACAGAACGTATCCGACTCTCTTGGTTGTGTATTTCTATTTAATACTTACAATAATACAATTAATATCTACGAGGAAGATAACATAGGCGAAAATACAAGTATTTATGTGTCATTTCAAAATTTAATCAAAGAGATAAATGTAGATTATAAGTGTGATGACATTATCACTTCTTTAAAGGTAAATGGTGGAGAAGATAAAGGAAGTGATGGCGAAAATCTTAACATTAGAGAGTTAAATCTCGGACAATCAAATATAGTTGACTTATCCTTTTACCACACTGATGAATGGATGGGTGCAGATTTAGTTGTGGCATATAAGAATTATCTCGATAATTTTGCTATTGAAAAAGTAATTTATCAAAATCTTACTGTTGGTGGTGTAAGCGACTTAGTAACTTACACCACTCAACTTGACACGTTGATAAATAAAATATGTACCGTTGCTTCAGATGAATATGGACTATATGATAACAGCTTTTGGATCAACTACCCGACTTCTTCTCACCCAGCAATGTATTATGATAATTTTGGATACAATCAATTATTAGTTGAAAAAGAGCGATTAGAGGATTTAATTCAAATTTATGAACAAGAAGCTGGTACAGAATATGAAGATTATAAAGTGTGTGTTGGAAAATTACGTGCGGTAAATCAGTGTATCACTACTGCTACTGTTACAAAAGTGGCACTTCAAAATTCTATAACTATAGAAAAGACAAAATTAAATGGCGATACTAGCGGCGAATTAGGATTGGTATATTATCGTTCATTAAAATCAACTTTGTATAATCGTATATATACTTTAACTGATGCCGAAACGGAAATGAAAGAAGGTAAAGATGTTGCCCAGTTTTGGTATAATTATGCTGAAACCGAGGGTTCAAATAGTACAACAACTTACTATGACAATTTTGGAATGTACCAACTTAATACAGAATTGACTTCTCTTGAAAATGTACTTGCGGTTCAACTAGAAAACAAAGCTCACGAAAGTACAAACCCAACCACTTATGCTGGGTATATGCTGACACTTGGCAAGAAGTTAGGTGTTAAAAATGCAATTGTCAATCTGAATAAGCGACTTACTACGATTGATACATATATAAGTGAAACGCAAGTTAAAGTTACCGCCTGTGTACAGCGTGCCAGTATCAGCAATTTTCTAACCACAAAACAGAAACAAAAGTTGGAGAGTTTTATTCATGAGAACGAGTATGATGACTCTAATTACGCTGTATACGACTCAGATAGTGCTGAAACGAGAGTTGAAATAAAACAAGAGTTGTATGAAGCAGCCTACAAGAATCTAGTAAAGATATCCTCTCCTCAATTATCTTTTAGTATGGAAATGAAGAATATTTTTGCAATTCCAGCTTTTAAGAAAATTACTGATAAGTTTGAATTAGGCAACTATATTAATGTTGAAATTCGAAAAGACTATGTAAAAAAGGTTAGAATTTTAGGTTATACTTTCAACTTTGACGATCTGACAGACTTTAGTTGTGAGTTTGGAGATTTACTTAGCCTGAGATCCGAGGTAGATATACATGCAGAATTACTTGCTAATGCGGTAACTGCCGGAAATGCAATAAGCGAATACAAGGCTTTTGTAGATGAGAATAAGAATATAATTCAAGACTTCTCTTCTATTATTCAGGAAGGCTTGGATGCAGCGGTAACACAAGTAAAATCAACAGGTAATATGAATGAAGTTACAATGGATGGATCGGGCATTCACTTACGCAAAATTCAATCTACTGATGGTTCGGGTAATATTACATATTCAGGTGAAGAAGGTTGGATAACTGGCAATGTATTTCTTTATTCTGATGATAACTTTAAGACAGCCAAATCTGCATTAGGTAAATTTAGCTACAAAGACATCTCTGGAACAACTCAAACTAAATATGGACTCTTAGCAGAAGCTGTCATTGCGGGATATATTGGTGGTTCTGAAATTGTTGGTAATTCTATTGTTGGTGGAAGTATCGCTATTTATAATACTGCAAAAGGAATTACTTTCTCTGTAAATAACGATGGGGAATTAGTTGCAAATAAGGCTACAATAAAAGGCACTCTTACTGCCGAAAGCGGATCTAGTTTTGGTGATTGGCATATAACAAATGCCGCTATTTATCGGGCAGGTTATAATGCAAATGACGATAATAGTGCCACTCCTTACTACAAAAAGACAGGTAGTATGTATTACGGTAATCTTGGATTATCTGTTGGCAGTAAATTTTATGTTGATAGTGCCGGTAAGGTAACATGCACTGACGCAGATATATATGGTACATTGACTTGTACAAGTACAAGTACAGGAAATATTGTAACTATCAAAGATGGTTTTATAAATTTTTCAAAAGGAGGAACAAACTACGCAACAATTAACTTTTCTCCAAATGAAGACAAAGATGCTTATATTGAAGTTAAAAAGGCAGCAACCTTCTCAATCACAAATAGTTCGAAGGATTATTATGTGTGCGCTGTAAATGGCAAGGAAGTAATTGATAACAAAGGCAATAGACAAGCCAATTGCAAGCACTTATTTGAGTGTGGAAGTAGTGGTAAAATTTATACGAATGGCGAGATTTTTGTTGATAATGCTAGAGATGTATATCTCAATGGTGGTAAGCTAGATTCAGATAAAATACAATGTCATACCGAAGCTGTTTTTGGAACTACACAAGGCTCAAAATATACAAAAATAACAAATGGGGGCAAATTACTTATTGGTAGAAATGAAGCTCCCGGAGATTATCTAGATAATGCTATATATGTAGAAGGAGGTGATATAGGTTGCACTGGTAATATGGCATGTACTAAGTTATATGAATCTTCTACTGAAAAGATTAAAACAAACATATCAACATATGATAATTCCGCGCTGTCATTAGTAAACAATTCAATAATTTATCAATATAATTTGGTCCTATGTCAAGATTTAGTACAAGTTAAAATGAGAAAAAATTCCTCACATTAACTTGCTAGAAGCAGGCGGCCATCTTGGCTCTGCTCATATAGTTTTTCAAAGTCATTTGGTGACATATAATCACAGTGACTGTGGATACGTTTTGTATTATAAAATGCCTCTAGATATTCAAATACGAGGCGATAAGCCTGGTCGAAATCGAGGATATGAAATCGGTTCAGCCACTCCCGTTTTATGAGTGCATGAAATGATTCAATACATGCATTATCCCATGGGAAGGCCTTTTTTGAATAACTACGCTTCATATTTTCGGTTGCTTCGTTGTAGGCTTTTGAAACATACTGAGAGCCGCGATCGCTGTGTATAATCAACGGAAGATCTGTTTTGCGACGTGCTTTTGCTTTGGTTATGGCATCAATTACACAAGAAACCTCTAACGTTTCTGAAAGTGTCCATGCAATGATTTTCCTGGAATACAAATCCATAATGCTTGTCAGATAGACAAATCCGTCTACGGTCCAAATATAAGTGATATCGGTGCACCAAACAGCGTTAGGGCGGTCAGGATTGAATTGTTCATCAAGGATATTTTGAAGTTCGTTACTAAAATCAGAATCTTTTGTAGTGATTGTCCATGGTTTTACCCATTGCGCTTTAATTCCCATTTCCTTCATGTAGGTACCAACCGTTCGTTCTGCAATAACTTCTCCCTTTTTTTTGAGCTCTTTGGTGATTTTGGGAGCACCATAGTTTTGTTTGGAGCCATCATAAATCTCTCTTATTTTGGCCTTTATAGTTTTCTTTCGTACGAGTGTATTTGAAGGAGTTTTTCTTAAAAATGCGAAATATCCCGATCGTGAAACGCCTAAGATTCGCAGCACTCTGGAGACAGAAACACGGCGTCCGTTTTTCTTGGAAGCTTCTGTCTTCTCAGATACTTCGAGGTAAATGGCTTGCGTCATTTTCCCAGAATGCCGATGGCTTTTTTTAACACATCAAGTGCATCCTGTGTGTCGCGCAATTCACGCTTAAGACGGGCAATCTCCTTTTCTTCATCCGAAGAGAAATTTCCAGAGCCTCTAGATTCGAGATCACCTGTCTCACGAAATTCTCTTTGCCATCTTGATATAGACTGGTGGCTGATTCCAAGATTGTTGGCACAGCCAATCAAACCAAGCTCCTTGTGGTCATGATAGTACTGGATGCAATCCAATTTAAATTGTTTGTCATAGTTCTTCGGCATAATGAGACCCTCCATGATTCAGTACAAGTATTGTACCATAATTTTTTATATTGGAATTTCTCATTTTGACTTGTACTATTTAAATTCTAACATCAATTTGAAACAAGATTTAAAGAAGGGTATTGATAGATTAAACTATGGGTTTATTGTTGAAAGAGAAACACCGAGTGAATTAATTAATGAAAAAAAAGATGCTATAGATTTATATTCAACTATTGCTATTTTATGGAAGGCAGTCCAAGAACAAAATGAAGAATTAAATAAATTAAAAGAGACTATTTAAATAGCCTCTTTTATTTCGTGTTATTTCACCTTTTTGTTCTTTATGTTAATTGTTTTTATTTTCTTATTGCTGTCTTTGTCGCTTAACTTAAAAGTTGCCGTAACGGTTTTTAGCTTAGATATATTCTCTGGAAATTTGGCATCTCCAAAGCTCCATGTAGTAATAATACTCCAGTCTTTAGCGGACTTAGGTTCCAAATAAGTATTCCCATATCCACGCGATCCAAGTTTTAAATTACGACTGTTTAATTTAAGCTTGGTAGCGCCAAATAAATATTCTTTTTCTGTTTTATTTGTAACTTTTAGTTTTATTTCTTTTAATTCTTTTTCATCAATTTGTTCTGGAAGTGCTCCATTATTTGATTGAGTCATATATTTGGTTTGAATTTTAATATATTTATCTTCGTATAACGTTTTTCTACTAACAACGTATACAATACATTTGTATTTCTTACCGCCATATTTAGCAGTTATTGTAACTTTTCCTTTTTTCTTTGCTTTGATTTTACCGTTTTTATCAATGGTGGCAATTTTCTTATTACTAGTAGACCATTTTGCTTTATTGGTATAATCTTTACCACTTTTATAAAAGTATTGATTTATATTCTCGCCCTTTGCAATGACTATAGTATTGTAATATATCACAGTTCTCTTCTTAGGTAATTTTACAGCCAATGATGTTGTTGTAAAACTCGGCACAATCAAACTGATAATTAAAACTAAAACAGCTAACAACGACAATTTTTTTATAATAATATTTTTCATATCTCAACCTCCGTATTTTTATATTCTCCCTTTGTATAGCCAAAAACAAATTCCATCTTTTACATATCTATACAATCATTATATCTATTAAAAACTGACTCGTCAACATGAAGTACACACTATATATTTTACTATGAAAGGAAATCTATGCAGAAAATCGAAGATATTAAAGTACCAGAAAGTTTGCAAATAAATATTTTTTCAAATGAGCTTGCAGAATTAATTAATAATACTCCTCTCTCACTGTCAATTAAAACATATATCTTACGTGATTTGCTTGGACAATTAGTTGAAGCTAACAACTTACAAGCCCAAAAAGAAATTGAGGAATATAATACAAAAATCACTCAATTAGAAGAACAGAATAATACAAATAACCAAGAGGCTGAATAATCAGTCTCTTTTTTAATATAGGAAAGGAGTGATTTTGTGGCATTAGATATAAGTCAATATGCAAAGCAAGATACTATTCAGGTCGATTTAGACAGAAGTTCAGATAAAATTTTGTATTCTGTAAATCAAGGCGAACAAAACTCTCGCCTTTTGTGGGTAGGATTAAAACAATATGGTAAGACGTATGTCATCCCCGACAATATGACTGCTTATTTAATTTTTAAAAAACCAGATGGGACATTGGCTTTTAATAAACAGACTGTTTTTGGTGATGAATTAGAGGAACATTATAACTACATAGCGATGCCAATTACAGACCAAATGTGTCAGTCAGTCGGTGATTGTACTGCTCAAATAACATTAACAAAAGAAGAATTAGATCCCGATACAAACACCAACGTAGAGGTAGCGATAACTACTTGTATTTTTAAAATTAGAGTTAATGATTCAGCTATAGGTGAAATCATGAGTACAGATGATTTTACTTTTTTCTACAATGCCCTAAACAAAGCCGATGTGATTACGGCAGATGCAGAAGAAAAAATTACAGAAATGGAAAATCTTATTGAAGACACTGAAACTAAGATTTCAGAGGGTTATTTTACTGCTACCGCTGACGTTGGAAATGTAAGTGTCGTTGATTACAATATGGCAACTGTTGTAAATACTTCGGACGATCCACAGCACGCAGTCTTTGACTTTGATTTACCATCAACTACAGTTGAAATTGGAACTGTTACAACTGGCGAGCCTGGCACACAGGCTACTGTAACAAATTCGGGGACATCATATAATCAAGTATTAGACTTTAAAATACCACAGGGCGTTCAAGGTATCGGAATCGGACTAGTACCTAGAGGACATTGGGTTGTTGGTACTTATGTGTTGAATGATTGGGTTATTCACAATGGTGCATATTGGTATTGTAAAGTATCATCAACTACATCTGAACCAAGTAATGAAAATAATGATTGGGAGATATTACAAGATGTTACGGCAGATACTCCAATACAGTTTGAAGATTACAGTACAACTTCATCGGCTCCAAGTCTTTCGACTTCGCTCAAAACAATTATTTCTGGTTCTTCATTGAAAAACTTATTCAAGAGTATCAAGTCTGCACTTTTAAGATTGGCTGATAAATTTTCAGATACAGAATATAAAGTAACTGCTTCCTTGTTCACTTATGAGAGTCCTTCTGAAGGAAAGGCAATCGTAACAAAAGTTACTGGAAATACGGAGGGGGCTTATATTAAAGTTAAAAAAGGCACCGACTATTTATATCTCTCAAGTGATATCAACGGTACTTATTTTAAAGCTAATGAACGCACAAACTTTATCACACTTAAGCCTACATCAGTAAATAAAGATATTTCTATTTTGCTCGATATTGACCCTATTGAAGCAGGTACTGATTTTGTCTTTAAGGCACCTACTATATCAGGAAGTAATACAGGTAATGGGGATATATCATTTACGCTATGGTTACTTAATAGTAGCGGCGTTTTTGAAGAAGCGGCAAATGTGATGGAGGGTGTACCATATAATCGGGTTGAATTTACAAACCCTGTCGATAGTCCGTCAGGAGCAAAGTTATCAATAAACGTTTCGCCAAACGCAATATTAACTGAGGAGATCACGTTTGCAGTGTCTTTAAGTCTATTGTCAGATGAGCAAGAGGTTAATGGTGCATATATTCCAGCAAGCTTTTCAGAGCCGATAGAACTTGATATCTATGAGGGAAATAATACTATAGTAACTTCAGCCGATAGCGTAATACCGACTGTAGATTTTAAGTCAAGGTTTTGGATGACTGATAGAAAAATTGATGAGAAAATTGATAAAGCAAATATAGTTCACAATCTGTTAACGACCAACACTGATATGGTACTTGGTGCAGATATGGGTCCAGTTATTCAAGGTGAAATTGACGACATAAAGGAGACTTTAGCTGATAATTCGTTCACGATAACACCAAATACAAATTGCATAGTAGACTCAAATTTAGCGTCGTTGCACAAAGTTAATAAACGTTGCGACGTGTCATTAGCAATTAAGTTTAATGGGGGTTCCTTTGCAGCGGGGGCATATTATCATGTCGCTACATCTTCAGAAAAACCAATTAGAAACACATATCTGGCATCAAACTCCGACGCAAATGGAAACGGAGGAAGTGTTGGTTCATCAAGTGCTTATATTGACGCAGACGGTAAAATTTATATAGCGATAGGGGCAACTATTTCAAATCCGTATTTCTTTATAAGTGGACATTTCTTTGTAGCGTAATCGCATAGATAGTAATCCACACTTTAACTAAGTAACAGCAAAGACCTTAATCGGTCTTATTTTTATGCTCAAAAGAGCAGAAAGGAAACAATCATGGAAAAATTAGAATTAAAAAGCGGCGAGCAAATTGAAATCCAGAACGGAGCGTCCGAAAACTTTGTCAGTGTGGAAGTTGAAAGCTTGGATGCTTTCAAGGAACTTTACAATAAGTTCACAGACGATAATTTGTCGCAAATCAGCTTCTTAAATGACGAAGGTGTGTTATGCAATACCTTTATAGATAAAACACTCTCTAGCGCAAAATTAGAGACGGTAACGGATGAAGATGCAGAAGTGGTTAGCTTGGTCGCAACATTTAATTTAAAGAACATTGACAGTACAACAAAGAGAATTAAGTATCTTGAGGACACAGTAGATGCCCTAATCTTAAATAGCTTGGAGGTGGAGTAATATGGTTTATACATTGACTAGATTATACAAATCAAATGGAGAACTTGTGCTAACTAAAGCTGTAGAAAAAGGGTGGATTACCGAAGAAGATAAGCAGCAGATTATTGATAATAACTAAAGGTTGTTTACGTCTGGGGTGCGTGAATAATACGCCTTATCATGTCCCTTAATATAGCGTAACACTAAGCGGGTGTGAGCATATTCATTTATCTCTTGCTTATGATAATTTTGATAAGCCGAGTATTTATGAAACAATAAAAATTTAGGATTATCACATGAAATGATTAACCAGTAATGACCTGTTAAAACAGATTTCAACTCAATACAGTTTTCAGCCAATCGAATAATATCATATTGATTTTTATTAATTTCGCAAAAGTCTTTTTCGGTAAACATTCGATAGTCATACTCTCCTTACCCACTCATATATAAAATTATTTTACGGTATAACAGTATATTTAGCAAGATGAAACGACAGTTTCAACCAATAAATTTTTATTATTTATCCGAATTTTATTCAAAAAGGAAGTGTTTTTATAAGAAAATTTAAACTAAAACAACTCAAGCCAAACTTTTCAAAACTGGTTACAATATTTTGCTTCGCTCAATTTTTTTATGTATTGAATAAGTGCATACCTATCGTTATAAACTTGACCGACTATTCTTCTGTCGCTTTCTTTACAGGTGTAGTTGGGATATCGGGTTCTTTGGCAATAAGCAGTATAATTTGGTACATGAAGAAATCAACGAGTGAAAAGGGAAGTCAGTTTCAGATGGAAAATCTAGAGACAATCCTGAAACTAAAGATAAAATATAAGAACAAACAAGAATGTGTGGATCTATTAGACAGTGCCGAACAAGACACTATTAGTAGATCTATAAATCTTGTAAACGGACTGGTTGATGAAGCAAATATAAATCCAGAAATCGAAACTAGTAAATTTTAATTAGACCAGGAGGAATTATTATGACAATTAATTTATTTTTACTCTTACTTACAGCGTTTTCAACGTTGACTACTTTGGTGGTCGAAGCTATAAAAAATCTAACTACAGATAAGGTCAATTATTCTACAAATGTATTAGCTTTAATTGTAGCTCTTATTGTAGGTATCGTAGGTACGGCTACATATTATCAGTTGACTGGTATAGTCTTTGATTTAAACAATATAATCTATATGCTGCTTATAGGATTAGCTTCAGCATTAGTATCGATGACGAGTTATGATAAAGTAAAACAGGCAATTGAACAAATTATATCAAAGTAATAAATTATAAAAAATGAATTGTGAGAAGAGTGGATTTTTAAATCTGCTCTTCTTTTATTTTTAGGAAATGGAGGAATTAAATGGGATACAAAACATCAGAAAAAGGGATTGAATTCCTCATCAAAGAAGAAGGATGTAAACTAAGTGCTTATCAACTAAGTGGCGAGAAATATTTTACCATCGGAGTTGGACACTATGGAGTAGATGTATATAAAGGTATGACCATAACAAAGGCACAAGCAATAGAACTTTTGCGCAAGGATTTGGTTAAATTTGAAGGATACGTTAATAAGTATGTTACAAATATAAATTTGAATCAATCCTCTTTCGATGCATTGGTGAGCTATGTTTTTAATCGGGGACTTGGAAAATCAGACGGTTCAAATGGATTAATGCAATTAATAAAGCATAGCAGCTCTGTTAACGATTATTATAAGAATTTTCCTATATATTGGGGTAGTGCAACAACGTATAAGGCTGCTTTAGTTGCGAGAAGAAAACGTGAAGCTGAACTGTTTATGAGTGAATATAAAACCTCAACAACATCAACCACTACTACTACTTCAGAAAGTGCCACTAAAGCAAATACTAAGATCGTACAGAAATGGATTAATGAATATATCAACTCTAATCTTTCGGAGATAAAATCTTATCAGCCTACGTTCACATATACGAAAATTGATGACGATGGTGTTTTTGGAACTTTGTCTAAAAAAGCAATGGTTACGATTGTTCAAATTGCAATAAATAAAACCATTACAGATGTAAAAAAAAAGTTAAAAGTTGATGGAGTCTTAGGAGATAAAACTAAGTCTTTATTGCCAACTTTGAAACTAAATAATACTGGTGACATGGTAAAAGCATGGAATGGATTATTATTTGTAAATGGTTTTAATCCACAGAATTTCAGTACAACATTTAATGCTGACACTGCTACCGCTACATATGAATATCAAAGCGCAAAAGGATTAGAGAAAGATAAGGTTGTTGGAAAGATAACATGGAACAAAGCTTTAGCATAAGGCATTTTAGACATTATAAAGAAGACGAGGAGGATGTGATGGGCGATGTAGAAGTAAAGCTTGCAGAAGTCGAGCAAAGAACAAAAAGTAATACACATCAGATTGAAGATATCAAAGATGAAATTAAAGAGATAAAATCCGAGCAGAAGGCAATTTATGATATAGCTGCATCTATAAAAGTTATGGCCACCAGTATGGATACCATGAAAGATGATTTAGTTGAAGTTAAACAAGGTCAAAAAGAGTTGTCTAATAAAGTAGATAATCAGATTGATGAAGTGAAAAATGGACAAGGTAAATTAGAGCAGAAATTACAAGAGAGGGTTGATGCTGTTAATTCGAAGGTAGATTTAGAAAGTAATAAGATGAAGTTTGATTTGCGAGATTTTATTAGAGATAAATTATTTCCTGTTATTTTGGGTGCTGGCTCCTTGGGTGCTGTTATAGTCGTGTTGCAAAAATTAATTGGGTAGTTTGGATAGAGGTAAATAAATAAAATAGGGTAGTCGAGAAAATATATTATCATTTCTCTTCTACCCTATTTTTTACGATTTATATTTATTTGCGTTGATTTATCCAATATACAAAATTTCCTCCTTATTTTATTCTATTATACTATTGAGGTAATCAAGGTAATCAAAGTAAAATCCATAAAACCCTTGTAAACACGCTACATTTTTAAAGCTTCCGATGGGACTCGAACCCACGATCTATTGATTACGAATCAATCGCTCTACCAACTGAGCCACGGAAGCCTGTTGAAAAATCAACTATATGTGATTATATATACTTTTTAAGGAATATGCAAGAGTTTTTTGGAAAAATGCAAAAATTCTTAATATTCAGACAACTTTCATCCTCTTTTTCCAGCTAATCTTCAAAATCAACCGTCACCGTCCAATAGCTCGGGCCGGTTTCCAGCTTACTGACTACCCCTTTTGTCGTGTTAATCTTATCGCTGATCGGGATATTTCCGCTCATCGCAACCGCCGGTTCAATCATATAGCAGTACATCATTCCCTGAAGCGTCTGAAGGTCTCTGCCGCTTACCTCCACCTCATCCCCAACTTTTACCAGATTTGGTCTTTCCATCCTGAATTCAATTTGTTTCAT